AAAACAACTGTACGAAGTAGAAGAGACTTCTAAGATGAACAAAAAACAGAAAAAAACAACTGTAAGAAGCCATCAAACGGCATCATCAGCAGAAGCCCTGCTAATCAGGCTTTCTGTAGAACCATGAAAGTAGCAGTTGATTTGCGTGTTGTGCTGTTCCTTCACTTCCTGCTTACCACTACCAGCAGAAGAACTATTAGAAGAATCATTCTCATCAATCCCTACAAACAAGCTATCCTTCATCTTCTGACTAAGTTCAACAAGTTTGATATTCGATGTAGTAATCGTTCCCATCAAAGAGGACAAAGCAGAAACCATCTTCGGGTCGCCACTTTCTACAGCTTGTTGAACAGCAGTTATAAATGGCTCATTTACATTCACCAGAATGCTTTGAATGGTCTTCCTAGCCTTTCTATAATCTTCCTTGATATTAGATTCAACTTCTTCTCTAAAGGCTTCGTCTTCGTGATTAAAAGCAGCCAGCAATTCTTCATTCGTTTCTGAAGAAGAATCTAATAGGGGCAATTTAGTCTGATTCAATGTATCCACGAATTCATGAAGCAATTGCCCTTCAATAATTTCTACAGCACTCATTTCTCTTCCCACTTCTCAATAATTTCATGCTCATCTTCTTTACGTGCTGATTTAGGATTTACACTAGCTGTGTATTCAGCAAACCATTCATCACCACTATGGTTATCTGAACCTTTGCTTCTAAACAAATCGACAATCACTTCTTTAATTCTTTCTATCGTGTCAATGCGGCAGTAGTACCAAGCCTTCATGGTGAACTGCAATTCCCACATGATGATTCGCTGTTCTCTATAATCGCCCTCATATTCCATCATGGGGTTTACAGAGTTAAGCCCTATGGAAATATCCGTTTTCAGATTAAAATCCTTCACTTCTTCAATGGTAACGTTTAATGCAGGTCTGAAGATGGGCAGGATTTGTTCCAGTATCATGAGTGAAGGCTCAAGGTCTTTAGAAGCAATGAATAATGAAAAAGACAAATCATAGGGAACTCTGGTGTACATTACTTTCCGTTCATCTTTTTCAGATGAAGTAATGAGGTTGTTGGTGTTCTTGGCTCTTTCACTTGCATAGTTCATGCCTGTTAAATCAAAAGCCATATGTACAGCTTGTCGTTGACTAACCTTTGAATACGGGTCTGGGGCATCGGTTAGAATGGACAAGAACTTGTCCCGGTTAGCAAAGCGTAATGGCACTTTGAAATCCGGCGCGTTAGGGTCTAGCTTGATGTACAAGTCATTGAAGATTGCGCCAAAGGTAGCTACAAGGTTTCTGGTGGTGGCGTGGTAAAAAGGCTTTTGTTTCATTGTGTAGAAGCTAAGTGGTTGAAACTTCTCACTATTTATAGATTGTAATCAACGCCAAATCACCCTTATATATAATGACTGTCATCTGAAAACCCTTAAAGGAGAAATCATGTTACTTTTCAAACGTTTAGAAGTAAAGAACTTGGCTACTATTGGCGATGAGTTCATTACTATTGACCTGAACCGCCATAAGACAACAGTTGTGTATGGCGAAAACGGCACTTCAAAGTCATCACTCATGCTAGAAAGCCTATGCTTTTGCCTTCACAACAAACCCTACAAGAAGATTAAACTGGGCGAACTGGTAAACAATCGGAATGTAAAAGGTCTGGAAGTAAGGCTTACTTTTCTTAAGAACAATGACGAATACATTATTCACAGAGGCTACAAGCCCCAATTCCTGACAATCACTAGAAATGGCGAAGCCCTGCCCCAAACCATGACACAACAAGCCTTCATTGAAGAAGAACTGCTGGAAGTTCCATATTCAACCTTTAAGCAAATCATTGCAATGGGTAAGGCGGATTACACTTCATTCATTTCTTTGCCACTTGATAAACGCCGCCAGTTTGTTGAATCCATCCTGAACACATCCGTTTACAGGACGATGCTGGAGAAGCACAAAGAGAACCAGAAAACTTTACAAGCCAAAATTTCTGATGAAGAGCATGAGATTCGTTTGCAAGAGAAACTTTTGTCTCAGCATTTTGAAACCGTAAAGACACTTAAGAAGAATCTGGATGAAGCCAACAAGGAAGAAATTTCTTCTAAAGAATCTGAACTTGCCAACCTTAAACAGGCTTTAGAAAAGTTGAACCAGTCATTCAATAAAGAAGAATATGCCGCCAACAAGAAAGAGTTACAAGAAGTTAAAAATGGCTTCAAGAAAGTGGATACGTTCAAGTTCTCACTTAACCAGAAACTCAATGAACAAAAAGACTTCCTGAACTTCATCCAGACAACTGAAACCTGCCCCACTTGTAAACAAGCCATTACAAACGAACATAAGCAGCTTATTAAAGAAGAACAAGAAGGCATCATTCAGGAATTGAAGGGCAAAGAAGACAAGTTAAACGCTAAAACTGAAGAACTCATTGCTAAACAAGAAGAAATTGAATGTAAAATCAATGACTTGGAAGCTATTCTGTTCAACATTAGAGACAATGAGAACAAAATATCTAATGTTATCAATGATTTAGATAGACTTGCCAAACAATCAAAAGCTAAGAAAGAAGACAAGACTATCCATGAGCTTAAAGAGAAGATGAAAGAAGTGAAGGCTTCACTTGATGCCCATAAAGACAAACTTTCTTTGCTTCAAGAACAACAAGAAGTGTATAAGGAAACACTTTGGCTCTTGTCTGATAGTGGCATCAAAGCCATTGTGGTTAAGAAGTATCTTCCCGTTATCAACAGTCTTATAAATGAATATGTTTCTCAATTAGGATTATTCGCAACAGTAAGTTTTGATGAAGACTTCAAGGAAACCATCAAGAAGAGGGGCTTTGATAACTTCTCTTTTTATCAACTTTCTGAAGGTGAGAAGCTGAGAGTAGATTTATCTATCATGTTAGCTTGGCGGGAAGTAGCAGCCATGAAAGCAGGGCTTAAAACAAACCTGTTAATCATGGATGAAATCTTCAATACATCAATGGATTATCAAGGCTGTAAGGCTTTCATTGACATTCTGAACAGTAAAGACAATCAGAACACCTTCATCATTTCACCAAATGCTGAAGACATTCTTGACCTTTGTCATTCTTCCATTCATCTGAAGAAAGTAAAAGGCTTCACGGAAATTGTGAACGATTAGTAATGGAAATTCTTTGGCGCGTGTCTATAATGCCATCCATTCATTCAAACATAGGAGACAACCATGATTAGTATTGCCAATCTACCACATCTTGCTGAAGTTAAAAGTGTCAAAAACCTTACAGGAATAAGCGTTGAACTTTCTGAAGATGAAACTAGATTTAATGTCTATTTCTCTGATGCTGAAACTGACTATACATTTGATGCCGACGGTGTAATTGGATATGGCGGTATTGTTTGGGAATATGAAGGTAAGCGTGCTTATAAATTAAATGAGTTAGTTCCGCAAGGTGAATCCTTCAGCTTCCAGCATGTACATCGCTACCTAGACTTTATCATCAAGGCTGCACCTTTTGCCGATAGCATCGAACTGAGAATCTACAAAGATTGCGCATACCTTAATGTGGATGGCGTTGTGGTTAGTTTGGACGGTGTGTATGATGATAACGCCCTGCTTCGTAGTATCTTCCCGCAATCCGATAAAATGATGGTTGTGATTCATCCAGAAATGGTTCAACAGATTGAAAACTTGAAGGAGTGCTTGTTATGAATCGTGTAGTAGCGTTTTTCAGTTCGGATTATGATGCCTTTGTTGTAGGTAAACTGGTTAGTGAAGACCTCAAAAGTAAACGTGTTATACTGTGTCATCCTCTTTTGTTTGATTGGAAAAGTGGCGCTATGATGGCTTTCAAAGAAATCTATCACGGCGAAGATTTTGCCTTTTATTGTGAGCCAGCCGTCAATGATGTTTCAACAAAGTTGTATGAACAATATAATGATTTTCTAAACAACCCTGCCATCTAATCTTTTGAGAGGCTGATTCCTTTGCTGAGGTTCAGCCTTTTTAATTATGGATGGTGTGTAATAGCAAGGTTTACTCATTTAGGTATAATGCGCACATTCATTAAACAAAGGAGAACGAACCATGAAAAAGCTGAACACCAACAATATTAAAACTGTAGCTAATCTTTGTTGGGTGTATAATGGCGATGTTTATTTCCGCCCGCATGATTCCCACGCATTGGTTGTTGGTCATCCGTATGGCGATTTGTCGCTTAAAGACCTTTACCGAGAAAGGAAAGCCGATATGAGTGCTATGTCTCTCAAGGATTTTCCTGTAGTTAAGAAATGCTGCGACATTTACAACAGACTTATTGAACTTTGTGAAGTTGCTGAAATTAGATTAAATGAAAAATTCTTCAGCATTTTCTGCTGCGTGGATAAGGAGGTCTTCCTTGTTAAATATGATGAAGCGCAAAACCTGTTCATTCAGTTCTATCAAGACATTATTGACGTTGCTGATATGGAAGACGTTGTGAAGTTCATTAAACTGCTGAAACAGCCCAACTACAAGAACACTAATAAAACTTATGATTTGGCAATGATTAAACTCATGGTTAAATCTTTTCCTGAATTTATTATGCGTGTAGAAAATGGCATTTCCAAAACGACTACACGAAGTCATCATTTCGTCTTCTTTAATGATGGTGCCAATGGCATTGTCCAACATCTTCCATCGGGTTATACGAAAACAACAACTTCATGGACGCAACTCTGCAACCAAATTAAAGACATTCCTTTCATTTACAAAGAAGAGCGGGTTAATCAAGAGCAAATGGCTCAAGCTGAACGCCTCTATCGTGAAGTTGAACGCTATGAAATGTTAATCGAAGGCTTTAATTTCATCAGGCGTGTTGACACCCGCAATGGCGAAATTGTAATTGGCGTTGGCTTGATTGGAATCAATGCCAAAGGTGGACAACTTGTCATTGCATCATTTAACGAACAGGGTAACATTCACTTCACCAACAACTTTGACCAAGAAATTCCTTTTGACAAAGTTGCTGAATATCTTGTTTCCAAATCATTCATTCAATAAAGGATAATCCATATGAACGTTATTGTAAAATTTCTTGATAAGTTTTTTGATATTGAAACTCAAGAAAATGTAAATCATTTTTGGCTTACTATAGACACAAGTGGAGAAATTAGTAGTCATCTTGATTCACCCGTTTATAGTGCTAGTGAAGAATGGTTTTCTGATTCTAAAAAGCGTGTTGCACACATTGGTCATACTCTTTATACTAGTCAAGCTAAAGGTAATTGTAGTTTCTATACAATTAAACATGTGGCGGAAAAAGTCTGTGAGTTTGCTAGTACAACCATGCTGGATGTTGTGAAGTTCATGGCGACTATAAAACCAGATAATCTTACCGAGGGCTTCATTAAAATGGTTGCTTCCCATCTTAATAACGCTGATGAATGTGTTACTTTCAAAGATGGCATTCTTTATTGTTATGACACAGAGAGCCGTAATACTCGAATTCTGATTTCACAGAATAGAGTTTACACACAAAACGATAATTTGGCGTTCTGTATTCAGGTGAATGGCGAAGGTGTTATTGTCGGTAGCGGATGGGAGTATGAAGCTGTAAACACGACACCTGAAATCATGTCGAAAGAAGCTGCCTTGAGCTACTGCATGCCTATTGATGATAAAAATCTTGTGATTTTCGCGCAAATGGCAATGTCTGCTTGGAAGAAAGCTGAAGAGGTTGATTCCAAGTGAACATTAAAGAATTACAGCAAATGATGGCAAAAGACGCCATTATTGATGAAACAGAATTGGCACATGAATCATTACAAACGCCTAAACTTCATGCCAAGTACGCAAACATTCGCTATGACCTTGAAATGCAGTTAGCGAATCTCTATGAAGAACAGAACAAAACCAAGTTAAGGCTTTCTGATTATTACTTAGGCAAAGCTGATGATGAGGTTTACAAGGAAAAGCCCAAGAAGATAAAAGTGCTTAAAACCGATGTTGATACATACATCAAAGGCGATGACGAGTACAACGAACTCTACAAGAAAGTAAGACAAGCTGAAGCTATCCTGAAACAAGTAGAGGATTTCCTGAAGCAAATTTCTTCAAGGGGCTTTTACATCAAGAACGCTATTGACTATCAGAAATTCCAAAATGGGGGCTATTAAACGTGGCAGAAGCTAAAGATTTTGACATTATTAAAATGGATGACTGGACGCTTAAACTAAAGTTTGACTTAAAGAATAAAAGGCTACTGAAATTCATTGATTTCCTTTACAACCACTACACTTACGAAGTGGAACAGAACAAGGAAATGAAGAGGAAGAAATATGGCTATGTTCCCATCAAGAGAATGTTTCATAAACAGGGCTACAAAATGCCCTGTAAACTTGTTTGGGACTTGTTAAAAGTCTTAAAAGCGAATGGTTTTACCTTCAATGTTGACTCTGAACTTGTTAAACACAATGAGAAAGAATGGGTTGAAACCGCTTACAATAACTTCCTGAAAGATGACTTCAAAGGGCATTTCCAACCACATCCCCACCAAGAGAAAGCTATCAAGTCATTCCTTTACCGTAAGAATCTGTTCTGTACAATAGCTACTTCAGGTGGTAAGTCCTTTATCATTTACGCTTTAGCTGGTATTCTTTTGAGAGAACAACTGAAAGCTAAAACCAATCCGCTAAAGAAAGTGTTGATAATCACGGATTCAGTAACTTTGGTAGAACAGCTGAAATCAGATTTCTTGTCTTACACCAAGAAAGAGAAGTTCTGGCAGGATAAAATCAAGGCTATTCACGGTAAGTCAAAGGATTCAAAGTATGATGAATCTGGGCTAATCTTCATCTCTACGTATGGCTCAATGAAAGAAGACGATGAATACTTCAAACAGTTTGATACCATAATTATTGATGAAGGGCATAAAGCAACAACGCCATCAATAACCGCAATCCTTGAGAAATGCTGGAATGCCCAATATATCTTTGGCATGACGGGTTCATTGCCCTCTAACAAAGAATCCCGTCTAAACACGCTAAAACTGTTTTCAGACATTCTGCCAATCATCAAAGCCAAAGAACTCATTGAGAACGGGCAAGCAACGCCAGTTAATATTGAAATTGTTACGTTAAAACATACGTTTAGACCAACATTCAATGAATACGCTGATTTCCAGTCTTACTACGCTAATGACAAAAAGCGCCTAGAGTTTGTAGCCAGTGATTTAATATCTAAAAACACAAACACTATTGCACTTTTCATCAGAAGGGCATATGGCACAAATCTTTACGAAGAAATCAAACGACAAGTTAATGAAAAAGGCTTAAACATTAACGTAGAATACGTGGATGGTGAAGTATCAGCGGATGAAAGAATCCGTATTAAAGACATGTTTTCTGAAGGTGAAAACACCATTGTTGTTGCTTCTTATAAGACAATGGCAACGGGTGTAAACGCGCCAAATCTAAGAGTTCTAGCCCTTGCACAGCCCATGAAAGCTGAAGTTTCATTGATTCAGGCATTAGGAAGAACCATAAGAAACTGTAAAGGCAAAGACAAAGCCTACATTCTGGATTACGTAGATTCTTACGGATGGGGCTATCGTCATGGGCAGGAAAGAGTTAAACTCTACAAATCAGAAGGACACAATTGGTCAAGAAGGAGTGAAATCATTTGAGTAAAACAAACATTTTTAGCGTGTTATCTGGCTACAAGCAAGAAGAAAATGGCACATTGACTATTGGTTCTAAAATTATTAAACGCATTATTCCCATCACACAAAACGCCTTCTACGTTTGTGTTGATAGGGATGAAATCAACTTCAGGAAAATCAAAGACGCTGATACTTTAGTGCTTGATTTCTTGCCAGATTTTGATATTATCCGGGAAGATTTCAAGGTGCTTTATAAAGGCTATAAATTCTATTATGAGGCTAATGAATTGTGGCTGCACTATCAGGTCGCTGTTAGCCTCTCTGAAGAAGTGCTGGAGCAGGAAGAAGAAAACGAATGAATGAAAAGCGGGCTTAATCACCCGCTTATTCTTCTTTATTAGGCATGCTTCTGGCGAGGGCTTTCTGAATGGCTTCGTTTTCGCTTTCTTTACTACCGCCATCACCGTTTACATTCTCATCCCGCCACATTGAATAAGACCTGCTCCTGCCGTAGTAATCGTCATCATCGTAACGCCCTTTGTTGTTAGCGTACTTAAGGCTTATCCATTTACTTACAGCGGAATTGCCACCAATAACGCCTAGAAAAAACAACCAAAGTTCAGGCAAGTATTCTGGTGGATGTTCTGAAAAGTTAATCTTTATAAATGAAATCGTACCTACCAAGTATGCTACATTACTCCAGAACTTAGTATGGCTGATTTTCCCGCTTCCATGTGATTCAAACATTTCCGCTAAATCTAAACCATGAATAGCTTTCAGAAGAATGAAAGCAAGAATGATGGTAAGCCCTACGGAAAAGGCTTTGTCAAGGGTTAGATTGGCAAGAAAGGAAAGCACAGCGTCCATACAAATTTTACTTTAAGTTATTGTTTTATTGAACTATTTGTTGAAAGCCATGTTTACAGAAAGTTAAGTGAACTGGCGTTCAGGTCGGTTATAATGCGCCTTACAAAACGAGCAAAAGGAGACCATTATGAATAATGAAACATTTGGTAAAGCCCAGTTACAGCGTGGCTACTATAACAACGACTGGCGCGCTGTAGTCATTCCAATCCTTCCTAATGAAACCTACAAAGAGATAAGTGGCAAAACTGATATGTTGGTTGATACTACGCATTGGTTCTTTACGGCTTATCCATTATTTCATTCAAAGAATAAGCCAAGAGAAGACTGGGAAATTAAACGAATGAAATTGAAGGTTCTTTACGAGATGGCTGAAGGATACGTGCATAGCATTAGAGGCTACAGGTCAATGAAAGATTATAAACAAGCCGATAGATGGAGAGATAAATTGAATAAACTTGGTTTTGTTTATGATGTGGTGAAAGATGATTGGTATAGGCTCTAAAATGCCCCTAGAAGCGCTTGAATGGCGTTATAAGGCGTTAGAACTCATACCCGGTAGGTTACCCTTCGGATTTTAGACAAAATTATGATTTGTAATAAAATCAATAACTTACTTATATTAGCAAGTTCTAATATAAAGCCTTAAAACGCGATTTAGAAGCCCTGTTTTAAAACCCAAAAAGCCCTCATTCCAGAGGGCTTTAATGATTAAGATGATAAGGCGCGGCAATAGCCAATTCCAAAACTTCCAAATAATTTTGAAAACGGCTGAAAAACTTTTAAAAATTTTGAAAAATTTCCAAAAAAACCTGAAAAATCCCAAAAACACGTGCTTCAGGGGTGTCGCCTCCTCCCATGCCTCATTCCTATCCCAGTTTTCTTATTGAGAACCCTTCCCATTCCCTCTTGAGAGTGGGATTGATATTCATTCTCATATACCTGAAACCTATCTGATAATCGTCCACAAGTGGCATGGATAGCTTGCAAACGTTAAGGTTTCAGGCATTGATTATAACGAAACGCTACAATCACTAGAAAACTAAGTGAACCCTATTGTTATAGAACCGCTATTATACTTGTCTTATAAATTGTCGGCTTGCTGCTATCACCATAAGCTATACGCGCCAATTGGATACAATAACGAATATAGCCTAATTGATAAACACAGGGCGAACAAAAATGCAAGTGCAATATGTATCCGCGTTATGGGGCGCATTGTAGGCGAGGCTAAAAATTGCGATGGTTAAAAATCAGAAATGCAAGCCCTTTTTCATTAACATATTGTTAATGGCAATTTTCTCGAATCTGTGTTATATGCACATGGATTGCCTGCTAAATCGGTAAACATAAAAGCGGCAAAATGTAAATTACAAAATGTTAATTGACAAAGCTGTTAAATTGTGATTGATAGCTTGCCAGCCAAATACAATCAGCTCCGAAAAACAAGTATTGACAAAAGGCGCAAAAACAGACAAAGCGGGCGAAATTACAAACACAAAACGCGGAATAATGCAAGGTATTGACAAACGGCAAAAGCTATGTTATAGGCGTGATGATTGGTAAAACTGAAAACACAAAACTGCTATTGACAAACACATGTAAATGTTATAGACGCGCGTTTGTCCTTATATATAGGCGGTTTTGAACAAGCTAGCGTCTAATAAAATCAAAGACTTACAAGAAAGTCTATGGATAACAAAAATAAAAACACAACAAAAACAAAGACAAACGAAAAAAGATGAAAAGAATGCGAAAAAGCGCTTGCAACGGTCGGTGAATAGGGTATAATGCGCACATGCCAGAGGGAAACAGCCCAAAGGTAAGAAAATGAACAAACTGGAGATTACCATCCAAAACCAAAACCAAAACATCGCGGCTTTAGAAGCCGCGCTTGAGGAAAAAGCCAGCGAACAAGGCTGTTTTCTTTGGGCAGGCATAAAAGACGAAAAACCTGTAGCTTATTACATTTAATAAGTGCCTATATAAACATCATTCCGGCGGCGTAAACCGCGCCGCCATATAAACAAACTTAGCAAAATTCCAGAAAATTTTATTTGATTTTTCTGGGATTTTGCAAAGAATAATCAAACACAAAAGAGAGAGAGAAAAAAACAATGGAAAGATTACAAACAGCTGTTTTATTCAGTACCTTAGCGGCATTCTGTTTACTGATTGGCTATTCATTGGGAATGGTGCATTGGTAACAAAATCAGGCGCTTAGTAAATTTTTCAGAAAAAGACTTTACAAGACTAGAAAAATTTACTATAATGCGCACATGGAAACAAGCAAAGAGCGCTTTCCCTGAAATAAATCAGCTTTTCGCCTTTGCAAACAAAAACTAGGAACAAAACCATGAAAACCTTACCTTTCAAAACCATTCTTGACGTTAAATTCAGCCAAAATTTTTGCTATGACAATGATTTAGCGCGGATTTATTACGACGATTTTATAGAAGAAACGCCTATTATTAAAATTCTTAACAGCCGCCACGAAATAACAGATATAATCATTTTCGCCACGGAAGAAGCGAAACGCGAAAAACACTATAATGAAAAACAGCTTGAAGAATTTAAGAAAAATCCGCGCGAATTGATTGCCGAATGGCTTCGGTATGATGCCTATGAAATGGGCTTTGAAGCTGGAAGTGTAATCAATCATAAAATAAATCCGTATTCTTTAGCTGATTGCGTTGAATTTATCACAGAAAATGGAATAGACGAAGACGAATACACAAAAGAAGAATATGACGATTGTAAGGAAGAATTAGAAACTATGCTTGCCGACCTTGCAATAGTAAAAGCGGAAGATTACGTTAAAATGCTGAATAATGAAGATGAGGTTTCGCTTTACAATGAATTAAAAGGCTTCTGCGCTCATGGCTATTCACAAGGCGATTACGTTTCAGTTTATTTCTACAATGAAGAAGCGCAAAAAGAATATGCCTATATAAATTCTGATTTTATCCAACATATATTCTATGATTCGCCCATTTCAGGCACATTTGAAATGGTAATAGGCGATGAAATAACACGGGAAGTTTATGTTAATGATTATATTGATGACTGCTATCTTTTCTGGGATAAAGACGTTAAAGAATCCGTAATTAACAAAATCTGCGCTGATATTGCGAAAGATGAAAATAACCTGCCATATTCACAATCAGAACGTGAATTATTAGCGGAAAAGGCGAGAGAATGGCTCAATGAAAATGTTAAAGAAAGTCTTAACTATAAATATTAAATGGAGCAATAAAATGACGTTTCAACAATATGGCAAGAACAATAACGTAACACGTTTTGCAAGTCGCAAACAAGCTAAGAAATGGGAGCGCAAATGCGAGGACAAAAAAGAGTACCAGACAAAGCGCCTTCAATATTGATTTATCAGCTTATTGTATATTCCCTTTTAACGATTATCTTTTACGCTTTCTTATTCGCTATCTTGATAAACGTTAAAACCTTAATAGAATTAAGCGCTTATTAAAATTTTTAAAAATCCGCTTTACAAACTCTCAAAAATTGCTATAATGCGCACATTGAAACAACGCAAACGCTTTTTCACGGATTCCGCTTTTACGTTTGCGAACAATCCTCAAAAAGGTAAAACCATGAACCCCACAAACGAAAATGTACTGTTTACAATCCGCTTCCCTGATATTATAGATTATACCATCGCGGAATTTATGGCGGAAAGTGAAACGGAAAGACAAAACGACTACGCATGGCAATTAGCACATGAAGGGATAACCAATCCCGCCGCTATTCCTGAATCCGTGCAAAATGCGCTGGATGAATATCAGGCGCAAAATGAAGATTTGGATTGGTCAAAGTACGCATACGCACTGCGCAAAATGTTTGCAAGCGCTGTATTATATGCGATGCTGGAATACAAAAACTATTATACAAACAACGAAACGAAAGAAAAGGTTTTCCCGGAATGGCGCGCCAGTGAAGGCTGGATTTACATTGATATTCCGGAAAGCGCAAAGCCTTATTTGCATCATTGGTTTATCGCCGCATTGGAAGAAGAAAGCGATGTTATCAGCGAAATGGCGATGCTATTCTTTGTTGCGAATAATCCTTGCTATTTGTTGCCAGAAACGCCGGAAGAATTGGCTGATTATCTGGAATTAGAAAAAGAGCCTTTCCCTGATTGTTCAGAAAATAGCGCGCCAGATTTACATTATGATTACTTTGAAGAATCCATTATTCACTGGATTGAAGATAATGTAAGCTACGATTTAATCGAACATTGCAATGCTAATAAGGCGGCGCTGTTTGATTTATACGACGCCTTGATTAAAGCCAAAGAAGAAAGCCTTTAATTTAGCCTTAAAAAGAAATGTTTGGCAAATGTTTTCTACTGATTCAGTCTTTACATTTGCCACAATCTAAACTAAACCTTAAAGGTGAAAAATGAGCACTTATGCAATCGTTATCATTGAATATAACGGCAAATACATGAATCAATTAGGAACATTCGGAATTGCTTCTATAGACGGCCGCTATAAATTTACGCGCCAATATGAAGAGGGAAGGAAGTTAGCGGAAAGAGAAAAGCGCCTTGATAAAAACGTAGTCGGCTTTGTTCTGTATCATGGCGATTTTCGTGATATGCCAAATTACTTTGATATAAAAGAAACCGATTTTTACAAGATTTAAGGAACATAAACCATGAATAAGAAACCTGAATTTAACGCTTCATGTTTTGTTAAAGCTGAATGCGAAGCCGATACCATTACGCTTTATGGTATCAATATAGAAGTCGATTACGGAGTTACAGAACATTATGAATACTGCGCTTTGGAAAATGTAGAAAAAGACTTAACAAACTCTTTTGAAGACGTTTATTGGGCGGATTTATATTTCCATGAAAACAAGCCTTATTTCAATGGCAAAAGATGGATAAGCGATAGTAAAATTTATATTGGCAGTTTACTTTTTAGAAGTGAAGCGCCTGATATAGAACATTCCCTTTTCAATTTAATCGAAGAGGAGTACGAATAATGAAAAAGCTAATTATCAACGGTGAAACCGTAAACTACATTCAGCCTCATAAATCCCAAAACATTGCGCAAGCCTTACAAGCCAATATTCCAGACTTAGAAACATTCCCTAAATCATGGCTAAATTTTCATAAAGCAAGTGATTCAAAAATGTGGCGCGAAAATCTGAAAACCATGATTGAGGAATACGCCAAAGAAAGAGGGCAAAAAGTCTATGTTAAGTTTTCGGCTATTCATTCTAATGGCGCTTACTCAATAAATGCGGTTTTCTTTGTACCAGACGCCATAGCGCTAAATCTGGAAACGCAAGCGGAATTATTTAAGGCGCTTACCAACAAAGGAAAACACAAAGCCACAATTAGCCGCTATGTAAAACAATTTAGCGCTAAAGCCTATCAGGACGCTAAACATACCGCTAAATTTAACGCCACGATTGCAAGCCTTGAAAGTCTTAGACTTGCTAACCTTACTTAATCCAAAAGGAGTAAATTATGGTAAAGAGAAAAATTAAAGTAACCGGCTTAGGTGAAGTGAATTGTTGGCATTGAAAAGGCAATTCAAAACGGATTTAAGATTGAAGAAGCAAGCGAACTTGCTAAACGGCTGATTAACGCTTTGCGCAGTAACGCTAATTACCTTGTATAGCAAGTTAGCCTAATATCTTCTTAGAAAGCGCCTTTAACAGGGCGCTTTCTTTATTTCTTCAATGAAAACAACAAAGAAGCAAAAATTTTGAAAAAGCGCTTGCTTCTTTACAGATTTTCGCTATAATGCGCACATTCCCAAACAAACAGGAGCAAAACCATGAAAACCATGTACCAGAAAACCGATGAAGCCAACGCCAAAGATTATCGTTTCGAACGCTTTGGCGAAAGTACCAAACGCGAAAGGCTGGAGCATAAAGGCAATGTTTCAAGCTATGACGGCTGGAAGCGGTATCACTTGAGAGAAACATTAAACGGGGCGGAATACGGCTGGTGTTTAGACGTCATCGAGGTGAACCATAAAGACGGCTTGAAAACATTAAGCGTTAGAATAATGGATGAAGATTGCCGCCGCTATCTTCGCCAGAATATCCCTTATACGAATGACTTTGATAGCGTTGCAAGGGGAACGCTGGAAGATTGGAACAATATCCGAGGCTAATCAAAAGAAAGAGAGAATAGGCGCTAATAACAGCGCCTTTTCTTTTATCCTATGAATCCATAAACCTTTGATTTTACTCAATAATACCGACTTCACCAATCGCCTTCTAAGGCGTTAAAACATCCTGCCCTTGCCCTTCCTATTCCCTGCCCTCTTTTAAGCCTTTAGGATGCCTTACATAAAGGCGCTTTATTGAAGCCTTCATTTTCTGTTTTCTCTTTTCTCTCAATAGCTTACAAAAGCCTTAAATCCAAATTGCGCCGATGTAATAGAAACCAAAAATTAGACGCCGTATAATGCGCGCAACGAAAAGGGAAAGGCTTAACACATGAAGCAATCCAAAGCAAGCGCAACAATCTTGTTGCAACGGCTGAAGAAAGCGGAATGCGAAGAGCCTAACCATTTAGAAGCGTAGGAAATGGGCGCGCCTTTCCTACATAGCCTTTAACCTTTAGCCTTTGTGTTTTATAAATGACGCTTGCTAGTTTATAGGATACAAAGAGAAAACCAAAAAAAGAGGAAAGCAGGTTACAAAGAGCAATAATAAAAACCTGTTATCCTCAAAGAAAAGGGAAAGCTACAAAGAACAAGAATAAAGGCTTTCCTTCAGGAAGGCAGCTTGATGATTTTGATATGGTTTCTCATTAGCTGTTTGCTGATAATTGCTATCATTTCCTTTCTTATGGAAATGGTCGCAAATGAGAGTGTTTCTCAACTATCAAGAAGCTGTAAAATGGTGGCGGTAAAATCCGAGACGGAGCAGAGGGCACGCCCGCCAAAATTCCGCCCATATTCAACCACTTTTTCTCCGGTAAAATTCGGAATTTTTCAAAATTTCTCATCCATTTTCAGAATTTTTCAAAATTTCTCATTCAATTTTAGGAGTTTTCAAAATGTTAAATCTACATGCTGTTATTGATGTCAATTTTCATGACTACATTATTCCTGTTCCCACCGTTTACCTGAAGTGGGGTAAATGGATAGCAATGAATAGTGATGGCTTCGTGAACATCTTTGATAGAGAGCCAACGCTTATAGATGGCACTTGGCAAGTGCCAAAACTGCCCGGCGAAACACAACCAATGACAGCTTCAATCGCTATGATGGATATTGTAGAAGATAAAGTCGATGAATGGTTTGCGGATAGCCTTGTTAAAATCATTTTCCCTGAGCTTTTGCCGAAGCAAATAGCACTTCATCAGCTTGATGAAGCGCTTAATAAAATGAAGCCTTCACGCTTTTCATGTCTTGTTGCTGCTGTTGTAAGGGAAATTCTGGAATGGTCGGACTTCAAGATTCTTAAACAGGAAACTGAAGATGGTTCTTCTTACTACGCTTTCAATTATATTGATAATGCTCAGTTTGAAATTTGTTTCTTCAATGAAATCAACAGGATGATTTACAAACTGGGTAACTACACTCTTCTGGTGGATATTGATAAACGAACCGTAATTGAACAATTTCCAGATACCTTTGATAATGGTGTTGTTGAAACAGAATACACTCAAGCCGTTTATAACTCATTTGGCGATGTTGCTGAGTTTTCTAAACTGCTTAGTGATTTCATGTTTCTTGAATACGAATATTCTAAAGGAGAAAATTTACAATGAAATTGTATTTGACAGTGAATCGCCAAAAGACATTTCTTATTGAATTTTCAATATGATGGCTTGCATTAAGCAAATGGAGAAACTCGTTTAATGAACAATGCAAATGAAATCTTTTCTATCACCTATGGCTCATTGAGAGTTCAATTGACTAGCGAACAGAAAGAATGGGCTTCCTATTTAACTGTTGATAAAGCTGGTGAAATTTGTATTCATCAATTCCTGCCAAAGCTCAAGGATGGGCTTTGGCAATCTTCAGGAAAAGTTGAAGCCGTAGGTAAATCACAACAAAACGGTGTGCCAGAACGCATTTGGCTTGACACCCGCTCTGATAAGCCAGTTGCTAAGCTTTGCGCTCAATTCTGGTTTAGAAAGTCATTTAGTGATATTAACCGTTTGTTTAATGATTGCCTCATAGACGGTAACATTGATGAACTTTCAGTTTTTGTTCATAAAGCCATGAATACAATCCTTGAAGAATGTGGTTGTGTAGATGTTATAGATGCTTATCTTGGATTCTACTTGGAACAAAACCAATACTTGCCCAATAAGTTCTATCTGATGCACCAGTCATTGCCCTACGAAAAGATGTCCTACAGGATTACTTTTGAGAAGGATGAAGGCAATCCATTGCTTTCATACATCGTGTTCTCTAGTATTGGTGGCAACGAATATGTTGGATTTGTAATGGAATCTGATGAACTAAACCCTATAATACACACTTGTCGCAAAGCGGTTTGTTTTCTCAAAGGTGAAAGCAAAACCTTTGAACTTCCAAACAGCCAAACACCATCTAGGAAAATGAAGAACTGGGTTGCTGCGATGCGTGGTTATATCGAAAAGCTGGAGAAATTACCCTTATGACATCGACATCGTTTGAAACAGGAAATCCGCGTCAAGAAGTTCTGGATTTGAAATATGAGATTCTGGAACTTCACAAAGAAATTGCGCTTAGAGAAGAAAACATTGAGGCTTTAGAAAAAGAACTTGAAAACCAAGATTCATACATAGGAAACTTAGAAGATGAACTTGATGAAGCCAATGAAATCGCAGCAGAAAAAGACAAACAGTTGCAAGAAGTCATTGATGAACTTCATGAACTCAGAAGTGCCCATAACAAACTTTTGAAAAAGCACAAAGAAGCCTGTTTTACAGCAAAAACTGTAAAGGAGAAATGAAATGTACTTAAACGAAGATTATAACGAACCCGTAGATAATCATTCTCTTCAAGAGGCTTTGCTTATCCTGAAAGCCAAAGCTAAAGTGATTAACCCCAATAAATCATTCTTCAATTCCTTTATCAAAACCATCTTTCGGGATAATTTTGAAGGTGTTGATGTTCAGAATGTGGATATTGGCTGGTTTGTTGATGAAAATGATGCTGTTCTTATCATTGATGATAGTTACTTCCATGATTCCTACATGAGAATTATTCTTCGCAATGATGATGTTCTCTTTGTAAATGGCTTCATGACTGTAGTTGCAAACGCTGATGGGCTGTTGTTCTATCCTTGCTGGGATGGCGCTGCTAATAAACCTCTTGGCATCATGAAAGAGAAAATGACTTGGCATAATCAGAACGTTGAGATTCATGAGTTTTGCAACGCTGTTAAGGATTTTTACAAGGCTTGGAGAAACGTATAATGAAAGTTCTCAAACGTTTTCCTGCAACAAAAACTGTATCAGTCAAGACGAAATACGGTGATTTTGAAGTGCCATATGCTTTCTGTTCTGATGATGCTGTTTATGTTGCATTAGAACCATATGATAACCTTGAGAAGTATGAGTTTTCAGTTGTATTACTAACTGGCACTTCTCATGACTATGATGGCACTTGGTATCCAGAGTATAACCGCCTTAGAGTTGCTGTTGTGAAATTTACAGAAAAAGAAATTGGTGGTGAACCGGAAAGTGAAGAATGGCACGATTTCATTGATGCTTCTCTTCGCGATGTTTCGCCAGAACTAGATTAACACAAATTTTTGACATTAAGAAAGCCGCCCTGTTAAAGGCGGCTTCTTTTATTCCCTTAGTCTTTAAGGCTTACGGAGAAGCGGCACCATCACGGGCATCGCTGTAGGCTTTCAGGATGTCGGTGCTGTCTTCATCGCTGATGGTAGTAGCAGCGCTAACCAGTTCTTCGATTTTGTTTGAAGAATAGGTTTTGTCAGCGCCTTTAGCGGTATCATCAACTTGAACACCACCAGTACCACCTGCTTTAGCTTTGCCCAAGACGAAGTTGATAGCAGCTACCAAAGAAGTATTTGCGCTACCATCTTTAATGTCTTGGTGTAAAGTGTCAAGAGAACCAGTAGTACCTTTAAGGGCTTTAATGTCAGCGCCAAAGGCTTGACCAAGTTTTTTAAGGGTTTCTTTCAATGTTGCCATTCTATAATTTTCCTTTCAATTGTTTATGAAATCAGGAAGCTGCTTCTCTATACGCCGCAAGAATATCTTCAGCGTCTAAATCAGTAAGAGATGGCGCGCTTCCATTTCCGCCATTCCCACCTTTCAGGCTTTCCAGCCATTCTGTCTCGCTTCCGGTAAAGCCATGCTCCCTAGCAATCTCATAAGCTGATTTGCCCGGTACTCCAGCTTGACCGTAAGCCATGTTGATTAAAAATTCATTGTTTGTTGGTGCATTCATGTAGCTCATTTCTTTCTTCCCTTAGCCTTCCTTTCTATTTGAACAGCCAAATTAAATTGTCTTTATAAACAGAATCTTTGTTGAACCGTACATCAATAGTTTGGTGTTTGTAGCCAGTAAAGTTCTGATAATTTCCAATCTTTTCATTGGTTATGTATTCAAGATATTCAATTATTTCGGTTTTGTCTGATGAGAATAGAATGAAAGGCTGTTTAACAAGGCTCATCATTTTCAGAAAATCCACTACACCAAAAGGCTTCTTGTAATGGCTCTGGTTGGAATTGATATAAGGCGGGTCAAGAACCAAGAGGCATTTCTCTTTGCCAGAGAACATTGGCATGAGTTCTTCATAACTCAAATGTGTAATTTCAAGCCCTTCTAAGTATTCATCAGCGAGCTCATAATTCTTAGAAGTTAATCTTTTGTTGTATGAAAAATTGTAGAAACCTTCTAAACTATCAGCGTTTCTGCCTACGAAAATGAACCAGTTATTGAGACAGGTCAAATCTTTGTAGCCATCAAAATCCTTGATAATTTTTCTAACTTGCTCATTTTCTTCATCTGATAATTTATGGTCTTTCTTGTGATGCCCTACAACTTCATGTAGAATTTCTCTTAAGCGGTTTGTATCAGGAATGCCTTTAAGCCTTTCTGTATAGCCATCAAAGTCATTGTAGATAACTCTTGCTTTGGGCTTTATTCTCTTAGCTGTATGCGCTAAAAGCCCAGAACCACCAAAGACATCGACGATAGCCCAGCCTTCACCATCACCTTCTATATTCTGCTCCAGAATCTCAATGAAGTGCTTCTGGAAGTAGCGCTTTTGACCTACGAAAGGCAAGGGTGCTTTCTTATAAAGTCTTGAACTCATGGAGTAACATCCATTTCAACTTCAATATTGCCCTTCACAATCGTTTTGTAAAGCCCTACTGAATCAACTATTTGAATGTCATAAATGGCAGTTCTGAACTTCCAGTCTTTGGTTAAAGCATGGGCGAAGAGAATAGCAATTTGGTTTCCACGAACATCAATACCAGCGCCTTCTTTCAGAAGATAAGTATCTTTGCCTTTTGGTTTGATAAGCATGGTTACTGCATATGAAGAAAGGTCAACGGGCTGGTTGGTGGAATCCAGAATAGTAAACGTAACAGCGGTGTCATCACCACGATAAATTGAAATGTCCTGTGTCAACATTTTAAGTTTCACTTCTTTATATTCAAATATTGTTTATTTTCTTAATTTATAGGATTAATAATTTTTAATACATCAATACAAATTCTGGTGCTATACTAAACATAGCTAAACAACTTCAAGAGACACATGACGTATAAAGTGCAGAAAATCTTTGTTAATCCAAGACACGCCTTATTCAAGGCGTTGGATAACTATGCTTTTCTGGCTAAGAATCTTTATAATTCAACACTTTATCGTCATCGTCAAGATTACAAAGAAGGTAAGAAGAAAATTATCTGGAATCTTCTCGTAAATGAGTTTAGAGCTACTAACCAACAGGATTTCAGAGCTATACCATCTAACATGGCTGCTCTAATTGTTAAAGCAGTTGATGAAGAATATAAATCTTGCTTTGCTAAACGTAAAGCTGGTTTGAAAGCCAACCTTCCTCGGTATAAACATAAGTCTGAAGGACGATATAAATTTATTTTTAATAGATGTTTGATTTCAAAGAAAGCGCTTGAGCGCGGCTACTTGAAATTAGGAACACCAGATTCTATTAAACAGGAATTAAAATTCAAACTTCCTAAGAATATTGATTACACAACTATCAAAGAAGTAACAGTTACAAAATTTAACGATGGTTACATAGTTATCATCGCGTACAAAATTGAAGATGAAGTTAAACTTAAAGAAAGTAACAACGTTGCTGCTATAGATTTAGGTCTAAGTAATTTAGTTGCTTGTGTAGGCAATAATGAAATGAAACCTTTCTTAATTTCAGGAAAACCGATTAACTCTTTTAATCATGAGTGGAATAAGAAAGTTGCTAAATTACGTTCAAAACTAGACATATCGAAAGATGAAGGAGAAAAGAAAGCGTTAAAAGACAAAATCAATAAATTAAATCGAAAACGAAACTTCAAAGTAAATGATTATCTTCATAAGACAAGTCGTTTGTTAGTAAATCATTTAGATTCCAACCAGATTGACTCCCTCATTGTTGGTTATAACCAAGGTTGGAAACAAGATATTAACTTAGGTAAGAAGACTAATCAGAAGTTTTGTAGTCTGCCTTTTTATAAGTTACTTCAGATGGTTACATATAAATGTGCAGAACGAGGAATAACGGTTAAAACAATAGAAGAATCATACACTTCTAAATGTTCTTTCTTAGATAATGAAGAAGTCTGTAAACATGATTCTTATAAAGGAAAACGAGTTAAAAGAGGATTGTTTAGAGCGTCCAATGGTACAGAGATAAATGCTGACATTAACGGAGCTTACAACATTCTAGTAAAAGCACTCGGGCAGTTTAATTACAACCAGATAAAGGCATGTGGTTTGCCTTCAACTCTAAGAGTTGAATCCAAGTGAGTTTTATAGATTATTATGAAATTCATAATCATCTTGTTCTAGCATGTTAGATGGTTTCCTTTTTACAAGGCTTTAATATTGCCTATTTTTCATTGAACATTTTTGCAAGGTTCGGTAAGATTGCGCCATCAAGAAGCCAATCAAAAGGAGAGTAAAACTATGAAGACAATTTACAAAGTCAACGACGTTGAAATACACATCAGGCATTTCTACAAGTTCATTGAGGGCGTGAATGAAATGCCATTTGAACTTGTTAAACACAAGATAAATGAAGAACGTCTTAGACGCTTCCTAGAAATGGGTGTTGGGAAAGCCGATAACATCATTGTTGAAATTTACGGGCGTTCTTACGTTGACGTAACTTATATCAATGGTGATAATCGTGTTGTATGCTTCATCAACGAAGAAACAGATTCTTTCGCTTTTAGCGATATGAATTATGTTGATTACAACGATAGCGGCAATGACTTTCCAGCACTAGAAAAAGCCCTGAATGAACTGGCTGAAACTAATCCTAATAACGCCACTTTGAAACATTCTGACATTGACTTCCGTAAGCTCACTGCTATTAAACTGGCTAAGAAGTTTAATGTGGTTACAGTTGAATACCAACAGGGCGGAAATGATGTCTTTCATTTGGAATTTGAATATACGCCATCATTCGCCCAAGCTCTTGTGATGAGTAAACACCAGAAGAAACATGAAGTCATGCTAGCTGGATACGAGTTCTTTATTGAAGAATGGCGTCAATCACATCCCGATAGCGTGTTGGATAAACGCAACAAATGAAATAAAGCCCTCATAAGCTCTTGGCAACAATTCTACCTGAAGAACAAGAATCAAGCCAATAAACATAATGGCTACTAATCCGAAGAGCAAGCCAACAGAGCCTTCTTTATTCTTTCTGAACTTGGCTCTTTCATCAAGTAACATGACAAGCCAATAGGAAACGTATGATACGGCTATCCAAAGCACAAAGAAGCAAATTGGTGGCATTTCATCATCCTCTAATTTTCTAATTGTTAAAATTTATTTAATAAATGGAGCATCTAAATGACTACAGAACACGACAATGTAAACAATCCTGCCCATTACACCAAGCACGCTATTGAGTGTATTGACATCATGGAATCCTTCAGCTATCCCAATCTAGCCAATGCCTTTAAGTACATTTGGCGGGCTGGATTTAAGAACAACGCTGAAGAAGACATCAACAAAGCCAAATATTACATTCGCCGCCATTATGAATGGCTTAATGATGGTGATGATTTGCCCTGTAATCCTGTTGTTAGGGATTTGCAGCTTAAACTTCTTGGTGTTGTAAAAGATACGATGGAAGAAGAACGTTATGGCGCTTTGGAAGAAATCATCAACGCTAATCATGGCTTTTCCTCAGAAAGAGCCTGTATTGTGGATTGCACAGTTCTCTTGGGATTCCTTTCTAAAAGTTAACTTGCTCTTGATGTCGCATCTAGTTAAAATGCGCCAACACCAAACGGATTTTCCTTTAGGTGGTTTAAGTTAAAAATTTAGCCCTCATTTAGAGGGCTTTCTTTTAACCAATCGTAGAGAACCACAAACCTTTACCAAACATTTCATCCAGCTTGGCGGTTTCTTCTGGCGTTGGTGCATGAGTAGTAATAAGCTTCAAGCGCCCTTCACCATTTGCCAGTATCAGATTCTTCTTCCTGTCTTTGCTATCAAGCCATTCTTCTTTATATTCATTCTCTTTGAAAACAACCTTGCCAATTTCCTTTAGTTCGCCATTTTCATCCAAGCCATAGGCTTTGTAGATTTCGTCAAGCACAATAGCCTGTTTCTCTCTGAAGTTCAGCTTCTTCACTTTGCCTGTATTATCTACATAAGCATTCAGAACAGTTACAGTTTGCTGTCTTTTCTCATTGAAAACATACTTAATTTCATCAATATCAAGGTCTTGAGGGAAAACATCAACCGTGTAGGAATCTTTCTGCAAGTAAATGAAAGTATCAAGTAAATGATTCTGGGATTGCCAGTAAACAATGTTCTTATACTTGTTACCCAAGACTTTCCTGAGTTCTGGAACAAGGAAAAGTCGGTTTCTCAAAGTTTCCTTGATTGACCATTTGCCAACTTTATTCGGGTCATCCCTATCTTCATCTTTATTGGGCTTAATATTTGGCTTGGTTGTATCTGGCGGGGTTGGCTTCAGCGAATCTTGCCCATCAGAATCAACATCAGGCTTTTTGTCATTCTTGGATTTATACTTGTACTTGTAGAAAGCAGAACGCAATTCTTTCTCATAATCCACTTCATAGCCAGCTAAATTGAACTGCGCATATCGAATGTAGCCTACAGGATGGCTCATTATATCCACCGCTTTATCGTAAATGTAGCGAGGAATTGAAGCATCAATTTTGTATGAGAACTGTTGGTAATACAAGGAATCTGTTAGGTATGAAGTGTTTGAAAGGAAGCCCGCATAATCAAAGTACACGTTGTTTGTGTCGTTTATTACAACGAGTTCATAGTCAATTTTAATCTCATCACCAGTTTTAGATTTAACCCAGAATCTCAAGTCTCTTTGAGATTGTTCCAGAGTGTCTATAGCGTAGTTGTAGAAGTAATCTAATGATTGAACCCCGCCAATTTCTTTACTTTTAGCTTTGACTTGGGCGTCTTTACCCGTTCTGGTAGCAACATCAACTCTTGGCAGCTTGGAAAAGCCCCTACCTTTACTTCTTACTTCAATTTTCAGAATAGCGCCATTTGGGTCAACTTCTGTTACTTCCGCATAGAATCCGCCACCTGTTCTTTCTGGATTGGATTCTGTGAAGACGTAATCGCCAACTTTGTAGCCTCTACCAGCATTAACAATTTCAATGTCATTGATACCGCCTGTTGTAACGGATTTGACCATTACAGAGCCTTGATTGATGCCACCTTTTACGCCTATGGAATCACCAATAGAAAAGCCATGACCCTTTTCTTTAATTTTGAACTTGATTAAAGGGCAGTTCACAACAAGTTCGTTTAATAGCCCATCATTATCTTTCAAGCGCATTTGTTCTGATGGCACAAACTTGTTAGTGAAGAGATACTTCACCTTCAAGAACAGATACGTAGAGCCATTAAACAAATGGTAATGTACGGATTCAACATCAAGTGTAAAGCCAGAAGCAACGCTTTGAATAATGAGTGAGTAGTTATTAAGGGCGGCTGTAATCTTCTTATGTAGGGCGGGCTCAAGTTTATTCAGCTTTACGCACATATACTGGTTGTTTGAGTAATGCGCTTGGGAAGGGATTAGAAGCTGTTCTCTTGGATAACTGACTTTGCAATCTTCATCGTAAAGAACTGAAATCAAGAACTTCAGCCCCTTTACACTTCCCCGGTACATGTAGAAGTCCATGAGGTAGTTAAAGAAAGCCCTTTGGTCTATTCTCAGGTCTTTGTTAAATGGAAAGCCGCCATCCGCGTAGATTTCATCCCAGAACTGGTTAAGTGGGCTGATGACGTTGTGATGTTCGTACAAGTGGTCTAAAGCCCAAAGAATCTTGCCTTTATCCTCTCGGCTCAAGAACTTGTAGAAGTGTTCTAGAAGTTTTGTGAATAACGGGTATTCTCTTTGAATGTATGAGGGAATGTTATACAAAGAGAATGAACCTAGGTCAAATCGGTTCTTATAAAACAGCCCTTGATAAATTTCATTGTCTGCCATCATTCTGTCTCCCTTAATACATCCGCTATTTCAACAGTTCTAATTCTGACAATGTTTACATGTTTAGAATAAATGTTTGGCTTTGCAGCTTTTGCTTTCAAATCAATGATGTAAGTGAAATCAATGCCAGATATTAGGGGCAGATAAAACTGGAAAGTGCCATGTTCATAATCCACCGTACCAATTTCCTTCTTGATTTCTTCATTGTACTGGTTCTTGGTAAGGGCGAACAGCTTGCCTTCTTCATCCCATACATTCCAAGTGTAATTGTAATCTTTGAACTGGCTCTTGACCGTACCTTTCTCAATCTTGTTATTCAGTGTTGTCAGGTACATTGAAGTGTACTTGGTATTGACTTCCATTTGTTTTGAAAGCATTTTTTCTGAATAAACAGAATCAACACCGTTTACTTCCTTAACAATCATTGAGTTCAGGTCAATGTCGTTGTAATAGTTGCCAAACTGATTCAAGTGTTCAGCGGAATAACGGTCAACGATTTCCTTAATCTTGCCCTCAATATCCGTTCTGGAAACATGCGAAATTTCATCTGAAAGCACCGCTGTCAGGCGCATGTCAATGTTCACATATTCCGGGTCAATCAGTTCGATGTCCATGCCACAGTAAGCGTAGGTATCCAACAGGCGTTTTCTGATGTCAATCTTAGCGCCTTGTGAAAGGGCTTCAGAGTTGTTGGGCTTCACGGAAATGATGACTTTGCCATACTTCTTTGGAATGTTCTCTTCCCCACCCCAGACGTTAATGGATTTGATGTTTCTGAACTCTTCCAAGAGGATTGACTTGATGTCGCCTTCAGTCAATAGACGGTTTTGTCTTCTGTAGGAATGAATGGCGTTGTACCTTATCATTTCATTGGATTCGCCATCAGAACCGCCAAATGAAGGCGCTGCTGTCTTTAATTCAAACCCACCTACTTTGAACTCCGTACAGCCATCACCAGACGTTCCCAGAGGCGCTATATATTCAATAATGATGTATTGATTGAGTTTGGGTGATTTGGCAATGATGTCATTACCAAAGAAGATTTCATACCAACCATTCTCTGCGCCAGCAATAAAGAAGTTCTTATTATTCTTGCCAGCGTCCCTAACCATGTTAGTTGACATTTTATATTCTTCGCCAATTTCCTTTTCATCAATCGTGTTTTTGACATACATTCTGATTGTGTCAATATCAATATCACGGTCTTTAATGAGGAATCGTTGAGTTGGGTCGCCTCTGAATATGGTTTTCCATTCTCTTCTTTCACCTTGAATCAAAGTGAATGTCTTTTTAGAAGTAAATTTGTATTTGCCATTTGGCAGCTTTTCATAGTCATAAAGGAATACATCTTTATCAAATACAAAGTCTCTATAGATTGAAGACAATGAGTTGATTCCTTGAATATGAATGTCTCTGGAAAGATGAATATAGCGTTCTGCTGGAACTTCATCAACAATTCTTTCTACATAAACTTCTGCTCTTGAACATCTCTTGCCTCTAACAATGTAGCCATTTCTTTTGGCTCCTGCAATGAGGGCTTCTTTGGTTTTGGCTGTTGAAAGATAGTTCTCATTCTGGTTCATTTGCAAGTACAGCCCTTGATAGGTTGCTTGGTAAGCCAGAATGTTGATGAGTTGGTTGATGGCTGAACCTTCAAAGTTCACATCTTTGAAGTCTGTGGTGTTCTGTACGTAGTCCCTCAAATGGGCTTTGAGCAGTTCGTTATCGAGTTCATAGTTGAGCATGGCTTTGTTCTGTTGGAAAGCTGAAATCTGTTTGGGTATTTTCCAAGCTGTTGAAAAGACTATAGTTTGATAGGTGTCGAAGATAAGTTATTGATTTTATTGGTGGTATCAAATGCCATACAGAGGTCTAAAATGTTCGCTTTTCTTGTCTACTAGTAAGGACAACAAGAAGAGAGAAGCGCTTATTATGATAGATGTTCTAAAAAGACAAACATTCAATATGAAGCCCTTACTTCTCTTTAGAACAACCCACCTACGTTTCTCTCATGCAGAATAACGAACTTGTAGCCATTCTCCTTACACCATTTCATGGCGCTTTTCCATTTAGCCCTATTAACCTCAAAATTTTTTAGGTTCATCATCCATCTCATCTGAGCTTTCTTATTCTTGTTCTTTGGTGGTTGAGGCGGAATGGTTTGGCTGTAAGGTTTTACTTCAATGGCTAATTTATAAATCTCATCATTCTTGCCCCTGTAAGTAACAAGAAAGTCAATGAAATATCTTCTCATTTTGTTAGTAACAGGGTCGAAGTAGGGAATGGCTAATTCTTCACTTGCCCATGAGATGACTTCTTCAGTTAAATCTAACTTGAACATCAGTTTTCTTTCCCATGATGACCTGAAGACAATTTGATTTGGGTTGCCTTGATACTTCTCTGGGAACTTGGGTTGGAAGAATCCTTGTCTGAATGAATAAGCCATTATGAAGAATTGTGAATGAAGAGGATTTGTTGCGTATTTTTAACTGGTTTAATATGGCAGCGTCAACTATGATGGCGTTCATTCAACAACCGAGGGCTATATTATGCAAAAACCTGTTTTCTACCTTACCATGCTTCATGGCGTTCCTTTCCTCTTCTCTGAACCTGAACTTCGGAATCATCTATTCCTTCATGTCAATAACATTGGCTTCTGGTTCATGAATAATAATGAAGGCGATTTAAGAAAAATTAAACGTATTGAAGATGTGAAAAGCCATCTGCCGCATGATGAATACGGTTATCCACTAGATGATTCTTTCACTATTTCTACTAATGACGTTTGCAAAGACTGCTACTATAGCGTTGCAACTAGTTCAGCAGATTTCTTCGTGAATGAAGCGGTGCTGGATTCATTTTCTTACATGTCCATAAACATTGACGGTGTTCTCACACTTCACAAAAGCGAACCACATGAAGAGTACGGCTATTATGAATGTGCTAATGAGATAGACGACTATGTCCCGCGCTTCATTGAAATTTCTAATAATGAAGAAGACGACGTTATTGGCGTTTATCCATTAAGAAAAGATAATGAAAATCAAGCCATTGAAGTTTGTGTTCGCGGGGATTTCGAGTTCCCTTATTACGATGAGGAATTTGATGATAATGATTCAAAGTATGTTCTTGTTTACATAACAAAAGAACATAACAAGCTATATGTTTCTGGTTATTTCCTCTCATGTTTTAACTACATTTCCTTCAATGTGAACGGCGAAGTTCGCTTACATAAACATGAGCCTCTGCTTCATTATTCAGGGAACTTTATTGATAACGAAGATACCGACCTTCACATTGATGGCGTTCTACCATTTGTTGTAAGAAAGAATGAAGTGGTTAAAATTCAAATGTCTTATGCTTTAGAAGAAGTTGAGTTCAAGAGCATGAATAATCTCGGGAATACGCCATTACCAACATTATACAAATGGCTTATTGACGCCAAAACCGAAGAACTAAAGAAAACTAGAATTTTTATATTTGACAATGACACTTTTGAGGTTAATCACGATTTTGAAGCAGTAACTTGTGATATTAAGAACCCCGAAACACTAATAGCTGTTCGCGCTTTAGAAGCATATATTGATTTATTGAACAAAGCCGAATAATAACATCCTTTCGTTTACTTTGATAACCCGCTTTCAGCCTTTAGAAAGCGGGTTTTGTTTGCATGAAATAAAGATAATTAAAGAATTTTCAAATGGTTATATAAAATGGCTATTAAAGGGCAAGGTGAAGTTTTAGAATATCCTTTGGGTCTGGGCGAGCAGCAGATTCCGGGCTGGATTGAATTTCAGATTAAGAAAAGAAACATGACACAAATCGGGGCTACAGCGGCTACGATTGGTTTGTATATGCCCGAAAACATTGCAATGCCATCTACTACTTCATGGGAAAATGAAACCCATTCAAAAGTAACTGAAGTTGTATTAGCTGGCTTTAGAAACATGAATCCTTCTGAAGCAACGACTTTATATCAAGGGTTACAGGGTATGCAAAGTGAAGAGATTTACAACGCTGTTAATGACAAGCTCAAACAAACTGGTAAATCCCTTAGCGAAATGGGTATTGGTGCATTGGCTGCGCAAGAAGGCATTAGAAGAGCAAATAACTTCTTGAGTGATGCTGAAGGTAACGGTTTGGGTAATGGTGGTTTAGGCGGTGTTTTTGGATTAGCGCCAAATCCATTCTTAACAGCTATCTTTCGTGGCGTTGACTTCCGAACTTTTGAGTTTCAATTCAAGTTTTATCCTCATAACAAGGATGAAGCCGAAAGAGTAAGGAAGATTGTTCAGTTGTTTAGACAAGCAGCATTGCCCTCATACGGTAGAGGTACTGCTGGTTTAGGCGTGTTTGACTATCCAAACGTGCTGAATATTACATATAAATGGGGCAAGGATGACAACTACTATATGCACAAATTCAAGCCTTGTGTTCTGACTGCTATTGATGTGAACTATACAGGTCTGGGTGGTTTCTATGCTTTTGAAGACGGCGATTCTGTCTGTACCGTCTTGAATATGCGCTTTTCAGAAACCGAAATCGTGGTTAAGGATGATGTGCAGAAAGGCTACTGACCTTGTGTTCTATATTCTGCGTACACTTCATCCCCATAGTAGCAATTCACTTCTATTTCCATTTCCTGATTTCTAGTGTTTCTGATAGCTTCCCATTCAGCAGGAATATTGAAAAGCTCTCTTTCTTCAAGGTCTTTGAACTTGATAAGTTCTAAACGAACGCCATCATGCAGCCTCAATTCCACAATTGAGGTTGCGTTTTGTGGGTTTGGATTCTGAATGTAAGTTACCAGTTCTTGAAAAAAAGGCGAAGCATAAAGTCTAGCCATTGTTTGATTTGGCTGTTGTTCTATGGGATGTTTGTCATAGTAAAAGTAATACTTCATCAAGTCTTCAGGGCTTACAAAGTACGTATCAATTTCTACAAATTCCCTTAAAGTATCTTTTGTGGGGTCTTGGCAAGCCGTACAAAACTGTATTGAAGGAATTTCATTTCTTAATTCTTCTTTTCTGTACAGATTCGGGTCTTCAGGCTTTGGAAGGTCTGGGCAGAACTCGGTAAGTTCCAGTTTTACAAAATCTGGCAGTTCGTTTAATACAGTTTCTTCTTCACAAGTAGGGCAAAGTGAAGATGGTAACGGGGGCTGGAACTGTTCTTCACCTTCACAAATTTCATGTTCGATAACCCGTTTAACAGGATTGATAACGGGCTTATCAAAAGACCAGTTGTTCAGGATTCTGATACAGAACCAACGTTCATCAAATTTATCTGAAAGCCCTTCTGGCAAAAGCATTCTTACCTGTACTTTTATTCTGAAGACAATGCCAAATGAAACTTGTACGCCATCATGATTCTGGTAGAACCAGTTGAAAGATGGCGCATTTACTTTGATGTAATCATCCAAATTACAGGGCTTGCCTTCAATAAAGCCAGTTTCTGTCATTCTGAGCCCAAGTGGCAATTCGCCTTCTAGCAGTTTGTACCTTAAAGGAATATCACATTGTCTGTCTGGTCTTCTTGGGAAGGTTTGTAAATCTACAGTTAGCGTATTACCTGTTTGGGCTACTGGTTGAAACGTTTTGATGATTTTGTAACCTTTTGGAATGACTTCAAAGGAAATGTGAACATCAGAATTAGTGAAGATTTCAAGGTAATGAGCGCTTGCCGGGGAAATATCCCTATACCATTGCTGCGGCGAGAACGGAACGATGGTTGTTTGTGAGTGTCTTCTTAAAGTGCCATCAATATCTTGCTGATACAGAATGAAATCTAGCTTATAATTGGCTAGTTTGGCTTGTAAACGTTTGATTACAAATGTTAAAGTATCAGCATTAGATAAAAGTGGGAATTTGTAGTAAGCCGATTTATTGGTTCTCAGGTCATCTACAATGCCCTCAAAAGGGTCTTTGAAGGTTTGCTTGTCTTTTATCTTTTGGGCGAGTTCTTTGATTGGCATGAAAAAGAAATAACGTTAGGTTAACCAATAATATGTAGGTATTTCAATGATTAAAGAACTTTTTGAAGGCAAAACGCCTCTACTGGACGAATTGAACGAAGGTAAGATTACTGACTTTGTTCTCAATATTAAGAAGAGGATTAAGGACAACAGTAACGTTGCTGATATTGGCATGATTAAACACTTTGTTAATGCCAAATGTGATTCTTCTACAACCCGTGCATTCTTGCTGGAGTGGCTTACTGAAGGAGTTAAAAGCAAAACCCTTTATGTAGAACGGGATTTGGCTCAACTCTTTCCTTCAGCAGATGAAAACGACTCTGTTGCATTCTCGTTGAATCGTAGTGGCGAACCAAAAGAAATCTTCTGCATTGAGTTTGCCACGCAACGCAAACGCATTCTGCTTCATTCATTCCTCGGCAAAACTGTTGAACTGAAGAATAGTGATTTCTCACTTGATAAAGACGATGAAGACGCCATTATTAAAAGCCCCGCCGCATTTGATAAAGAAATCAAGAAAGTGAGCTTTAACATTGATTCATTGAGCAAAGAAATTGCTCGATTAGAGAAAATCAAGAAAACACTTGCGCCTAAGAAAGATTCTTGGCTCAAAAAGATGTTGATGAAACTGTGACACCAAATTAAAGACAAAAGAAAGCCGCCCTTGTTTAGGCGGCTTTTCTTATATGGCTTAAGAAAACTTTTAGTTCGCGCCACCAATTTCACTAAAGGAAACACCAGACTTCGTAATGATGAAGTTGAGTTGGATGTTGTTGATAGAGTTAAGCGGGGTGAGATAAATGTCAGCAACAAAGCGCTGTTCGTTCTTCACTTGAGGCGTGTTGTTAGAATCATCACAAACCACTTTGAAGGTTTCCAAACCGCGTGCAGCTTGTACTTGCATCAGAACAGGTTCTACCAATGCGCGGAATTGTGCTTGGGTAATACTGTCGTTGAATTCAAACAGCGTGTACTTGGCGGCGTTTGCAACGATTTTGCGCAGTTGAATGAGCAGGCGACGAACACCAATTTGGCGAAGCATTGAGGGCTTGGTCAAGCCAGTACGGTCGCCCAGCAGAACAACACCAGTTCCACGTTCACTTGTTACACGGTTAAATGACCATTTGTAGAACTTGTCGGCATCGTTACGTGAAGGGTTCCAGAGGGTTTTCTGAATGCCACCACGGAAAACACCACGAGTATAGCCACCCGGTGAATACCACGGTTCATTGGTCGTATCGACACGCGCAATCAAACCAGCGATACCAACGTTATCAGGAATCCAGTAGGTTTCATCAGTATGGCGGTTGTATTCCAAGAACCAGTTAGTACCTTTAATCAGATAAGAACTATAACGATTAAGTTCTTTATCAAAGGTTTCCAATCCTGCAATAGCATCCGTAGTGGATTTGTTGGCAAGGTCTTTGAATCTGGGGCTCACCACAACCACACAGTCTTGACGCGGTTCGGCTACTTTATCCAGAACGTGCTGTGTCAAACGTACAACATAATCATCTTTTACAGCGCCAATGAAGAGAACAGCAGCGTTAGTAGATTCAGCGTTACGGAACAAATCCCAACCTCTTACAAAGTCAGAATCATCAGCAGCATCACCAATCGTACCACCAGCTAAAGTGCCGCCATAACCAGTGTGTTCGTTAGCAGCAGAAGGCGGGTTGGTGTCGTCTTTACCATGTTCAGGCATTTTCAGGGTTTTGAAGTTAGAAGGCGCGCCAGTAATGTTGTCTTTCTGGAGTTTACCCCATTCAGTAATGGCATCCGGGTCAGTAGTATCAAACTGGTCGGCATCAGCATTATCCATGACATAAATGTACTTGGATTGTTCGTTAATGATGTTTACCCAGTAGTTGGCTCTCAAGTCCAGAGTTCTACCATCGCGTGCCTTAGAAAGAAATTCATACGTTTCCAATACGGTATTCGGTGAACCAGTAAAGAGACCAGTTGTATCTACGATTACAACGTGAAGTTCATCGTTCTTAGAACCTTGCGCAGCAGCGTGATGAGAAGTTCCCGGAGGCGCAGAGAAGTATTCTGCATATTCCCAGTTGTTGAAGTTCCCTTTATCCGCAATACTGACTTTCAATGAATTACCCAGATAACCCGGATACTTGGCTGCGAACTTATGACCTTCTTTGGTGTTTTTACCCATGAGAGAGAAAGCATCACGGTTTTCAATGAGAATGCCTTTCTTGGTTTTCTCAAGGGAAGCGTTCTTGGCGGTGGCGACGTTTACAACCCGTACCAATGCTACGTTTTGGGTGTAGGTCAATGCGTCAGTAACAGAAGTGAAGTAATGAGCATTGTTTTCGTTTGGTTTACCAAGTTGTTCAATGAGGCTTTCTTCAGTATCAACGTAAGTTACTTTGAATGCAGCGCCCCATGAAGTTTCAATAACAGTTCCGATGGTGGTAACGCCAGCCGCTTCAACAGAAAGAGACTTGTCGATTTCGGTAACGTTAATACCCGGAGAAGAGTAGTTGCTAGCAGGCATGTGTGTTTAATCCTTAATTAAGAAACAATAATAATTTCATTGGGTTATTTTCGTAATTAAGGATTTAAAGGTTGTGCCTCTAGGAAGAGTGTATTTGAAGTGGCTTGTTTGAAGGTAGTCGGTTGTTTGTGTTTTCATGATGGCACTTCGCCACATGATGTTCGTCTTTTTCTGTTTCATCTTAGAAGCCATCTTCATCTGGCTCTTCATTTCACTTTTTCGTTTTTTGTTTATCTTAGAAGCCATCTTCATCTGGCTCTTCATCCTCTCTTTTTCACTTTTTCACTTTTTCATCATATGGACAACAAGAGAATGAATGAGCGCCTTTTTTTCTAAGATAAAAAACTTTAAAAGTGAAAAAAGTGAAAAAATCAATGATTTAAGAGTTCTTAGAAGCTATCTAAAAAAGAACACTTAAGAATCCTTCTAAGAAGATATAAAAAAGACAACTCTATAAGAAGCCACCTTAAAAAAGCCACTGTAAGAAGACTTCTTGGAAAGCTCTTCAAGTCGATATGGCGCGGACAACTTTTTTTCCTAGCTGTTCTGTCTAACCCGCCATGCTGAAGCTCTAAATGAGTTTCTATACTTTTTAGCAGCGTTTACATGATGGGTTACAGCGGTTACAAAGAATTTCTGTTGTTTAAAGTCTTTGTCTTCGTTGTAAGCCCTGTTCTTGATGTCATGGTCAAGATACTTGATATAGATGTTCTCGCCTAAAAGCTGGTGAGATTTACAGAAGCCATGTGTGCTAAACATTACAGAAGTTAATGTTGGTGTAAGCATGGCTTTCTTGGCTTCCAAAGCCCATGTTTCTACACTTTCATTTAACGAAACGCCTTCATCAAAAACCTTGTCAATTTTTGAGATGTACATGATGTTGGCTTGATTGTCGCCATATGTAGTGAACTTCTTATCTGAAACTGAGAAGACATTTACTGATGCGCCATGTAATCCCGCCATTGTGTAAAGCGTATCCTTTTCACCTTCAAAGTGAAGATGGGCGAAGTGCAGGTTATGATTGCCTTGATATGTCATGGCGTTGCTTAGTTGTTGCGAGAATGTGATTTCAGCAGGCTTGTCTTCCATGTCTGATAATGACAATAAGTAATACTTAGGGTTGCCATGCAGTGATGTATCGCCGCAGAAGAAAAGGTAATCCCTTTTTGGCGCTGTTGCTCTAAGAATTGTGTAGAGTGCTGTTAGAGGGCTTACATTGGGCGCGATGTATGAGATTTTGTTCTTTGGTGGTTCTCTGTAGGATTTATGCAAAGTGCCAGAACACTTTTGCATTAACTCTTGTAGAACTTGTGAGGATTCTTTGTCCGTAAAGGCTTCAGTTACTCTTGAAGTCAAGTCTTTTTGTAGCCCTTTATCATTGAGTATTAACGAATAGCCTACTGACCTTTCTTTCTCATCAAAACGGTTTAGAATGTTGGTGATAACAAAGCCCATGATGAAAGCGCCATCCGTTTCTTTATTCTGTTTTGTCTTCATTTTTACCTGAACAGTATCGCCGATTTTGATGTTTCTGATGAGTTGCTCAGAATCAAAAAGCTGAAGTTCTGCGTTCATAAAGGGGCTGAAAGCGTCTTGGTAAATCTTCAGGTCAAGTACGTTTTCGGTAAGTTTTACGCCTTTAGAGGTAACTTGGAACTCATCAAGGTCTTCATAGGACTGATTTTTCATGGCTTTGCTTGAGAAAGAAGTAAAATTACTGTAATTATTTGTTTTAGTTTAGAATTTCAATGGCTTTAGTTTTTGATAGTTATGCTCGCATTTTTTCTAAGGAAAAAGTGGCGCGTAGTTACACTTTAGATGAGGAAAAGTTGGGCTTCTATCCAACGCCTTTCCTGTTCGTCAAAATGATGGATAAACTACTTCACGGTAAAGAATTTGTAATACCCAAAGATGGCAGGTTTGGCTCTACACCCGGCAGTTGTAACGTGTTATCAATTGGGCTTTTAACTGCAATGCCAGATGAAAATGGTCGTGGTCATGTTGAAGTTAAAAGTAGCGGTAGTAGCTATGAAAGAATCTGTCTGTTTCCTTCTACGTTCTCTATCAGTAATGATTACCCCAACTATTATGTCAATAACGAAACGTTAATGTTTGATGCGCCATTTTTAAGAGGCAAAGCATGGGGTGAAGTGGTTGGTGTCGGCATTTGGGATAAGCAAAGTGGCGGCAATTTGTTACTTACTGCTAGGCTTTCTTCTTCATTTGTTATTGAAGCCAACTCTGCTGCTTATGGCTTTGCTGAAGGTTCATTATTCATTAGCAGTAACTGCTTTCAACAAGATTTAGCCGCTTTTGACACCTTGATAACAGATTCTAAAAAGAAGAAAGAGAAAGATATTGAAGAAGCTGCTATCACCAATATTTCTTCGTTCATGAAGGAAAATGAAGATAAAACTGTAGCGAAGATTGAAGACAAGAATGAAACTGCTGTTAAGAAAACCATGAGTAGAACAGCTAAGAAAAGAGCCGAAGAAGAGAAACTGATGGCTCTTGGTAAGAAGACTTTGAAAAGGAAGAAGAAAAGTGTTAGAAAAACTAAGTAGGTTTTGTGATTGTGATGAGGGCAATGTAGAGTTCAGCCCTTCTGAACCGTTAAAACGCTTCTGTATGGATTGTAGAACGGTTTTAGAGCCAGAATTGCCCGATAATCCTATTCAAAATCCTTTCTGCCCTGTTTGTGAAGAAGTAAAACCTAAAGAAAAGGTTTGTTATGTTCAGACTGAAGAAGTCTGGGATTATCCAAACTACAACAAAATGATTGGTGATAAGGCTAGGCATTTAGGTAAGGTTAAGTTTCCTTGTGATGCAGATAAAAACCTTACTGAAGAATGGAAAGGCATTATTGAAAGAGACCATTTAACATGGAAGAAGATGGAAAGAGAAGCTGCCATGAGAACATGGTGATAGAATATGGCTAACTTAAGTTTTAATTCTCTTGGAGATTATTTGAAATGACTGAAAAAGAAACTTTACAAAACAAATTGGTGAACATTCACTTACAAGAAGGTTTTACAAAGGCTTTTGAGAACGATAGTGTTGTAGTACTGAAGAAAGCTGATGAAGACCGCTTTATTAAGATTGATGAGAATGGTGAAGTGGTCGCGTTCAAGCCCCTTAATGAGAACTATTCTTAAATGGCTTATAATATTTTCGATGCTATCCGCGATACTCTCTTTCATCCGGGTGATGCCTTTGTTGAAAAAGAAATCGCTTTAGAAAGAGCCATGACCTGCGATACTTGTCCTTTTAAGAACATGAATATTTGTAGTCGTTGTGGTTGTTTCCTGCCCATGAAAGTTCGATATCGTGGTTCAACTTGCCCTGAAGGTAAATGGGCAAGATGAAAGAAAGCCGCCTTTAATCGGGCGGCTTTTCCTTTTCTATTACTTCTTAATCTTCAGCGTCATCAGCTTCATTATTCAGCGCTGTAAGGATTTCTTTACTCCAGTTGAGTTGAGTAACAGCTACACCGCTGTTGGTCTTCTTACCTGTGTCAAACAATCTTGAGAAGGGTTTACCTTTAGAAGTAACTTCCCATTCGCCTGTTTCCTTAGTTTGATAACCGTTAGCAGCCAACAGTTGATTGAACTTCACGGCTGAAAGTGGCGGTTCATGAAGTTTACCAAGTTCAGTTGGAGTGTACCAGCGTTCTTGTGATTCCGAAATGAGGTGCGTGTTGCCAGTTAAAGCCAGAATATTAACATTTGACAACTTCATTACAGCTTGGTTAACTGAAATGGCAGCGGCATTATCGTCAAGACCGATAACTTTCATCGCATTAACAAGATGAATGAAGTTGTTGCTGGGAACAGAAATGTCATCTGGATAACGTGGTGGCAAAGGTTTAGAAGTAACCATTGAATCAAATGCTCTGATTACTCTGAGATTGAAGGTTGGGCTAATCCACATAGCGTAGGCGTAAACGAGTTCTTTTACAGACGAATGTGCCGCGTTCGTTACCACCATTGACAACCTTGATAACTTGTTGATTTTGTTCCACTCCTGGAATCTCAGGAGTGCAATTTTGCTCTTCGATAAGCGTATCAACAAGCTCTTTCGTTTGTACCAACGCAAGCCAGTTACTGGGTTGATGACGTTTCTCACCACCCGATGCTTTGTGCAAGTCATTAAGTGAATAAAGCCCTTCATTAAGTGTAATATTGTTGGAGCCGATTGTAAGTTGTGTTTGATTTAACATGATAATATCCTTTTCTAGGATTGATAAACGTAGCCAGATTTGGCTGGCTACACCAGCGGACGATTCTAACACATAGCCATTCCTTCTATGAAGTTACGAAAAGTCCATAAAGAAAGCCGCCCCGTTAAAAGGGCGGCTTTTCTTTTAGGTGAAAGTATTGAGTTTTTGTAGTCTTTTAAGTCAACGCCACCATCCTCAAGGTTTTGAATCTCGGATAGAAGCATGGGTTGTAACTCATACCAACCAGTTTCACTTTGAACGCTGCATAAGTGCCAAGTTCAGGCTGACCCATTGCTCTAAGCGTTTCATTCACGTTAATCACAACTTCAGCATACTCATCGGTAGTGTTGTGAGTTACAGATTGGTTTTTATAGCCAGTTAAAAGTGTCCATTCCTTAGCATCCAGTTCGGCGCCAGCAGCTTGCGCTACTTTTACATAAACTGCAAACTCTGACCATAAGGGCTTATTCACATCAAACCAAATCTTCAGGTCAGTTGCTGGATTATCCAAAGAAACTGTCTTGGAAACGTACTTATACAGTTCTGAGCCGTATTGCTTATGGGTTTCTGGGTAGTAGCGTTCTGCTTTATTCAGATTGAAGAAATCATCAGCAGTCAAATGGCTTACTCGGTTGCCCATACAAGTAACTGACAATGAATCCAAGTTAAGCATTGGCGCTACATACTTGTTGCCTTTTGCTGTTTTGAACTTGTATTCATACGTCAAAGGTGAAGCACCAGCAGCATATTTCACGCCATTCAAACGTGTGTACATTTTAGCAGGATATTGCATCTCAACGTTTTCATGCAGGGCAATGGTTACAGCGTCAAAGTTAGAGTAGTTCTGTTTGGGAACCGCTGCTTGATACTGTTTCATCCAATGTGTGGTTGGAATCATTTTCCATTCTGTCTGTCCATCATAAGCCAAAGCTGAAGCTGACAAATTGGCAAAGGTGTACATCAAGTTCATTTTGATGTAAGTGCGGTTATGTTGGAATCTGCCAGTTTTAGTAGCAGGCGAAGTTACTTTGATGATGAAGGTTTCTTGGTCTTCTACAGCAATGACTTTATGACCTTCCATATTAGAAAGTTCATGATAAGGAATCCCGTTGAAGTTATCAGCGCCTCTTTCTGGCAATCCTTCTTTAACTTGAAGAGTTGCAGCAAGAATGAGTTGTTCAGGAATGGGGCGTTTGTCATAGATAGAAGCTAACAGGTCTGCTCTTTCTTTTGAACCGCCTTGAACTTCTATACGGTCGCCATTATACAGGAAGCCTTCACAATCTTTCAGGGTAAGTTCGTAATCAGAAGTGCCTTTAATCGGATTGGCAACAGCAATTCTTCCTGAACCGATTGTGTTGTTAGCCGTGTCTTTGAACAGTACACGGGCATCGCCAAACTTCGGTACAGTTGAACCCATCAATGTTGCTCTTACAACAGAACCTTCCATCATGTTAATCATCACATAGTCATCAGGGATAAAACCATGTCCTGAAGGCGTGTGTATTCTTATTTCCGTCTTGCCTTTTTCACATTCGTAAATGGCTTCGTGCCCAGCGTACTCATATTCATAGAAGTCTTTCTTCACTACAAATTTAGCTGTACCTTCATTTTCTGAGAAGTTGGCAACAAACAAATCGTATTTGATGTCTTCTTCTTGAATGGCGTTCCAAGTTGTACCATTTTGCGATACGAATCTTACACCAACAGAAGGTTGCGTTGTGATTTCTTGGTTCTGATAGTTCAACGCTTTGCCACCTAATTTAGATACAAAAACTCTGGTATCAGGGGAGTCGCCACCAATGCAGAAAGCGTATTCTTTATTGCCCTCAACATAAACAGGAGCATCAAACTCAATTTCTGTTGCAACCGATGCGTCTTCAGAAACTTCAATGTTCTCAATAGCAATGTACTTTCTAGCAAGAATGGTATCAGATGAAGGATAGCCATTTACTAATGGGCGGATATCCACAAAGATTTGTTTGGTTTCATCAGCATCCTTATTCTGGAAGTACAGATTGATTTTGGTAACAAACTGATTTCTTGCCGCAGTAAAGGATTGCGCAATGGGGTCAGGCGCATAGGTATTACGGAATGTCGTCGCCCTCTTTGTTGTTTCCGTATGCTGATGGATAATTTCCTTGGAAGTTGAAGCTGGTGCCGGGTCTTCTGTCGGGTTCTCATCCGTTTCGGAATAAGTGGGCGAAGTAATATTCAGTTCCAACTGCCGTTTTTGCAGGTCTAAACCACCAGCATAGAATTGCGCTGTGGCATAGCACTGTTCCATATTGACATCACCGGAATTGGTTTTGTCATTGGTAATCTTCAGATACTTCGTGCCATTCAAGAAACGCCCTTTAGGAATTTCAATCGTACCAGCGGCAACGCCTTTTTCATTACTAAGAATGTAGGCTTGATTTGAAGTGCCAAAGTAAGAAGTTGCAAATTCCGTAACGTTTACATCATCAAAGAACAGATACAGTTTGCAGTTTGGCATCATGCCAGCAGCATAGAACTGAATCTTGGTTTCTTTCATGTATGGCAACGGCTTGGCGTCTTGCAAGAACTCTGTGGAATAAGTGGTTTTCTTTTCACCAATCTTGGATTCTTTAGAGTTAATGGAAGCCTTAGTTTCCGTAATTCTATACGTTGTTGTAGTTTGCTTTTCCTCGGTTGTAGTAGTTTCTTTGTACTTGTAGTATGGAACGCTACGCGGGTTATCAATAGGCGGATTTCTTACCGTGCCCTCATAGGTTCTGTTAGTTGAAGAAGAAGTAGAAGTCGTAGATTCTGATTCCACTCTGGATTTAGAGTTGTACTGAATTTCAGAAACGGGCTTAGTAGTTGAACGGTTCAGCAGTTGGTACTGGTTGAACTCTTTTTGTACACGGTTAATGTGATTTGCCAATCCTTTTGCTGCTTCCGTGCCAGTATCAATGTCCCATGTCAATTTAGGCGCAATAGTTGTATCTGACCATGTGTTATGATTCGGTACAAGCGTCAATGAACCTTTACGGCGATACAAGAAGGCTTCGTTAATAGAAGTATGCTTGGAAGCATAGGGCTGTTCATCAACTTTCTCATGCGTGTAGGGTAAAGTTAAGACTTTTGCTCTTACGTTAATGTTGGTAGAAGCCGTTTTATCCAGTTCTAAGGGGCGGTTAAAGGAAGTTACGTTCGGAACAAGATAGCGGTAACGGGCATTGTTCAAAGCCTTATATTCAGGGTTTGAGGTATCCGCAATCGTGTAGTTTACAAATGAATCAATAGCAAAACCATTCTTGAACTTCTCAAGCCCATTACCATCAAGGAATTTCTCATTATGCAATGCAGTTTCAGCCATTGTAAGCGTTGTGTAGTATTCCAACGTGCCAATGCGCTGTTCCAGCTTGCCAATATCCCGCATGGTATAGCGTTTGTTTTCAATTCTCTTGATTTTAATATCTGTTGCTGAATAGGTATAAGGCGGGAAGTAAACCTCATACAGGTTCATGCAATCTTCGCGTGCAGCGGGCAGGTTAGGTTTATCTGTGGGAACGCCATATTGCTCGCCAATATTGCCATCTTTATCAATGTAAACATAATCTCTACGCCCTACATAATAAGTGGCATCGTGAATAGCTGTAGTTTTAACAGCAGGCATTACGGATGAAGTAACCGTGCCGTCCAGAATTAGAGGGCGGAAGTCAATGATTTGGGAAACAGAATACGTAGTGCCATCAGAAGATTGCGCCGTGCCAATGTTAGCGTAGTTGTAATCGTTCTTGTCATCCAGAATAGTCTTGTAGGAATCAATGGTAAAGAAGCCTGCTGTTTCAGAATCTGAATGTTCCAGATAATCAAAGGTTACAACAATTTCATCAATAGAAGCATCAATAGTGCCGCCATGTAGCAATACTCTGCCTTCCAGATAAGCGTAAGGACGATGCCCGTTATCCAATGTGAAAAACGCTGTAAGGTCTTTTTGCCCATCTTTTGATTTAATAGATTTGAGTTTGAGAATATCCGCTTTGCCCAGCTTCATTGGGTCTTTGAAGTCATTGGTATCTGCTCTCTTGAAAGTCTTGGTTACATCAGCTTTCAACGTCTTGGTCTTTTCCTTAACGTTAATAGACTGGAAGGTGCAGACCAGCATGACTTCTTTGCCAGCCAAGGAAGCATCTCTAACCACTACGGATTTGCCTGATACTGAAACTTTGCCAGTTGGGTCAACTCTCTTCCAAATGCCACCTTCTTTTACTGAAAGAATGGCTGTAGAAACATCAATACTTGCTACTTCAGCTACTTGGAAAGCTACTTCATTAGGCGTGCCGCCTGAACCCACCGTACCAACAAATTTATGGCGGCGGTGAATAATCATTGAGCCTTTGTTAGCATTATCAATGTCTCTCAGGGATTTAACAAAGGGAACGCTTACTACCCAGAACAAATCTGTTTTTGAGTTGTTGAAAACAAAGAAGCCCGTTTGTGGCACTTTAGCAATGAAGTTGGTAGCAATATTGGTTGCTGATTTAATATCTGCAAATGACTTACCATCATTCATTTGAATGTCAGCAATGTAGTAACGATAAACAGGGTCAGCACCTTCCATTCTTAGGAATTTGGCGTCCCAAACTTTCATTTTGCCTACAACATTACCAGCAGCAGAACCTGAAGAGGTATCACCGTCTTTAAGCTGAATTTCTTCATTGGTGAAGATGTTCTGGTCGTTGTTTGAGTTGTTTGCCCATGCGTTAGAACCATGAACCACTACCAAATCCACATAAGCAGGTTCATCAAAGAAGATAGAAGCAGTTTCTGTGGTTACGGTATCACGCGCTTTTCTTACATCAAAAACAGTTTGGTATTTCTTCTCATGTCTGTAACCAGATACATAACCAATACCATCACTTACAAAAGCTCTCACCAAGTTGTCATCGCCATCAGGGCTTACACCTTGGGCATCATCTTTGAATGGGGCTTTATGGTCAATGTACTTCAATGTAAAGTCTTTGACTGTGTAGTTGCCAGATTCTTCATAAGTCCTTTGCGCCATGATGTCCATGATTTTTGAATATTGCGTGTCTTCAACAAGTGAAGTAACTTCGCCATTTTCAAATGTACAAATGATGATGAAGCGGTCGCCATCAGCAGGGTCAGCCGTTTTGATTAAAAGATTCAGCCAGACTTTATAACGGTCAGCGCCCGGTGCTTTTTCGTTAGGATAGCCCAATGCGTTATCCGCTAATGTTGGGTCTTCATTTACGGTAACGATTTCTTCTACAACATCAAAGCCAATTTTGCCTGTGAATTTCTCACCGTACTTGGAATAAATGACAGATTTCTGTGGGCAGTCAATGAAGATGCCATTGTGATACCACTTACCTTCTGCTACAACAAGTTGTTTAGCGGTATTGCCCGTTGGATGAATGTTTGCATCCGTTCCAAAAACATCATTCTGAATCTGGTTAGAAATGTTGAAAGTGTTAGCGCCAATCGTTTTAGAAGCCTGACAAGAAGGACAACGAACGTTAGGGCGATTATTCGCTTGGGTAAGTTCTGTGGTGCGGTCTTGACCAGAAAGAATGGCTAATTTTTCGCCCCACAAGAATGAAGTCGTTTCACCATCAATAGCAACGTTTTCATAGACAACAAAAAGTGTTGCAGGATGTTCTGTGGTTTCTTCGATTGCATCAATTACACGGGCTTTTAATCCTGAACCGTTGCCTGTGCCATCACCCATACCAACAGCAATACAAGGAATTTCTTTGTTAAACCAGTCAATTTTAGCGCCTTTATTCAATCTTACCCATGACAAAGTGTTGAATTTTGGCGTGCCGCCTTCAACTCTTGTACCGTTTTTGAAGATGTTGTTTGCAAAAATGGACTGCTGATTCCAAAGAATAGATTGCAGTTGGTTTAATTCCCTAGCCTGTACGGGATGACCTGCTTTCAAGAGAACTCTGTAGAAGTTCTTTGAAGGGTCAAAGTCATCAAAGTAAGGGCTTCGGTTGAAATTCGCTGTGTTTGCCACTCTAATTCACCTAGATTTTGTTTTTACTGGTGATTATTTTAACAGCAAACTTTTATAAGCCTTTGATTTAGATAATTTAAAGCCCTCTGTAATGATGTCAGGGATTTTGCTTAAGAGATTTCGCGTATTCTTCAATCTCGCCAGATGAGGCGTCAAACCATTCTGAAAACAATTTTAACTTTTTGAACTTTTCATGTAGTGCAGCCTCAATATCATTATCAATAAGAGCAAGTAACTCCAACCCTACACCATTATAGGTCTCCAACATTCTTCGTCTAGTAACAAAATCTGTTGTCTTTCCTATCTTTATCATATTCGTTAATTTATTCTTAAGAATATAAGTTTTAAATTGTTTACTACAACTTTTAGAAAATTTCACATTTTGAATACTGCTTAACTCAACAGAACGCAAAATCTTAACGGATAGTTCAGGACTAATCCACATGGCGTATGCAATCAACAATTCTTTACAAACATAACTACCTTGATTATTACCGCCGTTAATAGTCTCAAACGAAGGTTTGTTCGTTTCATTAGAAATTTCTCTTGTAAGAGCCTTCGTAGAATCCAGTTTAAGGAAATTAGACGGTTGGTTATTCATATCGCCGCCAGACGCTTTATGCAGGTCGTTGAGTGAGTAGAGACCGTTGTTGAAGTTAATACTTGTGTTTGAAATGACTAAATTTGTCATGATATTATCCTTTCAGTTGGTTAAATTGAAGCGCCAGTAAGACCCATTCCTACTGGCGCTTTCTAGTCTAACAGCTTAGTCATCAAAGAATCAATCACATTGCCACAATGAAATAATAATGAACACTTAAGAGTTTCCAACATGCCAGAACAAAACAAACCAACCAATATTCCAGCGGGGCATAAGTTCAATCCTTCTATCCTGCACCGCTTTCAGAAATACCTCAGAGATTTCTTGAGAAGACCAACACATTACCGTCAAAGACAAGCGCGTAATGCCTTGCAATGGTACTTCAACCGCTTGAGAATTATTACCAAATACAACGCTGGTAATAATTTCAAAGCCTTTGCTACTGTGCATTCATTAAGAAGAGGCGGGCTTTTCCAATACACCTATGACCCTAAATGGAAAGACGTACTGCCCTATTACGATAAGTTCCCGTTAATTATTCCCATCAAAATGACGCATAACGGCTGGATAGGGCTGAATGTTCACTACTTGCCACCGCAACTTAGGGCAGTCATTTTTGACGATATTGTTGAGCACGGCATGAAGAACAAGAACGTCATGATGGTTAGCATGGCTTGGGTTGAGTCTTACAAAAAGCATCCTGTTATTCGGGGCGCTATTAAACGCTACTTGTGGAAACATGTTACTTCGCCTTTAGTTGAAATAAGAGAAGAAGAATGGGCAACAATTGTCATGCTTCCATCTCATGTGTTCGTTAAGAAAAGCGCTAGAGATGTTTGGAATACAGAGTTACAAAAACACAAATGAAAAGGAGAATGAAAGATTATGGCTTTATTTGATTATCGCTGTTTCTATAAATGCAAAGATTGTTCTAAAGAATCATTTGTTGATGGCAGTTTCCATTTTGATGCTAATTACGAATGCCCTTATTGCTCTAGTCTGAATACTACATTTATGAGACGGGAATGCTTGAATGCTCCTGTTGTTATGGATAGAGGCTCAACTGAAGCAAGAAGAGAAGTACAAAACCTTCAGGATAGAGTAAGCGCACAAAGAGAAATGGGCAGAAGACTTGGGCTTTATAACGGCAAGTGATTTGAATTTGATGATTGGTAAATAATGGCGAAAGCCCATCAATAATTGTTTTAATTAAAGGACTGCCGTCAATGAAAACAAAAGTTTTGATGACGGCGGTCTTTTTGATTTCTGCCGCTGTCATTGTAGAAAAGAAAGCCGAAAAAGAATATGAGTACGTCCTGGATGCTGAATACGTCTGCATTATAAAGCAATTCACGCCTTCTGGAGAAATCACCAAAACCTACTATACAAAAGAGAAAATCGACATTGAGACTGTTGCCATTGTTGATGTTCGTGGCGCAATCATTGATGTTTCCAAGTTCCCTTACAAATCCTGTCGAAAGATAACTGATACTAAACGACCATCATTACTTGACTGGTTGCCATGAAGCCGCTCTTGTTGGGCGGCTTCTTTGTTCGCGACACTGTTTTTATTTTTCACATCTGGAAAGAGACTCTTTAAGAAACTGCCAGTCTGAACACTTGTTTTTTATTTTTGTCATCTGAAAAGGCTTCTTATGGCTGTTACCTGTGAAGTTGACACTTGTCTTTTCTTTTAGACTTCATAAGGACAACAAGAAAGAGAGGCGGTAACATGATAGAAAGCTAAAAAAAAAAAAACAATTGTCAAGCTATTATAATGAGCTTAGAAGCCATCTAAAGACTTCTTAAAGAGCCATTTTTCAGATGACAAAATAAAAACAAGTGTCCTCCTCTTAAAAACTTTTAAGTGTTCTACTTAAGAACTATTCTCATCTTAATAACATTTGGCTTTTATCCAATGTCGATAAGGCATCAGTTCGACAGTATCTTTAATGGTTAAGTAATCCAAACGAACACCGTTTTCATCAACATAAATGTATTCGTTTTCTAAACAGCCTTCATCCACGAATGAAACATCATATTCAGTCATCATTTCAACTTGAACTTGATAGCCATAGAACAATTCAATAGGTTCTTCATAAAACTGAACTTCAAGAATGTTGCCTTGTGAAATTTCTGAATCTAATTTTTCAGTTGTTGAAAGTGCTACTTGAACATTATTCCCGTACCAAACACTAATATCCCAAGGTATAAGTTCTAAGTCAATTTCAAATGCGTTTCCATAATAGAACTGACCTTGAAGGTTAGGTGAGATTTGTAAATCAACTTTTACTTCTTGCCCTTGATAAATGTAATTGGCGTCGCAGTCATAAGTGTACGGGTCAATCATGTCTATTGAAAGGTCATCGCCATCTAAAACTTCATTTGAAGGGCAAGTTTTAATAACGCCAGATTCATCAAAATTGACTTTCAGTTCCATGCCATCAGCAAGATACATGTAACCCAGAACGTAATCTAATGATTCTGAGTATTCTAGGGATTGCCCAGTGTAGCATGATGCCTCAAGGTTCACCATTGTTGCTAAATCCAATGGTTGAAGCTGCATTCCGTTAATGGCGTAGTGTTCTGAGTTTATATCAGTATCATAATCTTTGTTATATTCCCAATGAATGTTATTCCAGCCAATGTCATTGAATGGTCTGTTACAGCAGGCTTCCTCCATCCAAATGAACAGGTTGTTCTGCCCTTCTAAGGCTACTAGAACGGTGTTAGGATTGTTGCCAATTGTTTCTGGCTGGAATACTGAGGGTGGGGTTGCTTCAAAAAGGGCGTTGAGATGATTTAGCTCTGTAGCTGTGTAAATGTCAATTTGCCCAAATGAAAGCCCATTTGAACTGTGTCTTAATTCAACATCATGGATGAAGTAGCCTTGAGCTAATTCAAGGTCAGAAAGTACCTGTTCATCCCAGACAAGTGTTTGCCCTTGTTGAATAGGGATTTGAAAGTCTTTGATTTCACCCAGAACAGGTTTTAAGGTTTGTCCTTGATGAATATCAATAATAATGTCTTTTCTTACTTCTAAGGCGTTTAGAATAAGGGTTTGACCTTGTTCAATATCCGCGCCAAATTCAGCAGGCGAGTACCATTCAACAGATTGTCCTTGATGGATGTTTACATGCCCTATTAGGGATTCATCAAATGAGAAAGTTGCGCCTTGATGGATGTCAATAACATCCACTTCTTTTGGAACAGCAAGGTTAACGAATACTTCTTGACTTTGATGAATATCAACAGGCGGGACATCTTCGGTAAACGTCAGTTCTACTATGTTGCCTTGTGGGAAATCAATGCCAAAGTTAGATTGATAAAGCGATGAATGGGGCAGGATTGTGTTGCCCTGTTCAATATCTAGCAGGATAAGTTCACTAGGCGCTGGGTTACAAAGCAGTTCAGGGAAGATGAAGTTTCTTTCCGCTACGAACTGTTCGTAGAGAATAGAGCCTTTTGGTGGAACTTCAGAAGGGTTTGGGAAGGTAAAATTTCTTTCCGCTACAAAGAAAGCATAATCAGCAGGCTTGCAAAGGCGCAAGTCATCTGGCAGTTTTTTGTTAGGCGGATTCTGGGGCATGGCTTGAAGTGGCAATGGCGGAAAAGAAATTTCTTTTTATTTAATAATGGTTTGTTATCATTGATAATATTCAATAATCAAACAGAAAGTGAACTTTCATCCATGAATGCCTATCAGGTTGTCAACCAAAACTTTACATCTGGCTTTGGTGCTTGTATCAAGCTGGTGTCCTACCTTGCTGACCAATATGAGAAAGTAGAATGCGCTGCTAATTCAATCGTCTTTTCTAAGGACAAATTCACTGGCACAATTCTCATTGATATAAATGAAAAAACGTCAGAGCCTTATTTGTCTCTGAATCTTGTGTACATGAATGTAGCCAAAGATTCGAAGCAAGCAGAGCCTCTCATTGTTACCGACGGGCTTTCAGCGGAAGAAATTCATGTTTACCAAAGCTCTTTGCCAGAGATTATCAACAACAAAATTCTCAATGGCATGGATGCCCTTGATGAATACATACGGGCTGAGTTAGAAAGCCATCCCGTAGATGGCGGCGATAATGAAGATGAGGAATAAAGAAACGCCCCGCTTTGAACGGGGCTTCTTCATTTAGGCTACTTCTTTCTCTTTGTAGCCAAGTCCGTAACAATCATGGCATTTCTTTTTGTTCCATAATGTTGCTGTATTAAGTGGGAAATAGTAACTGTTTTTGGTTTTCAGAACGCCAGTTCCCGCGCATTTCTTACAACTTATTACTTTCATAATGTCTTATTTATCAATGACTTAATGAATAATGATAGATTTAGGCTCTTCTTTCTGTGCTTCTTCACTAGCCCTAGCTTTGGCTTCTTCAGCTAAAAGAACATCCAGAATGACTTGTCGCCCTTCGCTAAGTAGCAATTCATATTGTTGTGTGATGCCAATTTCAGATGGTTGAAGCGTAAGTTCATCCAAATGAACGGTTACAGAAGGCTCAATAACGGTAAGTGGCGGGAAGAGTTCAGACATAAAAGCCATTCCCATATCAACAACATTTGCATTGGCGTATAAGTAGAACGAAAGCCCTGAAGCCTTGCCCGCAAAATTAATATTGGCTACTTCTATAGCTTTCAATACAAATTCTACAGACTTTTTATGTTCTTTCTTCTCAGGCTTACCAATAAGCGCTTCGATGCCTTCTTCAAGCGTTTCGACTTGTACATCTGAATCACCACCTTTTAACCATGAAGTGTAATAGATTTTCCCTTCTCTATTGGCTAACATGGATTTTTGTCTGCCAGTTGCAGCTTGAATGAAGGTAGCATTAGCACCTTTAATACCAACATCCAGCCTGATAATCCAATCGTTCAAGTCATAAGAAAGCAATGTTTCTACAAACTCCGAAACATTGACTTTAGGGCTTAAGAATGAAGGTTGGAACTGTAGATGTTGAGCTACTTTAGTTGCTTTTAGTTGCTGCTGCAATTCGTATATGGATATTTGATATTCGTTATCAGCACGGATAATGAACATAGAATTGAAAGGTTCGCGTTCATCCAGAGTTAGTGTGAGTTCAGCGGCTTCATGACTAATGAAGTACATGGCATCACAGTTTTCAATCTTTACTTCAGCAGGATTAAAGCCCGTGTATTGTAGGGCGTCTTTGATGTTGTGCAGAAGTGGTTGAAAACGTTTAGGAATTTCAGTTGATTTCATAGTGTTGCTCCTTTTAGACTTTGTTGAAAGTGCGCCCATTATGCCACTATGAATCATTTGTTCAGTTAAATTGCAGTAAGCCATGTTGCTCTAAATTGGCTATTCTCTAAATAAAACAAGCCCTTATGGAAGAGAACACATCATGACAACTGCACCTTCATTTGATACTTCGGACAAAATCGTCTTACAGATTCCAGCGAATACAATTATTGAGATTACTGCTAAACTTGAAGATGTTGAGCAAGGGCTTAGTTTTGTTAAGTCTGAACTCGTTCAAATACAGGAAAAGATGTCTTATTTGGGCGAGGAATTGAAAACATTGAAAGGTAAAGTGAAGAGAAAGGGCTTGTTTGGCTTCTTAACCCGGAGCTAAACTGTCATGAATTTTTTCACATGGATTTTCCATCTAACTGCTGAACAGCTAGCTCTGATTGGTGTTGCTGTAAGCGGCACTTACTTTTCTCTATCTAAAAGTGGCATTATTCCTAAAATCATTTCTTTCTTAACTTCTAGCGATGACAAAGGTTCAAGCACACCAGAAACCTGTAAAGTTTACGCTGATGAAAGAGAAAAGCTCCTCGATGAGAACAAGGAGCTTAAGGACAAATTGCTTGAGCTTGGTAGAACTCAAAAGACTTTACAGCTTAGAATTTCATTGCTTGAAAGTGTCATTGAAAGCCAAAAAGGCAAGATTCAAGAAATTACTGGTCTTCTGGTGCACGAACAACTTCTACGTTCTTCTCCCAATCCTCCTGAAGCTCAACAAAAAGATTGAAGAGCTTTATAATCAGAATCAAGAAGTTATGTCCTTTGATTGGTGAGAATTGTCTTAAACAAAGCCATCTGATAATGGCTCTTCTTGTATTCTGAAGAGGAAAAAATTCATCAAGTACACAAACATTCATGTTTCTTCTGATTTCAAAATTCTTCTTTAAGTCTAGAAGTTCGTTTTCTTTGGGCAAGTTCAAGTTCTTGAAAATAAGATGGTCTCTGCCATCTGTAGAAATGAGCATAAGTGTTTTGCGCGCAGAGTTCCATTCAATCCGGTCATATTCTTGATTTGGCTTTCTTGCAAGCGTAAAAGCGAAGTTACTGCCATTTCTTCTGATGTAGCCCTTTAACTCATGATACTTGTAGAATGAAATCAGAATTTCAGCTATCTCTGAAGAAAGGGCAGTTTGAGTTTGTACTATTTGAGTAACCAACCCAAGATATTGTTTATCAAATTCTTGTCTATTCATCATTGAACACCATTTGCATAAAGATTACATCACGGATAGCATCGTATGTAGAGAAGTGTTTAGGGAAATCTTTTAATCTTTCATTGTAGCCATTAGGACGCCAGCGGCGGGAATCTTCACCCGTTAAAACTTCAAGGAAAGTTCTTACATCCCGGCTCATGAAAGGATTGAAAGGATAGGGCAAACCTGAAACATTAAACAGGTTCTTGACAATCGGAATATCAAAATCCAATCCTCTTGCCCAAAGTGTTGATTTTCTTGAGTATTTGTTTTTCTCAAGGAAATCAATGATTTGTTGGCATCCTACAATTAATGAAACATCATCTGGGGTTGCTTTCAGGTTCAAATCTTGAACTTCTTGGGGTTGTTTCTTCCACCAATTCTTAGTGTCATCTGTATATGAGAAACGCTTTGTAGCAAAGAGTTGTTTCTTGTCAAATCTAACCGTTAATGACTTCTTGAGAAGGTCATACGGGTCATCTTGGTCGTCAATGTTAAATGGCACGATGCCAAGATTAAGCACTAAAGCATCATGCTCTGTGCCAAGTGTTTCTGTGTCTAAAAGGAAATCTGTCATTTGTTTAGCTCCTAAATGTTAATTGATTTGGCTAGCTGGTCGTGATAAAGCTCATACAAGAGAACATTGCAAGCAAAAGCATCGCTCAATTCGTAGTATCTGCCCTCTTCATCCTGTCTTTCTGTGATATTGGATTTATCTTGAAAGTCATCAAGTTCAGCCATAACGCTATCATGCGTTCTGTTGAGTTTGATGGCTACATCTCTTGAAGTCATTGGGTCTGACATTTTAATCCGCCTCTTCTGAAATTAATTCTTTAATAGCATCAATGCCTTTCTGATAAACAACCGTTCTAAAGGCTCTAATCATATCGCCATTTTCCAAATTCCATTCACAACGGACAACCCTGAACCAGCCCTCATCAACATAGGCTTGTTCTGCGATTTGACGTTCATTTAGAATGTGTTTTCTAATGAGTAACGGAATAACTTGTTCATCAAGTTCTTCATGAGTGATGTTCAGGGCATCAGAAAGCCTGCTTAGTTCAATGGTGTTTTCGTCATCACAAATGAAGTCATAAAAATTGACTTTCTCTTCAAGTGTTGTTTGAATTGTTTTCATATAGATTACTCCTTTAAGCAATGTTACGTTTGTTGATAAGACGGCGAATGGCGTCAACACCCTTCTGGAAGACAACTGTTTTCAAATAAACAATCGGTACGTTTGATTTCTTATCATTGTAGGTACATTCTACCAGCTTAAACCAACCACGGTTAATGTAGGCTTGATAAGGATGGTTTGAGGCTTGAAATATGCCTTCATCTCTCAAGAAATTATAGAGCTTGTTTCATCCAAAGCCTTTTATTCCTAACAATTTAGCAGCTTCGCCAACAGTTATCATTGAATCTGTTTGCATTACTGCGTCGTAAAATTCAGCCTTTGGGAGCAGTTTCTCCACTTCCTGCTGCTTCTCTGCAAGTTGGATAAGTGCTTCTGAATAGTTCTTGGGCAACATGTGGTAGAATGGATTACGAGCTTGCTCTTCCAGTTCCATCCAGCGCTTGTTTACAGCATGGCGATGAGGAAGACTGTAGCCAGTTATAAGGTCAAGTACGGCTTCCTTAGAAAGTTCATAACACGGGTAAGTTCGCTGAAGAGAATCTTTGTAAGTTGTTGATTTCATTAGTTCTCCCGATTTTTCGGGAGAATAAATTTCAAGGTAATAGCTCTCAAGTTTCTTACAATCCGTAACAACATGGTCGTGGCGCTTGCCTGTTATCTCTGCGATTACACGGGAATCCATCGTTACAACAGCTTGAAGATTTTGAAGTTCGGTAGTCATTTGAAATGCTCCTTTGTTAAGTGTATGAAAAATGATTAAGTGGCGCGTAAAACCAGACGCCACTATTCTAAAGAGTTAATAATTCTTTTCAATTACAATCAATTAACAAATTTCGCATAAAGAAAAACCCTCATAAAGAGGGCAACTTATCAAAGGAATATGACAGAAATCTTGGGCTGCTTGATGTAACAGCGGCTACACGAAACTATTAGAACAACCGCTACACATCAAGCCCCAAAGGAATCCTCTAAAAGGGTAGCCGAGGAAAGAGATAGAGAACCCCGGCAAAGAAACGAGAGGACACCCGTTAAAACTGGTGGGAAGCGCTGGACTCGAACCAGCAATGCCATAAAGGCGGCGGATTTACAGTCCGCTGGTTTAACCAATTCACCCAACTTCCCACTTGGCGGACAATGGAGGAATCGAACCTCTTGACTTCCATCCCACTATTTAATGTCATCAGTTTAGAAGACTGATGTGGGAACATTGCCCTTAAAGTCAAATGACAGAGAGAACAAAGCGAAAGAGGGTGGAACCATGAAACCCTCTCGAAAAATGCCTCTTCCCTGTCATTTGATGAGGTGCATTATAGCGCATTCAGAACGCCTGTAAAGTTAAATATCGTTTAGAAATTCTTTTGCAAAAGGAAACAAAATGCCAAACCTGAACGAATACAAAATCGAAGTTGACCGTAGCCGTGATTACGGCGTGTTTGAAAACCTCTCTGAAGCCCAGACTTTCCAGCAGTTCTTGGAAGCCAAGAAAGCTGTTAAAGAAGACGAAGGCGCTTATGGCGATGAAGGTAAAGAAAACGCCAACGAAGACGGCGATGGTAAAGATGATGACGATGCCAAAGAAGGCAAAGAAAAAACCGATGAGAATGATGAAGGCGGCGAAGAATAATCCGCTTTAGCCATTGTCATAAAGAAAGCCGCCCTTATTTAGGCGGCTTCTTTGTTTCTTAGCCATTTACATTTGGCTTTCTTCTTCATCCTGCTGTTTAATCAAACCAAAAGGATTGATGAAACCAGTTTCCAATCCCATTGCATCATCAAGCGTTCTTTCTTGAGTAAGCTGCTGCCCTTCAAAGATTGAATCCGTATCCACAGCTTCACCAAACTGAACTTCGGAAGCCTTGAATGCAGGCTGGGCATTGTAGATGCTGTCTGCTTTCTTTTTCTTCTTCTTGGCTTTAGGCTGTTCAACGGATATGACTTTCGGATTAGCAGGTTCTTTGAATAGTTTCTTGGCTTTTTCCAGAGCAGCTTTGCCCTTATTAGCTGCTTTCTTCACATCATCAAATGTTTCTGGCTGCCATCCTAAAGCCATCAACAAAGCCTTCTCTAATTTAAGCCCGCCTTTAACAATACAGGCTTTGCCAGAAAGCAAGCATTGTGAAGTTGGAATAGGACGTTTGAAGTCTTTGGCTACCAAGAAGAAGGGCTTTTGCAGGGATTCTTCATAAGCCTTGTAATTGCGTTCTTCTTCATTCGTCCATACCTTCAAGAGCATAGCTGTTTGTTTAGCTTCGTCTCTTTTAGCTTTAAGGCGTTGTTCATGCTTAAAGGCTTCTTCATCATCAGGGAACTGATAAAGGGCAACACCAACAATGTATTTCCAGTCATTATCACCAGTTTTGTGTAAGAGTTGAAGAGGAATTTCCTTCTTGTACTCATACACTTCTTGACCATTAACACTATTAGTTCTGGATTTACGCCAGTCTTCAGATTTCAGGGAAATAGAAATCCGTGATGCTGTTAAAGCATTCTTGGTTGTGCTGAAACGTTGGTCTTTTGATTCTTCAGCATTTCCAGCTTCCAATAAATCATTGCCATTTTGGTCATAGGGCATGTAATGCAGTAACCCTAAGTAAACGGTTTTTTGATTGAGTTTTACGTAAGGGGAAGCGTCTGATGAAACACCATCATTTTCCATGCGTTCATACGGATAAGGTTTAAGACGGCTTGAAATAATTAACATTTTATTGGTCTCCTTTATGGACTAGATACAGGGAAATTAGCGGTTCAATGGCTTTTATATAATGAATTTCAGTAATTGAGTTAAGTTGAAAGCCATCTACAAAGTATTGCTGTTTGTTGTCATCATGTCCTGCATCTTTAACCATAATGAACAGCTTTTTACCATCTTCTTTTGGAAGAATGATGTGCAATTCATCAACTTCTTCGTAATAGCGGAAAGTGATTTCTTCATCGTTAAAGACTTCTTCCATATGCGTTGCGTGTAGAAGGCGTTTAGCTACGGCAAAAAGTGCAATGGTACTGGCGTCTTCGCTAGGGAGGTAATTCAGATGTTCAAAAAGAGTATTGAGAATTTCCATTTCCTCTTTATTCAGAATGGCTTTGTACTCATACCACACTTGGAAAGCAATAACGTACTTATACAAATTAGGAATGAGAATAGCGTGTAAACGATTACTCACGCCAGTTGCCTTGTACTCTAAATCGTTAAGTGTAAGGAAAGTAATGGTTTTGTGGCTAAAGACAAAATTAAATGTGTTGAAGAGATTCTTAATTGTTAGCGATGAAAGTTCGTCATCCAGCCTTTCTAGAATAATAAACTGCCCTTCAGCAAAGTCAATGCGGGTTTGTTTATCGTTAATAATGAAGATACGGGCTTCGTTTATAAAGTACGTTTCATCTTTTTGAAAGAGGAAATTTGTCCATTCCGCTACACCAACAAATGCCTTATGGGCAAAAACACTACAGAACTCCTGTACAGCCTGTATAAGGTTTCCATACGCTGCATTCTCTGCGTAAGCTATTCTTTTCGCTCTATCTAAAGCTATATTCATTGTGCTGCTCCTATCATGATTTGTGTAAGAACTTTGGCGATTTCATTGAGATTTGAACCAATAGCGCTACGGTATAATGAAACGCCTTCTGTGTTTCCAAAGGTTTCTTTTGGGTTGGAATTCAAGTGAACTAACTTCAAACGGGGCTTGGTCATGGTGGCTAAAATCATCAAACCTAGATTCTTAGTAAGCTGCACAACAATAGTGCTGTTCACAGTGTCATAGAACATCTTGGAAGTGTTCCAAAATTTAACGATTGTGATATTGCCATCTTGCTCAACATTTCTAATGAAGTTATTGAAAAAGACAATATCATTCAAAGAACTATTGAGCTTTTCTGCCACATCTGAAGTCTCGTGTTCAAGAAGGTTTTGAACATAGAAAATCTTGTTCATGAACTGCTCTTTATCAAAAGGCACAACATTCGCCGTTTTGAGTTTTATGACTTCCCTAATAAAATGAATGAAGTTTTGGTAAAAGTAATCCAAAACTTCCTTATCTTGTGGTGTCATATAGAATTTGTTAGGCGTGTTCCAGTCAAGTGTTTGCCAGTTTACATGAATGAGTTGATGTTCTTCATCGCCAGTCTTAGGCTTATGCCATATAGCAAGCCATCCTAAATCTGATAAATCCGCTTCTATCTTATATTCTTTTTTGGTGGGAAAGTTAATAAAAACTATTTTGTCATAGCTGGAAATCTGCGCCGTCCTAAAGTCAATTAAATGAATGTTACTGATGAAATTAATAAGTGGATTATACGATGTGAAATCTTTTCGTTGTTGAACTGCTCTGTGAGCATGCCAGAACAAAACATCAGTTTTATCTGTAAGTTTAGCCATTAAAAAATGCCCTCATTGGTTGTTTGATGAAGGCATTATCTTATGGTTTTGAAATAGCTTCTATTACAGAACTGTTAATCTCTTATCAACTTATTCTTTGTTGGGCTTGCATTCTGGCGTACTCATCGGCTTCTTGCTTCTGGTAGTCTTCAATAATGCCAATAGTCAAGCGCAAATCCTGCATGGTCATACGCTCCAGTTCAGAAGGCAGGAATCCATGAAGTTTTGTTAATAAAACAATCGTCTTCATGAGCATATATTCCTGCTCCTCGGAGCATACTACTTTAGCAAGTTATCCAAACCAAATCTATTGAACACGTACTCTCTCTTGCAATGCGGGCAGGTTATTTCCTGCATGATATAGACCTGCGGGCGCTGGTTGATAAACTCAACGATGTCAGAATAAATGGTTAAGGGGAACTGGTCAAGCCAGCTAATAAATTCTTCTTCAGTAAACGGTTCTTCCCACAGTTCATCGTTCACCCAGATTTCAGCAACGCTGTTGTAAACAACCTTGTTGATGAGTTTCAAACGAGCTTGATATTCTTCTTCAGTAAGTTCTTCTTCAGACTTTTCAATAAGCACCATTTGTGAAGAAGATTCTTCTTCCAATTTCCGGTATTCTTCCCATGTAGGGAATTTCAGCTTAAGAATAACGCCATTACCCAGTTCAAAGGTATCTTTTTCTGGACGGCTGATTTTAATATCACTGGCATGAAAAGAAAGATTAACTTCTGTATCACAATCAATCTCTTGGGCTTTCAGGATTTCTTTTTCTTCTTCCTGAGTTTCTGGATTAAATTTGGTTACTTCAATGTCCTCAATCACTTTATAAGGGCATTTGACTGTCAAGTCAATAGTGGGCTTGATTGAGAGCAGGTAAATCATCATGAACAAGTATTCAATGATGTAAGACTTCTCTTTGTTAATATTGAAGTTCTCTGGCTCAACAACACAAGCCTCAATAATCTTGCCAAATGTTTTTGTAAAGGTTTCTGGATGCTTCATGTTCGTGATTGTCAGAACATCTTTGTATTCCTTTGTAACCATTTGGCGAATGGTGAATTTCTTATCAGGTTCATTTGGTACTTCTACCGGGTAACGAACAAATGATACTGCTGAGGGTAATGCCATTTCTTGGTCTCCTTAAATTTTGAAAGCTACTGGTTTGTCTTTATTTGAGTTTACTTCATCTTGTGTGTAAAGCCCACGACATCCTCCCGCTCTTCAGAGTAGGATTCCTTAAGCACTAAAGCCAAAGGAACTCGGCGATACAGCCGAAAGGTTCGCCTTCATAACCGCCGGAGCGGTTATTTGAGCGCTTTTAACGGCATGTCCTGCCGCGATTAGGGTGTTTAGCCCTACATTATGAATGTTAATCGCTGCATTATAATCCGCGTTCGCGGAAAATCCACAGCTAGTACACTCAAATTCTGATTGTGATTTTCTACTTTTCTTATCTACGTTACCGCAAGAGCTACACATTTGGCTAGTATTTGCAGGATTTACCGCGATGCAGTATTTGCCTGCAACTTCAGCCTTATACTCTAGCTTCATACGGAAAGCATACATAGGAATCATAGTCATTAAGCGGTTGAAAGTTGACTTCCAATCACCTTTATGCTTAATCATCTTACGAATTTTCAAATCCTCTAGGATTACGCAATCGTGGTTTTTGATTAGATAATCAACTAGTTTGTTTAGGAAATCGGTTTTTAAGTCATTGAGATACTTCTGTTTGCGCTGTATCTTGAGTTGAAGTTTTTTGGAAGCATTGCTTCCTTTAACCTTCTTGCTCAGATACGACTTCAAACGGTCTATCTCTTTGAGTTTGTTAATAATATTAGGTGCTGAAATTGATTGTCCTGTTGACATAACAAGGTATTTCTTTATTCCTAAATCAATTCCAACAGTTTTGTTAATCTTTACAGCAGGTTGAGGTACTGTATTATCCTCAATGAGGATAGACACATACCATTTTCCTGCTTCTACCATAACAGTACAAGTTCTAAATTCGTGTGTTTTCAAGAGTTTAAGGTACTTCTTGGAAGTCTTAAACTTCATGTTTCCTATCTTTGGCAAGAAAATCTTTGTAGCGCTTTGATTAAGACGCAACCCAGTTGGATATGTAAATCTGTCGTTTACAAATTTCTTCTTGAAGACAGGAAATTGTGATTGTTTACTAAAGAAACGTTTGAACGAGACGTCTAAATGACGTAATGATTGCTGAAGCGGATTACTATGCACCTCCTGAAGAAAGGAATACTTCTCATCCTTCTTCAAAACGGTTAATTTCTTTGAATATTCGTTATAGTTGAAATCCTTATGTTCTTTCGCATGAGCAAGGAAAAAGTTGTACACAAGACGGCAGCAACCTGCCGTCTTGTACATCATCTTTTCCTGTTCTTGTGAAGGATAAAGGCGAACCTTTAAGGATTTTAACATTTTTTTAATTATTCCTGTAGATTAGATTGTACTTATTATACAGATTTTACGTACAAGAACAAACTATTAAACAGTAATTTTTATTGCCTTATACCGTCCACTTTCAGGTAGAAGGTCTTGCTGTGTGATAGATTGAAGTCCATGATGCGTTAAATCAACATTTGAGCCTTTAATAGTTTTGTTTTTGGTGTCAATGATGTAGTAGTTCTGGGAGGCTTTTGAAGACAAGTTAAGGTTCTTATCAGAATAGCCATTGCCACCCACTAGTGAAGCTGACCTTGCGAATGTGTCAGTAATCATGGTTGAATGAATATGCCCGAAGATTACATAATCCACGTTTTGCCCTTTATCTGCATAACGCCCTTTAAGTTTGGCTACTTCAGCTTCAGGATTCTTGGAAGCTAATGTGTTATTGCCATGTGTCAGGAGCAGTTTGAAGCCATCAATGTCCAGCAATTTTTCATGAACATCATCGTCCATTGAAATGAATTTGACTTTACTGTTGTTCTGGAATAGCATGTTCAAGCAGTTGTGAATGATGTAGTCAAAGTTATCAGTTGCTGTATGCGCCGCCCATGATACGAATTGACCGATTCTGGATTCATTGCCAATGACTGACGCAACGTACACTTCATCAGCCCATGTAGCTGTGTTGGCTATGAACTCTTGCAGAATATCCAGTGCTTCCACAAGTGTTTGCGCTCTTGTGCCCGAGTTCATAGTAACTTCATCCAGTCTGCGGTCTGAGTTCATCATATCGCCTGTAAAGGCAATGACTACTTTCTTGATACCGTTTTGACTGAAGGTTTTATAAACTTCGTTATGGAAATGTTTGAGTTTTCTATAGGCTACTTCATTGTCATGTTTATAAGGCAAGGAATTGTCTGTTGTCTCACCAAAATGCAGGTCTGAAAGTTGAATGATGCCAACTTTAGTGTTGTCTTTCTCTTCTGGGATGTGATAAGAGTTAGCAGGATGAGCGAAAATGGCGGCTTTCAGGGCGTTGTGAATTTCTTCATAAAGAACTGAAAGGGCATTAACTTCTCTGTCAATATTACGGTTAATCTTTCTGTGTAAGTTGTTTTGGTCTCTGGCTTGTTGTAGGGATTTCTGTAAGCTAATGATTTGGTCTTGTTGATATTGGCTGCGACGTTCATTGGTTTCTTCTGACTTTTCTTCAAAAGCCCTTCTTACAATGCCCCTTACCGTTGATTCTTGGGAACGTGAGCCAAAAACCCTGTCAGAAATTTCTCTGAAGGAATAGCCTTCTTCCCTGAGTTGTACGATTTGCTGAATTACTTCTTCTGAGTGCTGCATAAAGTGTGATTAGTTAAATGAATTACATGGCGGCGATTATATCAGAAGAAAATGTTAAAGCCCTGAATAAACAGGGCTTCTAATTCCTTGATTTGTCCCGCCATCCTAAAACTCCTTTAATATCAAAAGAATCAATATTTGGATTCTGCTATGACGTAACGATAGTTCAGAATCACAAAAAACTTAAAGCCCTGAAGCTGGTCAGTTCTTCAGGGCTTTTAAGCGCGGGTTGTGTGAGTTATTCCCGGTTTTTCTTGGCAGTAGTTCGTTTCTTCTTAGCTGGCTTTTCTTTAGGCTCTTCTTCATCTTCAACTACATCTGCCATGTAATCATGATAGAACCATTTGTAGTAAGCCAGCAAGTAATCCGAAACTTCATGTGGTAATTTTACCATGTGATTCTTGAAGTATTCTTCTTCCTTGTCTTTCATGAGGAAAGGCTCTGTCATGATTTGAAAGAGAATCTTCATGTAAGCAGGTCTTGCTGGTACTAATTCTTTCAGCTTGCCGTCGAACATTTGTGTAATAGCTTTTTGCTCAGGGATTCTAAGCAGCGTAACCGTGCAGGGTGCTTCGATTTTGTATGAAGTTTCGGTTTCTTCTTTCAGATGTGCAATGAAAGAACCATTTGTAGTTGTGAACCAGCAAACCTTATTGAGTTTTGGATTTGGCTGTTCTTCTTCCAAATGTACGTTTTCTTCGTAGTCAAAGTAGCCTTCTTCAGCAAGTTGTGTTGAGGAAGGTACGTTTTCCATCGTTTGCTTATGTAAATCTTCTACGATTTTAGCTTGTTCTGGTGTCATTTTGTTTACCTAAATTTGAAAAGTTGCCATGATTTTAGCATTATTCATAATTGCCCATCCACCCACGGAACAATGTAATCGCTGAATCGGTTAATGATGTAAACATTCATCACTTCTAAGGGATTCATGGTGATAGGCGGGGTTTGATAAATGAGACTGCCCTGTTCTGGAATAACAAAACCATCATCGCCATATTGCGGATATTCCTTAAACAATACCAGATTGTGATTTTTATCAACCGCCACATATTCATAGCAGTTTCTAAGCCCACCTAAACGTAAGTAAAGAACCTTTTCCAATCATTGAAGCAATAGTTTTGCAGGATTTCACATTTTGATAACGCTTTAGAATCCGTCATTTCACAATGTACCGATGCTTTCTCTTCTTGGCTATAATCATGTACATTGCCTAATGAAGCAACTTCTACAGAATTTTCACCATTTGAAAGGTAAACATCACCAAACTCATCAATTTGAATCTTGGTGTACTTGTCTGTATTGAAAACGGCTACAGGTTGTTCGTAAAAGCTGATAAATCTTGAATTAAAGCTATTGTGTATGACTTCTTCAATCGTATGCACTCTGCCACATTGTTCTTCATCCAGCCATGAAGTACCTTCTAAATGTTCTACTTCGCCGTCTTTATACAGCATGGTAACGGTTTTAGATTCATCTGGCACGATGAAGCCTTTGATGTAGGGCAACGCGTTTACATAGATTTGAACTACGGATTTTCTGCCAATAACTAAGTAAATGATTCTGTCATTAATCATCTTTTGTTTCCTCCCAGAAATTATAGAGTAGAACAACGGATGAACCGCCATGTTCTTTCTGCTTCAAAAGTGTTAAGGCGTCATAGCCATCCAGTTCTACACTTACATGGTACCAAGTAATAAACGATGTTTCATCTATCATCAAACTGATACTGCTGAACTTATTTATAAAGGCTTCTAATTCTGCCAATTTGTCATGGAAAAGTTTAAGCCCTTCTTCGCTAATAGCATCTTTTTGCCCTCTGGGCTTCATGAAATATTCATCAATTTTTCTTTCAATAATTGGCAGTTCTTCGTTTATTCCAAAGAAAGTTTGCGGTGCATCGTTGTTGATAATCAAAGAAACATTTTTCTTAGAAAGTATCAATGAAACATTGGCGTTAAGGCTGATGAGAATTTTGCCACTATCGTCAAAATTGACTTCAATTCTGTGCAGGAAACGTTTATACTTATTGATGAGCCTGATAACCCGTTCATAAATGTGTTTATATGGGATTTCCGTATCAACAAGATTTGACTTTCTTGCTACATCCAGCAGCTTCTCTTCTTCTTTCTTGGAAATTGAAACATAATTGAATAACGTTTTTACTTTAAGGTTTGTCATTTGTTAATCCTACAGAACAGTGTATCAACCCGACGTTCTAAAACATCCAGCCTGTTTAAGATGGCATCCAACTTTTGTAAAACGTTACCATCATGAACTTCTTGTTGCTTTGGCTTATGAGAATGTGCTTTTACATCCTCTCTCACAAATCCAATGCCATATGAAAACAATCCTGTTTCTTCATCAAAATCATAAGCGTTATGGGTTGTTCTTTTATACGCATTAGATGGCGCTTGTTGGTGTTTACCTCTAAATTCAGCTAACTCTTTACGTAAGAGTTCAACCTCTTTCAGAAGTCTTCTATTCGGGTCAGTTACGTCTGCGTAAAGAGCTTTATCTGATTCCCAGTCATTCATTGCTTCATTCCTTTACGTTCTGCTACTTCTTTTCTAATTTTTTCAACCTCTAGCAAAGCCTCTTTGAAAGCTCTTAGTCTTGGGTCGATTACATCAGCATAGAGTTTGCTATCTGATTCCCAATCGTTCATACCGTTAAACCTCTCCTTTCGATTTCTTTCAACACATTTTGCTGGATGTTCGCCAGCCTTTTTGATTCATTCTTGTAGTACACCCGTTTATCAAAAACAAAGTTTACCGCTGAAGGAATCACACCAATTTTATCTTTTGAATACATCGAGCCATTAGCACAAATGGTGAAGTTGTGTTTTCTAGCATAATCAATAAGTTCATGCCTTCCCATTGCCACCATTGTTTTCAAAAGCCCGTCTTTATCTTCACAAGCAGCTTGTTTGAAGGTTTCTGGGCTGATGTTTTGCTGCACGATAACCATCGGATAAAGTGAAGTAAGGTCAAAGGAAACCACGTATTCATGTTTACCTTTCTGCACTTCTCTTACGTAAGCGCCCTTGTACTTCTCTTTACCATGAACTTCTTGTTTAGGCGGGATGACCATGCCTTCTTTCTTAATCTTATTGTAAAGGAAACAATCCCAAACAACAGTTACAGAAAAGACATCTGAAGCTAGGCATCTTGAGAAGTAAGCAACAACAAAAGCCAGTTCGATGAACTTCAGCTTCTCATTCATCTTAGCCAGAAGTTCAACGTCTTTGATGTTGTACTCAATAAAAAGCTCTTTGTTCTTTTCGTAAAGCTCTCTGAGGTTCTTGTAAGGCGCGTAGTCCAGCTTCTTTTCTTTAAGTTCGTGATGGGCTACTGTATTCAAGCGGTAATTGGCTAGCTTGTCTCTGGAATACTTCTTGTAAAGCTCCATGTAGTCAATATGAATTAGACCTTTGATAACGTAGGTTTGTTCAAATTTACCGATAGAATTTGCTTCTTTCTTGGCGTAAACCAATCCTTCAGCAGCTTTCTGAAGCTCTTTTGTGCCTCTACCAAGCTGATTCTGTAAGAGCCAGTAGATAGGGCTTAACTTTTGCGCTGCGTCAATGCCCTCTACCTTGATAATTCTGTTCACAATGTACGGAATATCGTAAAAGGTACTGTTCCAACCGGAGATAACGTCAATCTTCTCTGCGCCAATGAAATGCACGAACCTCTTAAGAAGTTCTTTTTCATCTTTACAGACAATCGTACAACCCTTTACGTTCTCTTTTACTGCTAACGTAGTCCAGCAGACTTTCTTACCCTGCGAAGTGATAGCAGTGATAGCATTTATTGCGTATTCCGCTTTCTCTGGTGTTGGAAAATTTGCGCCAATTTCGTTCTCAATATCGAAGTACATGACATTGATAGCTGAGTTTTTGTGGGTGATTTCATCTGGATACTTCTTGGAAATGTACTGGTAAATTGGCTTTTCCATGCCATATACCTCATGTTTCCAGCTTTCTCCTTGTGATTCATCGTAATAGAACTTCTGGAACTCATAGAGGCTATTGAATTTTTTACGCTCAAGAATCTCACCAGTTAGCGCTCTTGTGCCACCTTTTCTATTCTTTATATACAGTTCTAAAGGGAAATTCTTGTCAACATCGTAGCAAGTGTTACCTTCTTCGTCTTTATAACGATGGTAAAACTTGCCTTTGTGAGTATCTACGGATATGTAGTGCTTGGTAAACGCCACAGATTCTGCTCCTTTCTTGTGATTAAAAAGCCCCTGTTTACGGGGCTTTCTATATTACCGGGTTTCTTTTGACTTAATCGTTTCCGCTTCGTCATCATCGTAACGGTAAATCATGTGTTCGATTCTGGCTGTAAGGTTTCTTACAACCAAGAAGCCTTCCTGATGATAAACATCAATTTCCATATCGGATTTTGATTCATCTGGCATAGTTTCAAGCGGCACAAGAATTTCTACTTTCTTATCATCTTCTTCAGCATCAGCAGGGAACTTTCCATCTTCAATTTTGTGAGTGAAAAAGCTACCCCATTCACCGTCAAAAGCGCATTGTACAGCTTTCATTTCTCCTGCTCTGAGCAGAAGAACATTAGCGCCAATAGCTCTGGCGGTGCTCATGAACTGGGCGTAGTCAGCAGCAGAAATGATGAAGGAATAATCTGCCTCATAATCCAATTCTTCAGGACGCGAAAGTGGCAGTTTCTCTGCGTTTTCCTCCCAGAAGCCATCAAAACTCAATTTGAACTTGAGTTCACCATTGTTATGCTTAACATTCACGTAAGCATTACTAAAAGTGAAATCAAGGTCATCATGATTCTTGAATGTTTTGAGCGCTGACATAAAAGCTGTGCTGTCCTGCATGTTGAAGCGGGGCAGGGTTTCCTCAATTTCAGCAAAGGCTTTGACTGTGCCCGCTGGATTGATTTGACTGATGAAATTACCCTGTTGAATAACTAGAGGTTTACGCATTCTGCTAAAGAGATGCAGGATGTTTAGGGTACGTTGTGAAAGTTTCATGAGATTTGCTCCTTATTACGTTGTTTATCATGCCGCCTATTCTATGACAAATGGCTCTAGAAATGTATTACGCGGCATTAAGAAAGCCGCTTTATGGCGGCTTTTCTAGACATTTACAAACAAGCAATCTGAATGTTTCTCGCCCTCTCGGCGTAAAAAGTTACTTTTCAGCAAGCCTATTCATTGTCTTCTATTAAACCCGCGTTTTCCATTCGTTCTTCAAGAACATCAAAGTAACCCTTCATATAACGCTGTTGTTCAGTAAGGATTTCTTCATCCTCGGTTCTAAAAACTTCTGGCGGGTTATCTAAAAATGCGTTTAGTTTGGTCAATCGGTCTTTCACCTGTTCATATTCTTGTTTAAGACGATATTTCCAATCACCACCAATAGCAGCTTTTACTCTGTAACCTTCAAATTGCCATAGCTTGTTAATGGCTTCTTGACGAGCAATATCCTTGCCAATCTGCGCATCAAAATTAGCAGGGTCAATACAAGCGGATTCAGCAGTAAATGCAAATCCCGACACCGTAGTTATGACACATATTGTGAGTGTTGTGCCTTCTGGTTGAATGTATTGCTCATTAACGATTAAACGTTCTATATCTTCTACTGTGAGTTTCATAAACATTCCTCCCTCAATTTTCACCTGTTGAACCAAATCCGCCTTCTCCGCGTTCTGACTTCTTGCTGTCATATTCGGCAAGCACTTCCAGCTCCAGAATTTCCGGTTTGAAGATTTCCATTTGTACGATGCGAGTGCCATTATCAAAGTAATACCGCGTGTTGGTGTTGTTCTCAACAATCGCCATCAATTCGCCACGGTAATCTTGGTCAATGATACCCGTATCATTCGCAAGCGTCAACCCGTACTTAGCCGCCATGCCAGAACGAATATGCAGTTTAACGGCGTAGCCTTCAGGAATATCCAGCTTCACACCCAGAGGAATGAGAATGCGGCTGTATGGGTCAATGCGAATTTCTTTGCCATTGCCAGCGGTAACAGTTTCGTAGTTGTCATTAGTCATATCGTATTGCTTATAAACCTCACCGTATGCAACTGCAATGGAAAGGTCATAACAAGCCGCTTTTTCTGATGCCCTTTTAGGCATAGTTGAAACTTTCTTAGTAAGGTAAACGCCTAATGATGGTTGTTTGCCGGGTTGCTTTGCTGTGTTTATTTCTGGTGTAGCCATATTCAATTCAACGGCTTCACCAGTTGGAATCAAATCAGTTGCCATTTCGTCATTTTGTTGTGTGGGTTTCTTTGCCATTTGTTAAATCCTTTCTTTAATTACTCTTCGTCGCTTGCTTCATACTCATCAGCGACGTCTTCTGTTGCTGAAGTGTTGCTGTCGTATTCATCTGAAAGCTGAACAATGGTCTTTTCCTTGCCAGCTAACAAGAACCGTTCTGAAATTTCTTCAGCCATGCCATCAGCGAACAGTCTTTCCATAAATTCAGCGTTGTTTTCAACATCGGCTCTACGGAATTTCTGTTCATTGACCGCTCCCGTTTTCTTGTCCACCAATGAATACCAGCCTTTTGAAGGGCTTGTAATCCAGCCCAATTCTAACGCCAAGTCAAAGATACCTGAATACTTGGAAATGCCGCCTTCAAAGGTAACAGTCAATGGCATTTTTGACTTCTCTTTAATATACCGCGATTTGTCAGCTTTCAAAGTAAATTTGAAGCCAGTTAAATCTGTACCTTCTTTAACTTGTGCTTTGGAAATGTGAATGATGGAGTTGGCAGCGTATTGCAGCTTTTCGCCACCTGAATTTATATCACCACCGTACATTGTCATTTCCTTGTACACGTGGTTAATCGCTACACAAATAAGGCGCTTCTTGTTGAGTTTAGGCGTTAGGATTCTGACGAATGAACCAAGTTCTTTGGCTTTGGTCATATCCACCGCTGATTTCTGCGCTAGGGCATCATCGGTTTCTTTACGGGATGCCAACATACCCAATGAATCAATGAAGAACATGACTTTAGCGTCAACTTCCAGTTCGTTTAACTGATTAGCAATGTCTTGTTTAAGAGTTTCGATGTCATCAATGGGAATATGTAGTACACGCTCAATGTCAACGCCTTGTGAAGCCATGTAATCACGGGAAGTGCCATATTCTGAATCGTAAAAGATGCAGACGTTTTCTGGGTCGGCATTCAGGAAGGCTCTTACCAACATGAGTGAAAGTGTTGATTTATACGATGCCTTATAACCGCCAATCATACTGAAGCCATATGACAAGCCGCCATCAACTCTTCCTGAAAGCATAATGTTCAGGGCGGGGATTCCGGTATCGTAAAAATGGGTTTCCCTGAAGTAAGCGCTGTCTTTTACAGCTTGCGCTTCTTTTACTACAGAGTTTTTCTTAAGTCTTTGAAGAAGTGGATTCATTTGTTGTTAAACCTTCTTGAGTTCGTCTAATTCATCTTGGGAAAGATTAAGATGAACTAGTTCTAGTTGTGTAAGTTCCAACTGGGTTAGTTCCAGTTGCCGTTCTAGTTCGGTAACTCTTTGTTCAAGGGCTTTGACAAGAGCTTCTATATTTGGCTGATTGGCAGTCATGGCTTAGAGTCCTGAAGTTGGAATTGTGAATCTAATGAGATTTTCAAGCACATCCGATGGCAAGTCTCTGAACGGATAGTGTTTGCGATAGTCCTCAACCATTTGCGCAATAGTAACATTCAATACACGCATTTTAGCAGTTTCTTTTTGGCATTCTGGAGTATCCGGTTCAGTACAAACTTCTTGCCATTGCTCCATTGCTTCTAGGGCATGATTCAGGTTAACTGAAAGTTTCATTACTTCCAGTTCCCAACGGTCTTCTTGTTTTTGTTGCTGCTGGGCGTTATTACGGGCGGTTGTGGCAGCGGTTGCACCAGTAGAATTTACGATAAATCCCGCGCCAGCTAAAGCAACACCACAGAATCCAGCTAAAACAGCAGCAATTACTACATTACGTTTCATTATTCACTCCTTTTGTTCAGGTTAAAACAAAGCCCTCGCTTGATGAAGACATTATAGCGAGGGCTTTCAGGATTTCTATGAATTAACTGTAAACTTCATAGCCTTTAACTTCAAAGAGTTCGCTTATCACATCAATGTGATAAGCGCCAACATCATTGAAATCTGTATGTTTACGTCTTTGAACCTCATATCCCATTTCTCTAGACAATTTACTCAGCGCGTAGCCCAATTTCTGCGCTGTAGGATTTGAGATATTGTTATAACCATACATTTTAGCCGCAGCTTTAGCTACAAAGAACTGTTCTTCATCTCTCAACAACTTCAATTCTTCTTTTAATTCTAAGTTCTCTGATTCTAATCGCTTTATCTTGTCATCATGTTGTTCTAACTGCGATTCATACATTGCGTTTAGTTTTTCTTGCTCAACCGCCCTATTAGCAAGATGGGCAACCATTTCCATTGTAGTCATCGGGCGGGCTCTTAATTGCTTCTCGCATTCGATGAAATAAAGCCGCGCCTGTTTCCCTTTATCATTACGTTCTACCATTGCAAGCTCTTTCGCCATATCAAGAGTTAAGAAGTAATCAATGCGGCTTTGCCATCCGCAAGTTGTTGAATTTTCCGCTCCATTTTTTTGTGGAGCTGCATCTACACGAATGAAGTCTTGTCCTTCATCAAACCCATACTTCTCAATCCTAGATTTTATCCACGTTGAAAAATCTTGTTTACTCTCAAGAAAGTTATGAAGTTCGCGCGCATTTACTGTGTCAACGGTCTGCCTGTTAATTAAATTTTGCCCAAGTTGAATAATTTGATACATAATAAGCCTCTCTAATAAATGTTGATTAACCGCCGCTAAGACCCATTCCTAGCGGCGTTTCTCATTCTAAACTCATTCTCACATCAATTTCACTTAACATTCATTAACAAAGAAGCCGCCCGATTAAAGGCGGCTTTGTTTTATCTTCTGCGTCTAAACGCTTAACTGTTCAGGAAGTCATCAATATCATCTACATCAGTTGAATTGGTAGTTGATGAGGCGTCTTTGAACTCTTCTTCGCCACCATCATCTTTAGAATCTTCCCACGGCAATCCGTCTTCAAATTCCTCATCTTTCTTTTCCTGATAGGCTTTTTGTTCAGCCATTCGGGATTGATATTCTTCCGGGAAAATGTCGAAGTAATCGCCAGTTTGTTTGATGTAACGATTCTTCATGGCTTCATAGCTTTCTTTATAGCGGTCAGAAGCAGCGTCAGTAAATTCTTTCAATGAATATTGCGCGTTGTAAATGCGTTCCAGTTCAGCTTCATCTTCAGCAGCAGGCTTGCGTTTAGAGAAGTAGGATTTATTATAAGAACGATTAAGCGCTTTGCCAGTTTCAGAATAGGATTTCAGAATGAAGTTAGCGCCTTCAAACAAGTCTGTATGGTCATAAGGCTCTTTAACAGCTTGTGCATCTTCATCCTCAATATCCAGCTTGCTTTCTTCTTTAGCAGAAGCGGATTCTTCAATGCCCATTTCCTTGTAGTACATGCGCTTCAAGAACTCACCCATTTCAAACAGGAAAACTTTGCCTTCATTTTCCGGGTTAGCAGGGTCTTTGAGAACCAGAATGTTAGTAACATATTTGGTGGAAGGCGAACGTTCTTTGAACAGTTCTTTGTATTTGAGGTCATTGGTAGTTTGGAACTTCTTCCAAATCTTAGAACGAACCTCATTAGGAAATGATGGCTTACCAACGTTTTCAGGGGCAGGCGCAACAAAAATTTCGTTAGAGGATTTGGTGCGAACGTAATAGGTGCTGTAGGCAACGATACATTTTTCTTCTTCGCCTTCTACACCGGGCAGGAAACGAATAAGCGCTTCGCCCTTTTGTTTGTCATCAACAGATAATTTCCAAAAGCGGTCATCATGGAATTGTGATTTGCTCTTGGCTGAGGTATTTTCCTGTAGCTTCTTAAGGTCTTTCTTTCTGGACTTCATTTTGTCGGTAAAACTTGACATTTTTAGTGTCTCCTGTAAGTTAATTGTGAAAATGAAAAATTGTGCTGGTGGAATGTAAGCGATTCCGCACGGATGAAAGCTCTTTGTGAGCCTTCACGGTGCATTATAGCCCTTCTGTTTGTCTTTAGTTCGTTAAAAGTTGGTTAGCCTCGCTTTTCTTACGTCTTACCTTCATAGGTTTGTGTTCTTTATCAGGATTGAAGATGCCAGTTTTCTCTTCCTTCACAAACATTCTCTTAGATACAACAGCTTCTTTTTGTAGCCATTTTCTAACTGGTTCGCCGCAGCACTTAGCGAATGTGTACTCATCAATTTCAAAGTAAGCGCAAAATTCCGTTGCGGCTTCAACGCCATCACAACGGTTTGCTTTCTTGATTTCAATGAGTTTCTCAAGAATGAACATGTCGATAGAATCCTGAGAACTCTGGTCGATGAAGGTATTGAGGTTATCTGACGCCTTGAATGAGGGCGCTGCTTTAATTTTTACTTTCCTACCCATTAGGGAAGTCCTTTATTTGAAATTTGGTTAAATTGAAGGATGTAGCAATTATGGCACATTCTTCAAATCAAATCAATAAAAGTTGTCTTCCCGAAACCTTACAGCACCGTTATCCAACAGAATTTCCTTGATTTCTTTCAATCGTGGCAGGATTTGAACAAAGAAGGCTTTGTGATTCCTAACAATATCATGAAGCGCTGGTGTTGGGTCTAACTCTTCTTGATTAAGGTTCTGAAGGCGGACTGTATCCAACAGGGCATCGCCAGCATCAGGATTGCAAAGCACAATGAAGCTATCGGTAGCAATAGCAAGAACGCTACCGCTACCACGCATCCAAACATCATTTGTACTCTTTAGCTCCTCATCAGAAAGTGAAACGAGGTACTGGAACGCCGTAACAAGTTGGTTATTTGTCATCATAAAAATCAACAAGTCTGCGAGCTTGAATTTTTCCTAAGCAATAAGAATAGTCAATTTTGTTTGATTGTCTAATCATATCTTCAAAGATGCTAGCTGTATAAGCTACTATGCGCCAATCTTGAATCTCATCCACAGAATAGAGCATTTTAACATTATATAAAACACGGTCTATTATAAACTCTTCAAGCTCTTTTTCGTTGCGGAAAAGCAATCTTGCTGCATCATACGCGGCCGTGTATTCTACATCAACACAAAAGACATTAGACATGGTAGAGTGCATAGCTTCCATAAACGTATCCAAGCCAACGGATTTGTTCATGTATTTGTCGCGGAAACCCGGTAAATGCAATAATTCATGAAGAACGCAAAGTAGAAATTTCTACGTCTATATCCTTTGAACCAAGGATTATTCAAGATAATTCTTATTTCTCTGGTAAGTTCAATATTCGGTGGCCAATTACAAGTGTTGTTCCACATTTTCTTCTCCTTTAATTACAAACATGTTTTATGGTTTGCAAATTGTGCAGCAGCTTTCTGTTCAGCAAGTGATTGCTTCTCATCAACAACCCACTCGCCCACCAGCAGTTTCTTGTAAATAATCACCTTTACTGCATCAATATCTTCTTCTGGTATTTCCGCTTGCATGTACTCATACATAGATTTAACTTCATCCAGAATAAAGCCAATGCGCAAATCATTAGGAACTTTAGCTTTCTTGCACTCTCTCAAACCATCTCTACTAAGCTGAATAACGGCTTCTACAAGTTCATCATACTTGTCTTCCCATTCATAGTTATTGAGGGCTGCGTAGTTTCTAATAAGTTTTTGCTTAATAATTGTCTCATTGTTCTTACGAATTTGTTCAAAATCGTAACGTTTCTGCTCTGGCAGTTCTAAAACTTCACCTTCTTTAGGTGCAATGATTTGTGCCACTTGCGCTTTAATGCTGGCATCAACATAATCCCACTTGATAACTTTGTACGGGTGCGTTTCAGCACTGTAGAAATACTTTTCCCTCATCGCCAGTTTTTCAGCTTTAGAAGGATAAAGTTTATCACTTTCAGCTTTATATGCCTTATCTGCTTTATCGGCAATATAGGCGCGTTGTTCCATAGTAAGTTCATCTACACCAACTATAGAAAGCACCATACCATCATGTTCATGGCTCAAAACCCTAATTTTGCCATTACTTTCCTTGTAAAGTCTTATCGCTGTTCTAGCGGTAAGTAGAGTTTCTTCTGACTGCAAGAAGTAAGCCATAAGCTGGCTAGGCGTAAGCCCATCCAGAATGCCTTCTTCAGCCATATAAAGCCCCATGTTTACATAGCCTTCAGGTGTGTTTTCCCGCGCATTACGCCATGTGTAAAGGGCATGAATATGGTCTGCCAGCTTCTTCATAGCATCAGCGAAAGGCTGAAGGAAGGCAAGAATTTCTTTCTTACCTGATTCTGTAAGGTTGTTTTCAGCGATAAGCCGTTCAATGCTACCCAAATTCTTCTTGCCAGCTTCACCAAACTCACTAATACGGGTTTCTGAATAACTGGTTTTACCAAAGTTATAAATGGAATTTATACACTTTTTAAGTGAATCTTGGGAGCAGCCTGTTCTTTCACAAAGTTTAGTACGGTCATGTTTGTTATTAACACGTTTTGCTTGTTTAGCAAGTTCATCTATATCCTTCTGGCTAAGTTTTATGAAGCCTTTCTTATGTGCTTCTACAACAACATTGATGACGATACTAGGATGACAAGACATAGCATCAACGTTTACACAGCCTGAACCAAAGAACAATTCCTTCATTTCTCTGGTCATGCCCCATAAGCCCAGTTTTTCATACAGTCTACCTGAAGTTGAAAGTGTAAATGCCGGAACGTAGTGAATAACACCGTTTTCATCCTTATAAGAATGGCTTACAAGTGAAGCAAATGTGGTTACATCCCGCAAGAATTTCTTAACTTGCAGAAGTGTAGCGTTGAACTCTGATTTCAGCCACAGGGCTTCATCTTCAGCGGCAGCAGCAACACGTTCATCTCTAATTTCCATGTTTTCGTTGAATTTTCTTGCATCCAAGTAATCCAAATTCTGCTCAAAAACATATTCAGCATACAGTTCTTTAGCTTGAGAAACCATTTCCGAAAAGGTTTTATCAACAGAAAAATTCGTTTGTTGAATCGCATTGTGGAGTAATTTAGGAATGCGAGCCGTATCCATAGTTTCCATGAACTCATCCAGTTCAGGGCGCGCAATCACATTATAGAATTTTTGCTTTTCAACAATAGGTTCATCGCCTTCAATGCCTTCAACTTCAATACCTTCATGATTTTCGTTGGATGCTGTCTTAGCTACAAATTGAAGTTTGCGTTTGCCAGCTAGCTCTGTATGAGCAGAACCCGCAACAACACTGTAGCGCCAACGCATATAATGACCTTCCCAGTAATTAGCATTACTAAGAATAGCTTTTTCGCGGCTGTCAAAACTAACTTCATTCATATTGCCAAGATTTTCTTTGAGAATCTTCACAAGAACCAGCTTACCAAGAAGCTCATTTTTATAAGCCTGAAGATGGCGAATGCAGGATTTTGTGCCGTATTGAGATTTATGGCAGCTAAGACCAAACGCTTCAATGAAAGCATTAAATGACGGCTGTTTCTTGCTCACAATTTCACCAGTATCTTTTTTCACGGTATAACGATAAATGGTGAAACGTTTAATCTTGCCCATAACAACACTCATAAGGTTTCTGTCAAAGAACTTATGCCCGTCATGTTTATCAGCTTCTTGTAGCGACATCAGCGCATTAGTAGCGAAAAGTGTATTAGCAATGAATTGTTCAGGAGAAAGCCCCGCATCTTTTGGCGACATGTTTGCAAGATTCAATGTAACCTTGAAATCTTTGGGTTCATGATTGGTTTTAAAGACTTTTTCATAGACAACATTGCCTTCACTGTCCATAACAGTAATGCTAGCTAAACGATGAGCATCAGGCAAAGCAACGTTTGTGAAGAAATCCATTGAAGCGCTGTTGAAATCAGCATAATCACCAGACATGTGTTTTTTAATTGATTCATGAATCCATTTATTAGGGCGAATATTTGTGTAATCCTTGTAATTTTCGTCTGACTTGGCATCAGCTTTTGCGTACTTGACCTTATTAGTGCTTTCCTTACGTTGAGCCTGTAAGTGTTGTTTATAAGCATCTTCTACACCGTTTTTGAAAAGAGTGTAAATTTCTTTAGATACAGGCACTAATTGCTTGAAATCAGGCGCAGTAGCGTAGTAAACACCAAGAATAGTGAATGTGCCATCTTTATTATTACGAACTTTAGCCACCCGGCGGCGGTAGTTGTTGATAACCAAGAACTCATCTTTGCCAAGACTACCATGAACATTTTCAAACTTGATTCTTAAGTTGCGTTTGGCAAATGTGATAGCTGATTTTTTGCTGTTTTTTTTCTCGACAAGTGCATTTTGTTTTGCTAAAATATCTTCAGTTGAACGGTTAGCAGGTTTTGTTTGGATTTGCTTAATCTCGTTCAACATTGCGCCAGAAGAAGTTTTACCTACCCCGATTGATTCTTCTGGCGCTTTTTTATTTGCCAGAATAACTTCAGGTGAACGAATAGCTTCTTCGGTTTGAACTTGTTTGATGGCATCCACACAAGCGTCGGATGAAGTTTTCCCTGTTACTTCTTCTGACGCTTTTTCTTTATGCGTCACAAGGTCAGGAGAAACTTCTAATGATTGGTTGTTTGCTTCTTGGTCTTGTGGGTCGTCTTTTCGCAATAATTCGTTTAGACGTGCTACTTGTTTTTCTCCGCCGCATGATTTAACCCACATTTCTTTGAGCTCATTAGCAAATGCTTTCTTTCTACCTAAATTCTTCTGAATTGAAGCGGGAAAACCACGTTTTTGAGTGTTTGTTGATTGTGTATTGTCGGTCATAACCTACCCCTAATTTCTTAAAACTAATATCACTATTTATAGCATATGAAATTTAAAAATGCAAATTTCTTGAATTAACAAACCGTTAATCTACATCATTAACGTGTTCATACCAAACTCGCTCCATAAACTCCTCGAATTTGTCTTCGTTTTTAAGAAAATCCACACCTGAAGCAATCTCTTCAAGAATTTCATCTATATCTTTACCCTCATATCTGCGACACAGAGCCTCCACATAGTCTTCATACTCCTTTATAAAGTTTTTAACGTCAGATTTGAGTGATTCAATGGTTATGTGAGGGGGAATACTCATGCTCAAAATGGTTTAAAGCTACCCACTTACAACGTAAGGCGAAGTCATTGATGTCTTCCATAACTCCAATCCTAAAGCTGTTATTGCGTACTGTCTGCATATTGTCTCCTTTAAGTAAAATGAGTGTTAAGTAAAATTTACTTTCTAATGTCTGATTATAGCACATCTTCTGACAGACAGTTGTCTTTCCTTTTCATGAAAAAAATTTTAGACAGGTCTTCTTAAGTGTCTTTAAGTAGCTTTATAAGGTTTTTTATGGCTTCTTAAGTGTCTTTAAGTAGCTTTATAAGGTTTTTTAGAATTATTAAACTTTTAGAGTTGTTTTTTAAAGTTTTTAATCTTAAAAAGCTAGCGCTCATTCATTCTCTTGTTGTCCATATGTTGAAAAAAACAAAAAACAACTGTACGAAGTAGAAGAGCCATCTGAAGCAGTTTTCTAAGATGAACAAAACACAAAAAACAACTGTACGAAGTAGAAGAGCCATCCAACAGACCCTTACAAAGAATTCCTTACAAAAAGACAACTGGCATCACAGCTACAAGCCACATGAACAGTGGCAACGACTTACAACCATAAAGAAAACAAACCTAAAGAAGTGTTCATCATCAAACAACCAGAAAGCCCTATACTCTTGCAAGCCATCCAACAGCTTCACTGATACTTATATATAAGGAGTACAAACAACATGATTCTCTACGACATCAGCAACATCGCCCTAGCAACATCCTTCACTTTCCACAAGAACTTTGACCGAGTGCCAGAGCCAACAGAACTGCAACAGCTCATCACTTCATCCATAGGCGACATGCACCCAACCATCAGCCCCTACAGAGCCAAACACGATGTGATAGCTTTAGAAGGCTTCTCTTCATGGCGTAAGAAGAAGTATCCGTTCTACAAAGCCAAGAGAAAAACACAAAGAGAACAAAGCCCTTTTGACTTTGGCACTTACTACAAGCACCTAGCACTTGTCTTTGAAGACATGCGACAATACTCAAACTGGTTGGTCTTACAACACGACCAAGCTGAAGCTGATGACATCATTACTACACTTGCTTTGAGAGCCAAGAAGCCTGTTTGTATCGTGTCAGTAGATAAAGACTTCCTTCAGCTTCAAGCCTTCAAACCTGACATTGTTCAGTACAGCCCCTTAAAAAGAGACTTCCTTGACCCGAAAAGTTACAAACTCATGGAGCATATTCTTGGTGGGGATACAGCAGACGGCGTTCCCAATGTGTTCAGCGATGAGGACACGTTTCTTACTGAGGGCAAGAGACAAACACCATTCAGTAAGAAACTTAAAGATACACTTTCTCATTTAGAAGAAGACGAAGTGCTTTCAAAACTGACTGAGAAACAACAAGAACGATTCCTTGTTAATAAAGAACTGATTGACGCTAGATGTGTGCCAGAGAATATTCAGGAAGAAATTCTTCAGATGGCACAGGAAGCATACAAAGAGAAAGTGAAGAGAACGTAATGGTTTAGAGTCGTCATGCTACATATAATGAAAGCCCTTGTAAAGAGGGCTTTATTTATCCAAAATTTTGGTAGTAATCGTTAGAAATCGAAAAGGAGCAAATGATGAACGAGAGTGCAGAAATTCAAAAGAAGATTGAATTTTATGATTTTTTAATGGGTGACCCAGACGCTGTTGATTTATATGACATTGGTAGTCATATTGGGCACAACATTATTAGTACAGACACAGCGCTTGAAATTATGCGTGGCTGGGGGATTTTGGACAAACATAATCATCCATATCAAATTTTCATTGACGCTGGCTGGTTTAGAACATTGGACATACGCTGGAATGATGAAGAAGGTGACCGACATGTTCTTTATAAGTGTGTTGTTTTACCTAAGGGGATTATTGGCGTTTGTAATTTGATAGATGTTGATACCTTGCTCGAAGAAATGTTGTTGCCGGAGAATTTCAAATGAGTAATATTAGTGTTATTACTAAATCTACCATTACGATGAGTTCTAAAGATATTGCGGAACTCGTTGATTCTCGTCATGATAATGTGAGAACTTCGATAGAACGTCTTGCAAATCAAGGCGTTATTACTTTACCTGCAATGCAGGAAAAGCCTTCTGAAGGCGGCAGACCGTCTAAAGAGTACATTTTCATCGGTGAACAAGGCAAGAGGGTCTCCATCATCGTGGTAGCTCAACTTTCACCTGAGTTCACAGCCAGAATCGTTGACCGTTGGATGGAACTTGAACGTGCTGCCAATGAACACCCGTCATCACAGCCAGAGTCTTTGCATGTAGCAGCGCTTGAAAATCCTGATAGTTTGAGAAAACTCCTTCTTACTTATACAGAACGAACTATAGAAGCTGAACGAAAACTGGTCGAAGCCGAGCCTAAGATTTCATTTTATGATGCGGTTACGCAGTCGGATAATACATTTGATATGTCAGTAGTAGTAAAGATAATAAATCGTAAAGGTTATGGAAGAAACACAATATTTGCTATTCTTCGCAAGCACGGAATTTTACGTAGTAATAATGAGCCTTATCAACAGTATGTAAATGATGGTTGGGTTAGATTAGTCGAAGGCAAGTGGACAAAGCCTAATGGTGAGGAACATACATATTACAAAACAGTTGTTTATCAGAAGGGTCTTGAAAAGATTATTAGTCTTATTGATAAAGAGGAGCAAGAATAATGAAAGAACAATACGTATGGCTTGAGAAATACCGCCCTAAAACCATCAGCGAGTGCATCTTGCCCGATAGAATCCGTAAGGTGGCAGAGAAGTTCATTAAAGAAGGTAACATGCAAAGCCTTCTGTTAGTGGGCAAACCTTCAGCAGGCAAGACAACATTTGCTAAAGCGCTAGTAAATGACATTGACGCCAACAGAATTATTATCAATGGTTCTAAAGAAGGGCGTTACATTGACACGCTGAATACTTCACTTGATGAGTTTGTAAAAGCAGCATCAGCCCGTTCTTATAAAGCACCTTTCAAAGTAGTAGTGCTGGATGAAGCGGATTACCTCAACGCTAACTCATTTCAGCCAGCACTAAGAAACTTTATTGAAACTTATGCTAAATCAACAAGATTCATTCTCACTTGTAATTACCCGTACAAGATTCTTGAACCTATTCGTACAAGACTTTTAGAAATTGATTTTGACCTGAAGCCAAACGAAATTCAAGAAAGCAAAAAAGCGTGGTATGCTCGCTTGACACAAATCCTTGAACTAGAAAACGTTAAAATCAATGACAAGAAGGATGTAGCAACATTAGTTAAAAGCTACTACCCGGATTCAAGAGCAATGCTGCATGCCTTACAGCAGTTTTCTAGTGATGGCGTTTTCTCACTGCCGGAACAAGGATTACCGGGCATTTCGAGAGTGGATGAAGCTATCGAAATGCTCAAATCCAGAAACTTCCTGAAACTCAGAGAATGGCTGCAAGAGAACCCACAAGAAACCGTGCCAACTATTGCTCAAGCCATCTACAATCGCATTACTGATGTTCTGGCTGAAGATTCAATCGCAGAGTTCATTCTCATTGCTGATGAACACGACAAAGCACAAGCTGTTTCGACCTTGCCGTGGTTGAACATAATGGCTTTCCTTATCAAAATCATGCAAAACCTTGAGTTCAAGCAATGAGTTTCAAACCAAAAGAACAGGTAAAACAAGAGAACCCTTACTTTGAGTTCATTGATTTGGTTTACAGTAAGGGCAATGTTTTAAGGGAAGAAGAGTTCCCTGAACATTTGAAGAAGATTGTATTGACGCCAATTTTTTCAGCGCTTATTAACAATCTGGAGAACCTTGATATTCTTGTAGCTTTGAACGAAACAAACTTTTATGAGCTTTCCAACTATCAGGTGTACTTGTTCTTGCGAACAACGATTGATAGCAAGAAGCCAAGGGGCAAATGGTTCAAGTACAAAGATGAAGACGCTGATACCGTTGCTCATACAGAAGCTCTAGCCAAGTATTACAAATGTTCATTGAAAGATGCTAGATGGTACTTGGATTTGCATACGCAAGAGTTCAAGGATTATTTGGCTATTGGATATGGCTTCAAAGAAGACCCGGAAGAGAAGAAGCGAAAGGGCAAGAAGAAAAGTTGAATAGAAAGCCGCCCATATTAAAGGCGGCTTCTTTATTGGCAGATGGTAATTGTTTCTTATATGAGAATGCGTTTAGAATAAGAACGCCAGAAGGAAGAAGTTCCAACTGGCGTTTTATTAACCCCTTAATATGGAGTAATTATAACATGAACGACCTTGTTCTAAACAATGCCTTGATTGGCACTAGAAATCATTTGTACTCATTGAACGACCTTCATAAGGCTTCAGGTGGTGCTGATAAAGACCAGCCGCATAAATTCATGCGCCTTGAATCCACAAAGGCTCTCATTGAAGAAATCTCTAATGAAATCAATCGCTCACCAGAAATGGCGAGCGCTCCTGTGGAGGTCATTAACGGTGATGGCGGTGGCACTTTCGTTTGCAAAGAGTTGGTTTACGCCTATGCCATGTGGATTAGTCCAGCTTTTAATCTCAAAGTGATTAGAGCTTTTGACGTCATACAACAGAACCAGAAACCAATGACTAATCTTGAAGTCATTCGTGCCGTAATTGATAAGGCTATAGAGCATGAAAGAACACTTGAAATTCATGGTTCAGAGATAGAGGCGCTAAAGTCGGAGAACTTGGCGTTAAAAGAAGAACTGAAGCTGATAAGAGATGAAGAAGGCTACTTCACAGCTAAAGGTGCTGCTCAATTACACGGGATTAAGGACTTAACAGAATCAGAAGCAAGAGAGTTTGGTGTTCAGTTAGCTAAACTTTCAAGAACACTAGGTATCGAAATCAAGAAAACTCCGCATAAAGGATATGGTTATGTTAATTTGTACCATCGGGATGTGGTTGATAGATTCTTTACTGAAGATTACTCTTCAGTAATTTGAAGCCGCCTGATTAAAGGCGGCTTTCTAACTTAAATTTCAGGTGTGCAAACGGTGGCAATTTTGATATAATTGCAGCATCATCAAACCAAATACAGTTCCCGCCTCTTCAAAAAGTGGCGGGTTAAATTTCTCTTCACCCAACACAAACATAAGGAATCCTTCATGATAAAAACAGTAATCAAACGCGATGGTAGACAAGAACCATTTTACCCGAAGAAATGTAACGATTGGATTAAATGGGCTTCGTCTGATATACAAGAACATGTTGATTGGTCTTCAGTTGTTCTGAAAACGGTGTGTTCATTGCCAGAAGAAGTAACCGCTAAACAACTCCAAGACGCAATGATTCGTACGTGTTTGGATATGAATAGTTATGGTTATAACAAGATGGCTGGCAGGTTGTATTCACAAGCGTTGAAGAAAGAGATTTTCGCATGGAACAAACGTGAATATCCGCATATTAAAGACTTGCATGAAAGAATGATTAAAGCCGGGGTTATTGTTAAGCCAAATTACACGGGCGAAGACTATGACGCTATCAATGCTATATTAGAGCATTCATTGGATATGAAGGCGGCACATTATTCACTCAATCAGATTGTTGAAAAGTATGCAATCAAGAACAAAGAAACGAAAACGGCGTTTGAGACACCGCAATATACCATCATGCGTGTCTGTATGGAAGCGTTGAATGATTATAAAGAATCAGACAGATTGGAAAAACTGAAAGAACTTTATTTCTTCATTAGCCATAAGAAGATTAACGTGCCAACGCCAATGTACGCAAATGCACTTACCAAGAATAAGAGTGGGGCATCTTGTGCGCTGGTAAAAGCAGATGATACAGCTTCGTCTATTGGTATTGTCAATACACTTGGTTACTCGTTAACTACATCTGGCGCTGGTCTTGGATTAAACATTAACTGCCGTAGTATTGGCGCGCCTGTCCGTGGTGGCGTTATTAGGCATTCTGGCAAAGTTCCCTATTACAAGATGTTTGGTGCCACCATCAAATCCTCTATGCAAGGCTCTAGGGGTGGAAGTGCTACCGTTTATTATCCTTTCACAGACCCGGAACTCTTTGACCTGCTTATTCTGAAGAATCCGCTTACAGTAACAGCTAAACGCCTTAGAGAATTAGATTACGGGGTTATTGTAAACAAATGGCTTTTCCAAAGAGCAGCTAAGAAACAAGACATTTACTTGTTTGATTCTTCAGACGCGCCCGATTTGTATGAAGCCATTTATACAGACACACCAGAAGTTTTTGAAGAAAAAATGATGAAGTTTGCTTCAGAAAATCCTGATAAAGTAAAAGCCGTACCTGCATTAGATGTTCTCAAAGCCATTATGAAAGAACGCATGGAAACTGGTAGGGTTTATCTCTTCTTTGCAGATGAGGCGAACCACCATACTAGTTATAAGGATGTGATGTATTCAAGCAACCTTTGTATCACGGGCGACCAATGGGTAGTAACGGATAAAGGCATCTTTACAACAAAAGAGCTAAACGCCGCCAATAAAGCATTAACACTTTTTGACGGCGAAAAAGCGGTTGCTGCTTCCCCCATGCGCCTTCGTTCAGCTTCGCAACCAGTAATGAAACTTACTTTCAGTAATGGCGCTACACATAAAGTTACTTATGAACATAAAATCAAAACGCCTAATGGTATGTTCATGGCGATGGATTTGTCTGTAGGTGATTTTGTATGCGTTCAACATAAAGAAGGTTTGTTTGGCGATAAAATCATGAGTGAAGAAGACATTGCGTCTTGGTTAAGCTATAACAAGTATAAAGGTATCCCAGAAGCTCTTAAACAGGGAACTAAAGAAACACAAGAAACCTTCATTGCACTTGTTGAACAATATGCTGTTACAGAAAACGAGCGAATTATTCACGGCATTGAAGATTTCTATCACGCGGTAAAAGCTAATTTGGGGCATTATAAAGACCAATTCACAAGAATTGTTAGCATTGAGTATGTGGGAACAGAACCTGTTTATTGCCCAACAACAGAATCAGAAGAGCATATATTCACTTGTAATGGCATCATCACGGGAAATTGCAATGAGACAATAAACCCGACAAAAGGCTACAAATCATATGCCGACCTTTACCGTACTGACGATGGTGATGATTTGGGTTACGTTGGTTTCTGTAATCTTTCTGGTGTAGTTGCGGATAACATTACTTCAGATGAAGAATATGCAAAAGCGGCATACTATGCGCTTTTCCTCATTGATTCATTTGTGGAGAATACTGTTCTTGAGTTTCCACATCTCACAAAATCCATTAAATCATGGCGTTCTGCTGGTGTAGGTGTTCTTGGTTTAGCGCATTTAATGGCGCGCAATAAATTGTCTTATTCTTCACAAGAGGGCAAAGACTTTATTCATGAACTCATGGAAACGCATGTTTATCATCTTCATGAAGCAGCTTTACAACTTGCTAAAGAACGCGGAAACTGTGAATACATTCATCGTTCCAAGTATCCTGAAGGATGGCTGCCGATTGATACTTACAACAAGAATGTTGATGAATTGGTAACAGTAGGTCTAAAGCGGGATTGGGAAGATTTGCGGAAGCGAATGATTGAACAAGGTGGTCTCAGATTTACCTCATTATGCTTGATTCCCCCCGCCGAAACATCTTCACAAGTATGCGAAACGGTTAATGCTGTGTACCCAATTCGGGAAGGCTCTATTGTCAAAGTATCCGGTGATGTTACAAACAACTGGGTCGCCCCAGAGTATGAAACACTCAAGGATTATTATGATATTGCTTGGGAAGTGCCCACTAAAGACATGATTCATTGTTATGCCATCATGCAGAAGTTTATTGACATGGGCATTTCCTGTGATTTCTGGATTGACCGTTCTAAGAACCGTGATGTTTCCACCAAACAACTTATTCAAGAACTGTTCTGGTGTAACAAGTACGGCTTGAAAGGTAACTATTACTACAATACCAAGATGGATGCTGACGTGGTTGCTGGTGCTATCGCTTCAACAACCTTTGAAGAAAAGTCATCAGAAGAGCCTCAAGAACAACAGAATGATGAACCCGGATGTGGTTCAGGTGGATGCACACTTTAAGATGAATAAAATTTAACTTTACATCAGAACTAATTCGTCTATAATGGTGCCGACTTCTTTCATCGGAAGTCGTTCTACAAACTGACAAGCCCGTCAATCTTTTCACCTCCGGGGATTGGCGGGCTTTCTTATTGTTAATAGAAAACTCAAACAAGAGCAGCTAAAATGCACCGCATCTTCCATGAACAAGAAAGGAGAACAAAGAATGGTTGTACAAGATAAACTTACCAAGCTCAAGAACCTCTACGAAACATGCAAAGAGGAGTTCTTCACCATAACCGATGAACATCTAACCAGCTGAAACACTTCGTCGGTTACACCAACATTACTCAGAATGGCGAGGATTATTGTTGAAAATGGCAAGTCATTAAAGGATTTTGAAAAAGGTCAGAACCCAGCAACGATTACATTAACCAATATTCTTCAGTTTTCATCATCGGGCGCAGGAAAGCTGATGCTTTACATCAATCGAGGCAATTTACTATCTGCAGAAATGTCTCTACAAAGAGAAACCATCAAACTTAATGACGGCGTTACTTTATTCTTTTTGGAATCCATAACTTTGAAAGAAAATTCCAAGAAAGTGGAAGAATTAAAGGTCATTGAACTTTGCGCAATGGACATCGCCTTGCTATATGCGTTCAATGAGCTTTACAATGCCCTTTTCAACGAGCTTCCCGCCGCTCCTCTTCGTCGGGGTTAAACAATAAAATGAATATTATCAACAAGTTAAAGAATCATTTCAAACTAAAGCAGAAACAACAAAGAGAAGAGCAGCCCTTTTCTCTTTGGGTTTGGGAAACAGCGGCATTAAAGCTGCAAGAGAACGAGAAGGTTTACAACGGGCTTACACTCAAATTCACAAATGATGAGATTCAACTCATTAAGGATGGCGATGTTCAGCCTTTGCTAACCTTTCTGGATACGGTTTATAACAAAGCGTATTTGCTTTGGTTCTGCCAGTCAAAGTTCAAGAAGCTGGTTACATCTGTTTATCACACATCAAAAGGAGCGCCAGTTGAGCTTATTGTTAAGAAGGAAAACCTTTTTGATGCGATTGATTATGAATTGTTAATTCTTCAATCCAATGGTGTAAACATCGCCTCAGAACTCTTTGATGGACATGTTTATGGCTTGAAAGGGCTGGTTAATAAATTGAAGAATATTGAGGAAGCAAGAAAATGATTACTCTTGACCAAGATAAGTTTGTAGAAGTTATTAGAAAACTGCTGGCTAAATCCTATTATCGCTACATTAGAATGGCGTCAGAAAAAGAGGCAACACTTTTCTCGGTTGATGAAAATCGTTGCTTCTTTCCAGAGAACTTAGAACAGCAAATTGAAGACTACACAAAAGGCGCTGATATTGAAATTATTAAAAACACACAACATTTGTATGGGTTGTATCATGTCTTGCAAACGCTGCAATACAATAACATTCCTTATTCAGCGGTAGTTTCTGATACAAGAACAGTTGTGGTGTTCACAACTGAAATTTACTCACATTGCATTGTAGCCAGCTATACAGACACAAACAAAGTTGAGTTTTCTGTAGAAATTTCAACTTCGTTTATTGGAGAATCGGGGTTGCCAATCTATAAGAAATCCCACATTAAAGAACTGAATGCTGTCTTGGATTACATCGCCAGAATGAATTTAGACCCATTTGCTTTCATTGCTACAATTCCAGAGTGGTTTGAATAATGGTGAGTGAAAACAAGATGAATAAAGAACAACGGAAAGTTTGTCCACGTTGTAAGGGTGCTGGATGGGCAGATAGTTACACACCAATGAGAATTGATATAGATGACTGCCCATATTGTGATGGTAAGGGCTTCATTCCAAGAGGAGACTGGAAATGATTTGGATTTGCATTTTATTCTTCACAGTAGTTACGTGCTTTTCTGTGCTGGCGTTCTTTAATTTGATAGAGGAAGCTAAAACACATGAGATGAAAATTGAACATCCGAGTCTGTGGGCTGCGGTGGCATTCATTGTGGGTGTAGTTTCATTTTTCAATGATTCTGGGCTTTTGCTTAGGCGCTCTTGCAGAGATACTTAAACAATGAAGAACATCTAAACATCAACAAGCCCTCATAGATTGAGGGCGATTTTGTATCTATAGTGCGCCATATCAGCAAACAGTGAGAGGTACATATGAAGTTCAAGACAACACGTAATGATGCTGTAGATGCAGCGCTTAATTTAATAATTGAAGTGTTAGGCGAGTTTTTAGAAGGCATAACTATCAAGGATACAGTCTTCAAACCATCAGACGCCGTTGAGATTGAAGTCTATAAAGATGTAATTGAAGTTCGTTATTTAGATTCCATCACATTAGCGCTATATAACGACGGAACATTCAATGCTTATGAAACCAATCCTCTGTTTAGATGCATGGCGTATGTAATCAATAAAATTGAAGCGGATAAAGATTCACTTGAAAACAATCTTAAAACCATTCTTTCTCATTTTGATTTCAACAAGGATTTCTAAATGTTGCTTTCTAAAGGTGAATCAAAATGCCCGCATTGTCATGGCGCAGGCTTTAAGTTCAAAGTTGGTTTAGGGCAAAGGAAATGTTTCTAAAATGGACTCCTTCATTTACTATTGGTATGAACACTTAGGCGATAAACGATGAGCAAATTAGATTCAGCGCTATTGCTTCATGAGTTTTCAAAAGACGAAATTCTTGAAGCAAAGATTCCATTCATTGACAGGATGTTGCTTTATGTGGGCGTCGTAACTTACAGGGCTAGAAACATTACTGAAGCACATAAAGCAGGTGGATGTCTTCCTGAGTATCTGCAATGGTGCTATCCATACACCAAGATACGAGTTACTTCATATGACGCTGTTGTGTATAGATTAAAACCGGGAAAATGGGTCTTCGCAAGTGAGTATCATCGTTTCATAAACAGCGCTGAATATAACATTAGGCAGCGTAATGATTTGGCTAAGTTCTTAGAGATAATGTAATGATGATTTAATTTGACAATCATCGTGGTTAGAAAGATAATTTGCAATGTGGCAGGACGGCATTAAACCGTTCTGTTTGTTTCTTTAATGTTTGATTTGAGAGGTTTTAATAATGGGCAACAAGTTATCAGTAACTGACATCGCTAGAGTTTGCCATGAGGTGAACAGAGCCTATTGCCAAGCGATTGGTGATAATTCACAACCAGAATGGGAATCAGCGCCAGAGCGCCAGAGCGCCAGAGCGCCAGAGCGCCAGAATGGCAACATGATTCTGCTAAATCAGGCGTCTTAATGCACCTAAACTATCCAGATGCACCAGCTTCAGAAAGTCATCGTTGTTGGATGGAAGGAAAGTTGGCAGATGGATGGACATATGGCGAAGTGAAAGATGTTGAAAAGAAACAGCATCCCTGTATGGTTGCTTTTGAAGATTTGCCAAAAGAACAGCAAGCTAAGGATTATATATTCAAAGCTGTTGTAAACAGTTTGGCAAAATTTGTTTGATTAAGGTAAAAGGAGCAAAAGAAATGAGTAAAGACAGAGGGCTTAATATCTTGAATCTCGATAGAGATTATAAGAAAAACAGTTACATTTTCTTGGGCGAACCAAGTGGGCTTTATGATACGATTAACATTCATCATCAACGGATTCAATTCCTTTTAGACGCGGCTCGTTCGCAGCAATGGAATGAACACGAGTTCGACTTCACGCCTTGTTTGAAAGACTTCAAACTTAAAGACGACAGCGCCGACGTAATGTTGGACACGATAGGAAGCCAATGGGAGATGGATTCAAGTGTGGCAAACGCGCTTCTTCCATTATTTGCGCCGTTTATTACTAATTCAGAAACAACAGCAGTATTTGCGTTTAATACGTCAATGGAGGCAACTCACGCGGCTTCATATTCAGAGATTGTGCGTGCTGGTTATCCTGACCCAGAAGAAGCGCTTAAGAAGATTGTAGCTAGTCAAGAAACATTTGAACGTTTTAGTTCTGTAGTTAATGCGTTAGATAATTTAGCTAAAGCTGGCGTTCAATATACGCTTGGTAATCTTACTAAAGAAGAAGTATTCCCAATTCTTTACAAGGGAATGACTGCGGTTTATCTTCTTGAACGTATTAACTTTATTGCCTCATTCGCTATTACGTTTGGGCTTGGTGAAATGGGATTGTTCTTACCTATTGCCAACTGTGTTAAGAAAATTTGTAGCGATGAGATTAACATTCATGCTAATGTGGATGAATATTGCCTACGCCACATGCGGGAAGATATGCACTATTGGCAAGATTGGAAAGACAATAAACAGTTCCAACAAGAAATCATTGAACTTATTGATGGAACAGAAAAAGATGAAGAAAATTGGACTGACTTTATCTTCAAAGACCGCACTATTGTTGGTTTGACACCAGAACTTGTCAAAGACTGGGTTCGGTTCAACGTTCAAATGCTTAAGCAGTCAATGGATTTGCCCTTTGAAGTAAAAGTTAAAGAAAATCCTCTTCCGTGGATGAATAACTGGCTTTCCCTCAACAAGTTCCAAAATGCTCCGCAAGAAATCGAAAAATCCGATTATGCAGTTGGTGCAATGAAAGATGACTTGGATGATGCGGATTTTGATGTGTAAATTTTAAACCAGAAATTACGAAGCCCTCATCATGAGGGCTTCTTGTTTCATTTATAATGCAAACAGACAGCTAAAACACTCAAAAGGAGCAACATAATGAAAACTCAAAAACTCATTCGCCATGTTATTGCAGCATGGTTTCAAAAGCACGGAAGAGGCGGCTTTCAGCTAGTTTGGCAACCAACAAAACGGGATGAGAATGGCGTTCAATATTTGATTCTTGGCTCAATTACAGACAATTTCAAGTTGACTATTCACAATGGAGTGTTTCGTGATGGCGCTACAGTTTTACGTTCAGAATCCGCATTAGCCAAGTTTCTTGGTGTCGAAAGGGCATTTGAAGTTCTTAGCCATCAATGGGTCATTTTGGCGTTGGAATCTTTCTATCAGAAGTTCTATGAAGTGAAAGACGCCTTAGAATATCTATCAGTTAAGTATGATGGCGAGACAGGCAATGTGGAGATTGATGTTGGACGAGAAGGATACGGGGCTGAAGTAAGCCACTTCAGCACAAACGACCCCAATATGCGTCCAGAGTTCTTTGAACATTTGGCGATGCTGTATAATTTCAAAGGGTTGGAGTTCATCTGTAATTATCCTGAAATCCCAGAATATCTGTCTTTGACAAAATTTGAGTGTGTTTTGGAATACGCTATCAGAGCCGCCCTACATAACCATGAACAGGGCATGGTCATTGAGCAGCATTTGGACAAGTGGCGTATCAGTTTTGTTACGAAGGATGATAATGGAAATGACAAATTGTTGGAATGCGAACGCGCAGAGAACAATGCCGAAGACCCTGATTACTTCACTGTAAATGGCGAAATGCACAACATGGATTCGTTCTTTGATATGCTGACTTTCCCGAATAGTGCTGAGAAGACACAAAAGATTTTCTATGATACGAAAAATCTCATTGAACTCTTAAACAGCTACAGATTTGCTTCTTCGGAAATCATAATCAAGAATTGTAAAATTCATGGCATTGATGTTACCATTGATACGTTTTTGACAACTGGCGAAGTGAAAAGCTATCATTTGGATTTCCCTGAAGGTTATAGCTTGAAATTGGTGGAAGCCTTCATTCTTAAAATTGTCGACAAACAAGGATAAACGCTGTGAATTTTCAATTAACTAAAGACTTTACAATCACAAAAGCCCCTGAAAACGGGGCTTCTGAATACGTTTATGATATAGAAGTAGAAGATACGCATATCTTCTTTGGCAACAATATTCTGCTTCATAACTCAATTTACGTTTATCTTGGTGATGTTGTAGAAGTCTTCCATCAAAAGAACATTGAGAAAACAGGCAATCCTTACACAATGGATGAAGCCCTGAATCTTCTTGATGATTTCTGTGAGAGAGTAATTCAGCCAAAACTTGCCCAGTGGTACGATGACATGGCGCTGTATTTGAACTCAATGGAAAACAAGATGGTGATGAAAAGGGAAGTCATCGCCCAAGCGGTCATGTGGCGTGCCAAGAAGAAATACATCATGTCTATCATTGACAATGAAGGTGTCAGATACGCACATCCAAAAATCAAGGATGTTGGCGTTGAAACATCAGCAGGCGCAACCCCGGATTTCGTTAAAGAAGCGCTTTACAACTGCTATCGGATAATGCTCAATGGCACGAATCAAGAGTTGTTAAAAGAAATTTCAAGAACCAAAAGAGAGTTTCTTGAGAAAGATTACAAAGAATATTCATTCCCCATTTCAATATCAGACCTTGAGAAGAACATAAATGACAAAGGCAAGCTGGTAAAAGGCGCTTCATGGAATGCTAAAGCTGCTTACACCTTCAATAAAATGCTGGAAAAAAGTGGTATCACCTACATTCCGCCTATTAAATCTGGTGATAAAATCAATATTCTATACTTGAAAGAACATAATCCATTCGGCTCTGAAACAATTGCTTACGTTGAGGACATTCCTGAAGAATGGAATTTAGGTGATTATGTTGATAAGGGCAAGATGTTTGAGCGCTTCTTTCTGAATCCAGTTAAGTCGTTTTCAGATTACTTATCATGGCACACTAATCAGGTGTTTGACCCTTCAATCTATGAAAATTCAGATAAGCCCAAGAAGGTGAGGAAAAAGAAGAGTGAGGTTTCTGGAAGCGCCTGAATGGCGTTTTAAGGAATTACCTCTAAAAGTTTACTAATTATTACTAATGAAATCAGTAACTTACAAATGGCAATTTTGAGTAAATTTTACCCCTTATCCTACCCTTCGCCTTTTAGAGCACTTCTTATAAGTTACTGATTTAATTGATTTTTTAGAGATAGTAAACAATTAGCCATAATAAAAGCCCTCATTTAGAGGGTTTGTTTATAATTACTTGAAATTAAAGAAGTTTCTTCTCTAAATCCGATTCAACCAAATCCAAGAAGGCGTTCAGGTTGCGATGGTAAACTGTGTCGTATTGGTTATAGTTATAAACAATGTCGGCAGAGTTGTCTTCAAGAGGCAAAGACTTAATAGAAAAGCTGTAGCCATCTACAATGAAGTTAGCTTCACTTGTTTTGCTAGAAACATGAATGATGGGTGTTCTGATGAAACGGGGCAGAATGACAATGCCAAGTTCTTTCCAAAAGTCATGATTGACTTCAACTCTTAGGAAAGGGCGACGGCGGCGATACTTACCAACAACTTCTTCAAATTTGTCAACGAAGGCTTTGGTTGTAGTAAACGTTTCGTCATTGAATTTGATATCACCGTTTCCATGTTGTGCAACAGACATTTGCTTCTTGCCAGCGGTAAAGGAAACGATTACATCATCATCAGTGGGTGAAAACCAAATGTCAAATTCATCGAGATGATGGGCAATGGCTTCAATTAAGGTTTTAGGGTAAAGCATTGTTAATGTCTCCTGTTGTTGATTCTTTGCTATTATCTGCCAAATCACTTCATAAGGGAAGTTTCAGAATGGCAATTTTCATCTTGTTAATAACATTTGCAACAACGCTTTCAATAGCGGTAAGATACGACATTAAAAGCCAAAAGGGCGGAACAATCAATATTAAAGCTGAAAACAGAGCCATGATTTGTTATGGCATCTCTACAGCGCTATTGATTATTCTAATTTGTCTTTACAAATGAAGGACTTAGAAAGTGGAATATTATAAACAATTGTATTATCTAAGAAAAATTCAGGGCAGATTGCCCCTCTTCAAAGACAAAGGACACGATGTTTATAATTGCCGTTGTGTTGTATGTGGCGATTCCCATAAAGATGCAACAAAAGCACGGGGCTATTTCATCAAGAAAGATGACCTGCTTTATTACAAGTGTCATAACTGCGGGCTTTCCATGTCTTTCCAAAACTTCCTCAAAGAATACTTCCCTTCGGATTATCAGGACATGATTTATGAGGAGTTCAACTCTTACAAGAAGAAAGAACTACCCAAGATTAAACGCCAAGTAAGAAAGCCAAAAGTCCAGCAGCAACCCCAAATAAAGCCTTTAATCTTACCTTTCAAAATAATGGCGGAAATGCCAGAAGCAACCCCAGAAAGACAGTACCTTGTGAAAAGAGGGCTTTCTCACGCTTTGAAGCTCTTGTACTACATTCCAAACGCGAAGGAATATTCCAAGACTCTTTCACGTTACCAAGAAAAGCCATGTTTTTTGGAAGACGCTGCTATCGGCATTCCACATTGGAACAAAGATAAAACAGCGCTGAACTTCATGCAGTTAAGGTTCATCAACCAGCCAAAAATCCGTTACATGACATTGCAGGTAACGGAAGATGACAATACACACAAGATTTTCGGGCTTGAAAGAGCCATAATCACCAAAGACAAAGTATTGTCAGTTACAGAAGGCGCATTTGATTCACTTTTCATTAGGAATTGTATAGCCATTTCTGGTATTACAGATTGGCATTCACTTAAAGAATACCTGCCACTAGTAAAGTCAGTACGATTCATCATTGACAATGACTTTGTAAGCAACAAACAAGTCAAGAAGAACCTCATTCAAATCATCAATAATGGCTTTGAAGTAGTCATCATGCCCAAGTCATACATTCGTTACAAAGACGTAAATGACCTTTACTTGTCTGGAAAGTTTCAAAGTGGGGGCAAACTCAATGATTTTCTTGATGAAAACACATACAAAGGGCAAGAAGCCATCCTAAAACTTTCCAGCTTTTAACAGACAAAAAGGGCGGCTTTAAATAAAATTCCCATTATCAAGTTAGCCAGCCCAAAGGAGCTTTACACCGTGAACACTGATAAAATCATCCGTGAAATAGTGGACATTTGCCTGCCCTATACAAGAAGATTAAAATTGCAGCATATTCAGGATGATGGCTATTCCATCAATCTTTGGATTTTTGGCAACAAATCATACACAACACTTATTAGAATCTTCCCTGATAAAGAACAGCCATTCTTCCTGTTATCAGGCAATACTGATTGTTCTTACCTGAAGGAAAAGAAGAAAGATTTCCTTGAGATTCTAAAGAAAGAATTGGCTAATTACGCAGTGACTAAACAGGAACGCACATTGAAAGATGTGATGCCCTGTTTAGAAAGGCTTAAGGCTGTTCACGAAGAAAAATCACTGATTATCACTAAAGATGAATGCTTCATCGAAGGAGAAGAACAATGTTGCTCTGTTTGAAACATGAAAAGAGAATTGGTAGGTTCACCCAATACTTGCTAGAAAATGGCTATGAAGAAGTTCAGCTTAAGTTTGATGATGAAGCGCCAAGCGTAAATTACCTTGTTGCATTTGATGTAAGATTTGGTGAGTTTGCTCATAGAGCTTTTGAATTTCTGCCATCAGGTAAAATTGTTGAAAATTTCACTGATGGAAATGATGAATTTATTGATGGAATTTATCCACCTGCACAAGAACCGCACCCTCTATGGCAGAAAGTTGTGGAAAGACTTCATGAATTGGGTGATGAAGTGGATGAAGTTGAATTTAAGTTAAAGCCATTCCCAAATGCTACAATTTACTTAGTAGATGGCACTATTGACCAAATTTTCTATTAACAGGAGCTTAAGCCCATATGAAGCATCAAACACAAGCCCGTATTATTGCTGATTCCATTTCCGCTAGTACAGGACAGCGTATAACAACTTTTGAAGTAGAGTTTCCAAGAATCGTATTGGCGCAACTCAATACACACAAAATGATAGCAAAATCATATGCTTCTTCAAGGGCGATTCCTATTGAGAAGAACATAGAAATGATTCAAACCTCGCCATTCATGCCTGCTGAATTTGGTAAGAACAAACCCGGCATGGCAGCTTCTCAAAATCTTGAAGGCGAAGACCTTATTAAAGCCCGTAGAGAATGGCTATCAGCTAGAGATAAAGCCATTTGGCAAGTTAAAGAACTTGCTTCTATTGGCGTTCACAAACAATTAGCAAACAGACTTTTAGAGCCTTTCTCATACATCAAAGGCATCATTACTGCTACAGAGTTCAAAAACTTCTTCTTCTTGAGAATTGCTGATGATGCACAGCCAGAAATCCGTGAACTGGCGGAGAAAATGAAGGAAGCGATGAATGATTCAATGCCGCAGCCTTTACATAATGGCGAGTGGCATTTGCCTTACTTTGTTTACACTGGTGCTGGAACGTATAGAGCCATTTTCAATAATGAACTGGAACTGCCCTTAGAAGAAGCCAGAATGATTTCGGTTTCACTTTGTGCGCAAGTTTCATACCGTAACGAAGACGCTTCATTAGAGAAAGCCAAGAAGCTCTGGAAAATACTCTTTGAGGGCAGGGCAATTCATGGTTCTGCCGCTGAACACCAAGCAACACCCGTAACCTCAGAAACAGACAAGGGCATTACGCATTTCCTTAATGATGAAAAGAAGACGCCCTGTTCAGGAAACTTACAAAACTGGATACAATACAGGCAACTTTTCAATGAGCCAGACCATTGTGGATGGCGGAAAGAAACTCTTAAACCTTAACAGAAACCTTAAAGAAACATGAAGCAGCCGTAATTGGCTGCTTTCTCATTTCTGTATATAATGTGCCTATTGAAAGAAAAGAGAAAAGAGAGGTTCTAAAATGATGGATGTAATCGCTGTTATGATGGTTATTGGCTATCTTCTTTATAAAGCACCAAACTTTATCAAAGAACAATGGCAAATGATGAAAGCCAATGATTTTGATAAAACTGTAGAAGGCGAGATTCTTAAGAAGTGGCATGATACCAGAGAACGTGAAGACAAGAATCTGAGTTGCTATGATATTTGGGATAGTTATGGTGACGTCATTCCAAACAAACTGCGTAAGCATCGCAAATCAATCAATGAAAGATTGGCATTTGAACGCAATATGCAACTTCGCCTCAAACAACTCCTTTCAAGTGGCTTGACGGTTAAACAGTATCAAATGTACAAAGCCTTTTCTGATAACAGAATTCTTAACCTTCAAGCACAACTTCGTAACATCTAAAGGAGAAATCAATGGAAACTTTCATTATGCTTTGCTTCGTTGCATTTGCTTATAAATTCTATAAAGGCATGGTTGCCGAAGATAAAGCCAACAAAGAAGCCCTTCTGAATGATAATCTTAAAGAGCCCAAAGACTTCACTTCCAAAATCATGCGCAAAGGGCAAGCTGAAGTAATCGCTAGAAACATTAAGGCTAATTATAAGACCATTCACAGTCAAGCTAAACCAGTCAAGAAGAAACAATCCATTCATGACAAAATTGCCGCTGAAGAATTGATGCAGAAGAAACTGATGAAATTCTTTCGTGATGGTATGCCTAAACATCAGTTTCAAATTCAAAAGGAGCAATCTGACAAACGGCTGCTTAATCTCAAACAACAATTGAAAGGAGTATGAATCATGAAAATCACGTTCTTAGACCAAACATTTGACATTACCCTGCCATGTGATACAGAACTCTTCTGGGTTGCGGCGACCAATAATAACCGTCTTATGGTCTTCGCATCTAAGCCCGAATGCAAAGATGGTTTTTGGCATGGTGACATCATTCCTCAAGATTCTATACAGTACGTAAACAGCGTGGCTGATTACACTAAATCTGTAGCTGCGTTCAAAACGACAATAAAAGCAGAGCCCTTTGCAGAAGATAATTATTCGGAACTCTTGAAATATATTGATGAGCATAAGCCTACAAACGAGACCATTCCAGAGTTTGCATTTATCTACATGGTTCGACAACAGCTTTGGTCTTTGGAGTTTGTGGAGTATGGTGATATTGTCATCATTGATTCGTCTGATTATGAAGCTATCGGCATGATTGCTGTTGATACTGATGCTTCACGCATTTTCTTCAAACTAAAACTATTCAATATGGGCGTTCTCATCAACTTCAACAAAGATGAAGTCTCATGGGTGAACAATATTGATGACGATTATTCTGATGATTATCTTGATAAGGCAGAAGCGTATTCTTGTAAGCCCATCAACTTGCCTTCAACTGAACTTTCCATTTACAAAATGTTATCTGAGGCTCTTGTTAAAGAGAGGTAATACAATCATGAATCAAACAATTACTCTCAATGAAATCGAGAGCAAAGTTAATAACCTGCAAAGAAGCACAATCAAGACCATCTTTCAGGAAATTATTGACTCGTTGCGTGAAGATGAATGGGAGTCAAACTACACTTATGATTATTACACAGAGGATTATGTAAGAACAGTTGGCTTCAACATTGAAAAGGATGAAATTTTCTTTTCGTTTAATCATGAATTTAATTCTGCACTAATTTTTCATTTTAATGATGAATCCGTTGTAAAACTTAGCCCTTCTGATTTATACATTTATGATGGCTTGGTCTATGACCTTTCAGAAATCATAAATCGTTTCTTACGGTCAGAATTCAGAATTATCAAGGAAATTACTAACAACCTTCTCACTTACGTTAAAGGAGTTCATGAACAATGGCATACTTTGTAAAATTCCCTTCTATTGAACAATTCCGCAATGTTGTTGTAAACATTCAAAAGAAAGCACGCTATAATGGCTTGGATAAAGAGGGCAAGCCCATCTTTGACCTTTCCAAGCAAGCACCTACGCTTACTTTCAAGGGTACAGTAAAGCTGCATGGCACTAACGCAGCCATCATTTACAACAAAGCCCTTGACTACTACAGAGCGCAATCCCGTGAACGCCTCTTGTCTTTGGAATCGGATAATGCTGGCTTCTGTATGTTTGCTGAACAAAAACGTCAGCAGTTCATTCAAATCTTTGAAGAACTCAGAATCGCTAACAATATTCCTGACAATCATTTCATCGTCATTTACGGTGAATGGTGTGGCGGAAACATTCAGAATAAAGTAGCGTTATCGCAGCTTACGAAAATGTTTGTTGCTTTCGATGTCTTTACATTCCATACAGATGATGCTAAAGTTCAGGAATCAGCGGCAAACCTGTTGCAAGAGGGTAAATGGCTCACTTCAGACCATAACCTGAAACTCATCAAAGAGAAAGAACATCAAATTTACCCAATCAATAGCTTCCAAACATTTGAAATTACTATCAATTTTAATGAGCCAGAGCTTGTTATTCCTGAACTTCAAGCGCTTACTGAAAAGGTTGAAGAAGAATGCCCTGTTTGCAAAGCCTTTGGTGTTTCTGGTGTTGGTGAAGGCATCGTCTGGTCGCTGTTAGACCAGAATCAAAAGGATTATTATCGCTTCAAAGTGAAAGGTGAGAAGCACCAATCCTCTAAAGTGAAGAAGTTGGCTTCGGTTGATGTTGAAAAACTTAATGATATTAAGAAATTCGCTGATTACGCTGTAACCGAATCCAGACTTAATCAAGGTTTGGAGCATCTGCGCTTAAATGATTTCCCACTTAGTCAGAAATCAACTGGTGAGTTCATTAAATGGATTCAAGGCGATGTACTGAAGGAAGAAAAAGATACGATTGTTGAGAATGGCTTCAATATGAAAGCTGTGAATACAACACTAGCGATTAAAGCGCGAACTTGGTACTTACAACACGGAATTACTGAGTAGTAATTGAAAACTCTAAGAATGGCGCTATACTAAGCGCCATTCTCATATAAACCCAAACAGGAGCAGAAAATGAAAGTAAAAATTCAAAACAAAATCATCAACATTGAGCCTAAATGGAATTATCCATACAAATGGCTTGCTGTTGACCCAAACGGGGTAATCTCACTCTTCACAGATAAACCAACGTTTTATGCCAATGTGTGGAGGGAATCAGACGAATTTATCGAAAGAATGGAAGTAGTTGGTCGGGCATTCGATGACAAAGTTACTAACGCTGAACAAATGCTTTATCGGTTGGATGATATTCAACTGAAAGAAGAAGCCAAGCATCAATCCTTCCATGAGGCGTTTGAAGAAATGTTGCAAAATGTAGCGGCCAAACAAAAGCCGGAAATGACGCCTAAAGAAGCCTACAACGCTACACCTTCACTTCCCAACGATACGATTGATAAACTCACTAGTGAAGTATTTAGAAAAGCACTTAATAACCGCATTATGGAACACGCAACATTTTTACGTCTTGATAATGGTTTTATTGTGTTGGTGGATAAAGAATGGTTGAAGAAATTCACGTATCTCACATTTGATGACAAACATCAAATCATGCGACTGCATGTTCAAGAACCAACTCGTTTGGATAATGGTGTTTGGCACGCGGATGGCGAGCAACTCGCCGTTAAACTTAATTGTAAGCCACGTTCACTGATGTTTTTCACAGATACTCTGTGTAGGATTGAGGACTTGATAAACAAGACCAAAAATTATCGCATTGTAGAATTGAAGGGTGATGGCAAGACATTATTGGCTTCCGTTCCGGCGCATTTGATTCGCGAAGGCTATGAATGGATTTCGTTGAATAAAGATGGTGGCATACTTGCCCATAAAGAGAAACCTTATACGGCTATGTCTGTATGCTGGGTGTCATCTGGTTCAAAACTCATCAACACGGCGTTTCCTGCAGACGAAGAAACAAATGAAAAATGGAAGACGTATATAGCTAAAATTAGTGATTGTGAAATTATTCAGTATGAAACTATTGATTCACTAAAAGATACATTAGACTTATTGATTGATTATCAACAAAAACTTCTTGCTGAAAAAGGATAAATCGCTTGAAGAGAGTTTTATTCGTGATGCGATATATTGGCTTTCATGCAAGGATATTGAGAGACGTAGTACCGTCGGTAGGGTTACATGTATTAAAGATAAAAGTCAAAACAAAGACATTATTAAGGTTTTCAAAAACGTAAAAGTTGTTGAATTTCATAGTGATAAAGGCATTTTAGCGCTTAGGATTTTTGATGGCGGTCTCTATTCGTTCTTTTCAACTGATGACCTTAAAGAAGTTGATAAAGACCAGTTTGCCAAGGTTCAAGACTACAATGAAGTCACTAAAAAGTTTGTAGAGTTTTTGGTTGACTTTAGCAACAAAGAATAAGGAGATTAGAACGAAAGAGAAAGTTAAAGCAATCATTTATCATGGCGAAGTGTTTCTTGTGCCATAACGATTCTTCATTGATTATAAGGAATCTATTGTTTTTACAACAGGATATTGTGAAGTCTTTGTTAAATCTCAGCCCCAATTTGAATATGAAGAAGGCGAAACTTTTGCTATTGGGCTCTTACCTAATCTACGGATAGAGACGCGCCTCAATCTTCAGGGTATGACCCGTAGGCTTAATGCGTTGCCAGTTAAAGAGCAAGACGATGAGGAGTTTAGCTATTTCACAACGAGAGAATTTGGCAAAGCGTCTGTTAAAGAAGACGATGAGTTGATGCTTAAAATTCACGATGATGTGATTGCTTTCCCTCAAGATGTAATTGGACGCTTTAACTTCATTACGTTTGATGAAGACCATACTATTCGCCTGCATAAATCCAAACCTTTCTATAAAGGTGGGCGATGGGATAGCACCCACATTCAACTAAGATGGGGCAAGATGGAAAGCCCATTGTCGGATGTGTCATTACTCGCTAGCACATATCACAACATTAACTGGCTTGTTGACCAAGCTAAATCTATCAACATTGAACTTAAACAGCCAAAACTTGTACATTATGAGCATCGTGTTGGGCTTCTTGAAAGGAATGTCATCCAATTTTACAAGAACGGCAAGGGCAGCAGTAAATCTGATAACAAAGCTGAAGAAACTGTAGCCAATGACATCATTGCGAAATTTGATGACTTGTTTGCATCAGCAGGCAAGCTCTTTGAAGAAGCAGCGAAGTTCTTCAAATCGTCTAAATGAAACCTTTGTAATTGAAACCAACCCAAAATGGCGGCTATAATGCCGCCATTAACACATCATAGAAAGGAGACTAGAAAATGGCAGTCAAAATTATAGAGTTCCATAATCAGCAATACTTTGTTGGCGAATATTACTTTGCTGAATTTTTTGATAGCATCGTTACAGTAAGCCATGATGGCAACGCTGTATTAAAAGCAACTCCTGATGCAAGCATCATTCTTGGTTCTGTTGATGTTACGCCAAACGAACTAGAGAACAGAGAACTGCTTTCTCGGCGTTTATCAACATTGCCAGTTAAAGACAGAAAAGAAGACGCCTTCGCTAAGTTTGAAACAAGTTACATTAGAGCCGATGATAAAGCAGAACCAACTTTTGTAGATTCCGAAGTCTTCTTATTGCCAGTTTCAGATGATTACATCATTGAGCTTGATTCAGAGCTATTGGCTAAATTCAACTACCTCACAGTTGATAACACGAAAGACCAAGCTGTACGTTTACATAAAGGCTTACCAGCTTTCGATGGCGCTAGATGGGATAGCTTTACGGAGCAGTTGAAATTAGAGAATCTAGATGGCAATTTCAAAGGTGATTGCACTAAATCCTACTCATTTGAATCTCTCATCAGGAAAGCTAAAAAACAAGTAATTGTACAAAAACGGGATTGCGGAATGTTTTACATGGGACGCCCCGTTAAGGATTTCCTAACGGTTACGCAGCGTTATAATGTTGGAGCCGCCAGTAAAGAAGACATTAAGCCAACTGCAAAAGATGTGTTTGTCGCATTTGAACGCATTAAAGCCAAAGAAGGGCTTATTTACACCATCATTAAATCTGTTATTGATGTTTTCCGGCGTGATGAAAAATTACTTGTAACCGAAGTTGAGGATGAAGGCACTGGCTATGCAGTAATTGAATGGAACTTGAACGCAGATAATTCTGGTGATGTTGAAATTCGTTATGAGAACTTTGAAGATTATGTATCAGACGAATCTTGGGTTGAGCTTACGTTCTGGTTAAATGCGTTATGCGTTAGATTCAAAATTCTTGATGATTACTCAAAAGTAGAAGGCGCAATAGGTAATACGGAAACATTTGTACCAATGCTTTCTTTTGACGCAAACCAACTTCATCAGGACTACAAAGACTTTGCTCTTTTTGTAGCGAAAGCCTTGCCTAAAATTTCTGGATTAAACGATTAAAAAAGGAGAACTAAAATGCTTATTCAAATTATTATTCTTGTTGCTTTATTCATTCTTGGTGGCGTCATTGGTTACTATGCGGGAATGAAACTATGACTAGTTTTCAAGTTTCATTTTTGCTAACATTGACGATGATTGCTGGGATAGCCTTTACTTCTTGGGCTATCATCGGATTCTATAAATCACAAGAATTAAAATTCTGAATACAATACTGCTAGTTTCTGGTTTAATTCTTCAAGCCATTACACCATTAGTCATTTATTACGGAGCTTACACAAGATGATTCAAATTCTAGGCGCTTTAGGTCTTTTAGTAATAGGGCTTTACCTTTTCCAATCAGAATCAGAGCTTGTTTATAAAGTGGATGAAGAAACAGGCGAACGATATGAAGATGTGGACTCTTCTCCAATAGGCTCATTAGGTTGGATAATGGCGTTATTCGCTGTGCTTTATCTGGCAGCTAAATTTTTAATCTGGATTATTTGAAATGGATGAAAATCAAGACTTTACAAAACTTTCAGACCAAGAATTGCTAGACCTGTATGAAGAGCTTTCTGTAAAGGTAAAGCTCTATGACCAATACCAATACGCCATGAAGATTCTCATTAACTCACTTTATGGCGCATTGGGAACAAATACATTCCGTTACTACAAGCTGGATATGGCAGAAGGCATTACGCTTACAGGGCAGTTAATGGCTATGTATATTGGCAACAAAGTAAACGCTTTCTTATCCAAACTAACCAAAGCCGAAAAAGATTTCATCATTGCTGGTGATACGGATTCTGTAACAGGTGAAACCGTGATAAGAACGGAAGAAGGCGCTTTCTCAATAGAAGAAATCTTCATTCAGGCTGTAAGGAAACTGGAAGAAAGCGGTGAGAAAATCATTGTAACCAAGAATGGCGCTGAAGTCATTCCGGTTGATTTCCTGAAAGCGCTTACGCTCCAAGATGGCAAATTGGTTTACAAACCCGTTAAGTATGTCATGCGTCATGAAGTTACCAAACCTCTTCATAAGGTCAGAACCAAAAGTGGCAACGAAGTAACTGTTACTGAAGACCATTCACTCATGGTGTATAATGGTGGTGTGCTTTGGGAAGCAACTGTTCATGATTTAAGTGGCGGTGAACTTGTTGAAGTTTCATGATTGGATTATGATTGATATAGCACGAAGCCCTTCAGATTCTAAATGAGCCTGAAGGGCTTCTTAATATGCCTCTAAAACCGCCTGAATGGCTTTCTAAGGCGTTAAAACTCTTACCCGCTATGTTGCCCTTAGGAATTTGGTTAAAACCAACATTTTCAATAAAATCAATGATTTAGTTATATTAGCAAGTTCTAATATAAGGCTTAAAACGCTGTTTAGAGGGCATGTTTTATGATTAGGTCAGCCCTCATAATAGAGGGCTTTCGCATTAGACGATAGAGTAGTAAATTTTGAAAATGGCGCTAAAATGTGGAGAATAAGTCTAGGACAAAAGTCATAAGAATGGCTCAACCAAGCCATTCTTCATTTTGAGACGATACAGCACTCATTCATCAATTCCAAGCGCTTTAAGAATCTTATTCAGCTTGGCGTCAAGTTCGTTAAGCCTCTTTTCGTTCTCATTTATCTTTTCTTGCTGTCTGATAGCGTTCAACCGCTTTTGATAATCATCAGTTGAGGTATTGATAACAGCGCCATGATTTTTGACGTAAGAAGTGCCTTTAATTTTGTAGCGCCCATCTGGTGGTTCAGGATTCAAAATTGAATCGTGTACTTCAATCGTTTCGTTATGTTCATTTGACATTGCGTAAAGCTCCTATAAACTCAAATAATGTATGTTATACGAATGAGGAAACTAACTTGTACTTCATGACGAAACTAGTATTGGCTGCTGCTCTAAGCGTCGCCACCGTGAACAGCAGCGCTGTTAAATCTATTCCTTCGCATTCTGTTGTTCTTGATAAAAGAGAACACAAATGCCTTACTGAAGTTGTTTATTACGAAGCCCGCAATGATACAGAACAAGGGCAACAAGCTGTAGCTGATGTTGTTCTAAACCGTGTAGAGCATAAAGCGTATCCAAACTCTGTATGCAAGGTTGTCTATCAGAAAGGTCAGTTTTCATGGTCAAAGAACAAGCCCGCTGTAAAAGAAAAAGAAGCATGGGAAAAAGCCGAAAAACTGGCTGAAAGAAAATTGAAGCGGCAATATGCCCTAGTAAGAGAAGATGTTACATCAGGCGCAACACATTTCCAAAAGTCGGAAAAAGGCTGGAAGGGAACAATTAAAATTGGCAAGATTGGCAAACATCACATATTCTTCAGGCTGGTCGAATAAGTAAAGCCCTCTTGAATGAGGGCTTAAACTTCTGATATTACTTACAAACTTCTGTTCATCACTCTATTCATAGCAACCGTAGCAGCAATGTTACCCAAGAAGTAAACATTATTATCAACAACTTTAGGCGCAGCTTTATCACTTCCACCACCAGTAACATTATTGTTGGTAACATTATTGTTGTTAATGATAACTGGCGCTTTAGCAGCTTCGGCTTGACCTTTAGCGGCAACAATAGACATTGTTTTCATAATGCCAGTATTGATGCTTTGTTGTGTGTTTACTTCAGGCACAGCAGGTTTACCAGTAATAGCTGCTATAATTTCAGCTTCAGAAATCGGGCGACTCATTCTATCAACGTAAGCTTTGCGTAATTTGGCTTTCTTCTGTTCTCCAACTTGTCCAGCTTGCTCTTGCAAAGCTGCAATAATGCTATCTTGATATTCACGAGTGTCAAGAATAGCGCGTTGATTAGCGGCAGAATATTCGTTTTGGTCAGTAAAAGTATTGTACTTAGCGCCGCCTAAAAGCCAGCCAAGCCCTTCTGTAATACTGCCAGAAGTTCTAAGTCTAGCATTGTTCAATCCTTGAAAGCGGAACATTTCCTTGTTGGCAATACTTAATTTTTCGCCAGCTTTACCAGAACCAGAGTACTTCTTACCGGCAAATGCTTCATACTCTTTTTCCAATCTACCGTAAGCAACACCTTGACCAACATCGCCTTTTATGGCTGCTTCTTCCATGAACTTCATGGCTTCTTCTGCGCTTTTTCCCATTCTAAGCATCATGTCAACGCCACGAGCTTCCATGCGGCTTAAATTATCGCCATAAATTCCATAGGTAAGTTTGGCATTCTGGTTCTCATAGCCGCCTGTAGTTTTCACAAACATTCCGCTATCAGTAGCTTTCTGGAAGGTTGCTGCCATGTTCTCGCCTTCTGCTCTAGCTTTATCCGCCATTACTTCACGCATTTGCTCTTCAGACAAGTGTGCATAGTCGCCAAGTTCATTGGCAGCGGTAACAGTCATAGAACTTGTGAAGTCTCTGGTGTTAGCTAGAGTAGTAAAGGCTTTCTTCGCTTCTTCGGTTTCAGCATCAATCTGTTGGGCTTCATCAGTATCATTGAACGCTTTTGCAAACTGTTCACGAAGTTCTTTTTGCTCTTTGGTTTGCTGCTTCTGAAGTTTCTGGGATTCGTCTTGAGAAGCCAGTTGTTCTCTCATCAGCTTATCGCGATTAGCATCAGCTTCACGATTGCGCTGATATTCTTTTCTGGCTAAATCTTCTTGTCTTTGGGCGATTCTATCCCGTTGAGTATTGCCTTGATTGATAGCTTCAAGCTGTTTCTCTTGAATAGCGTTATTCTTTTCAAGATGCGCTTTATAAGCCTGTTCAGCAGATTTGTCAATGGTGTTGTCTTTATCATCCCAGCCTAAAGCTCTACCTAAGGCGCTGTTTCTAATCCAGTTAATCGTATCAGCAACCCATTTGAAGAGCCCGCCAATCAAATCAACGATTCCGGTTAGCACATCCCAAATCATTCCAACAACTGTAAGAACAACTTTGAAGATTTTTTCAATAACAGACCAGATAACGGAAAGAATTGAAACAATCATGTTGAAAATGGGCTTGAGAATAATGAGAATAGCCTTTATAATCTCACTCACAGCATCCATCAATGATTGGAAAGCTGTTTTAAGCGTATTCATAAACTCTTTGAACTTTTCGCCAGCAAGGTGGAAGTATTCACCAAAAGACTTCCACATCTCTTGGAACTTCTCTTTAAGCGTATCCGTACTGCTAAAGGCTTCTTTAATGGCATTGTAAATGCTCTTGCCAATGTCCCAAACACCAACAATAAGGCTTTTAATCATGTCAAACAAGGAAACGATGCCGTCCTTAACAGCTTTCAAGCCTTTGAGAATATCTTCCCATGAAATGTTTTTAAGCCATTCCCAGCCTCTTGCAAACAAGTCTTTGATATAAGCCCAGCTTGTTTTGAAGCCTTCTTTGACATTTTCCCAGAACTCAATAGCTTTCTGACCAAGCGTTTTATCTGGCGTACCGTTTACACCAACACCCGGATTATCTGCACCAGAAACCATATCAGTCTTACCAATGCCCAAGAAGTTCTTGATGGAATCCGTAATGCCTTCTTTCGTGTCAGAAAACCACTTAATAATGTCATCCATTTTGGTAGCGATATAAGACAAGCTACTAAGACCAGCCATGCCTAACAGCGCTTTCAGTCTTCTTGGTTTAAGTTTAGGAATGGGCATTCCAAGTTTCTTGGCAATGAAGTCAAGAGATTTGTTACCAACAAGTCTAAGTTCGTTACCAATCTTGGTAAAGTTCACGCCAGTTGTCAAGACAGCTTTAATACCATCCCATACTCTTGAGAATAATGAAGGCTCTGTGTTGTTACTAATCTTGGTAAGTTCAGCTACAACGCTACCATCTTGCCCTTGTTGAATACCAGCAGTATTCTGCGCAACGGCTTGGAGTTGTTGGGCAATGTCTTCAACACCGTTTACATCAACATTCTTATTGGAATCAGCGTTTCTGGCATGAGCTAAAACTTGTTCCAGACCTTTTACGCTTCCGCTTACACCAGTTACCGCGCCTTTAACATCACCTACAGCGTTACTAATAACAGCAACACCAGAAGAGGAAGCCAGTAAATCAACTTTCTGTACGCCTCTGGATTTGGCTATTGCTCCTGCTGCCCTAACTGCGTCAGAACCAATCAAGTCATCAGAATGATAACTTACTCTAGCGCCACCCATTCTACGATACTTGTTGCCGCGAATGAGTGACCCCATATCCGCTTCCATGTAGGCTTGCTTCTTAGCACCGGGCATCGCAGCAGCTTCGGCTTTCTTCTTGTCTTCTTTGTTAAGCCCTCTTCTACGGGCTTCGCTTCCAGAAATCTTGACTTTGGCTTTAGCTCTTTTCTCAAGTTCTTTTTCTGGGTCATGTTGCCATTTAGGCTTTGAGAATGTCATAATATCGCCAAGAGCAGCAAATGACTTGCCTAGCTTGTTGTTACCAGTCATATAACTTGCTGCTCTCTTCAATGGGTCAGTTACCGCCCAGTTGAAGTTGTTAAACAGTTTTGAGATTCGCCCTTTCCCTTCATTGGAATAATCAAGGTTCATTTTGGAATAGCGAACAGCATCAACAAGATTTGTTGCTTTCTGCTTAACAGCGCCACCTACTTTCTTGGCAGCGTTTGTAACACCTGATGCAATCTTGCCGCCAATGACCCTGCCACTTGCTCTTATACCTTTAGCAAGAGCCGTATTACTTATAACATTTCTAATCCCGGCAAGCCCGCCACCTTCTAGCTGATAATTTCGTCTGATTCTATTCCCAGTATTCTTGACATATTTAGCAGCAGCTTTGGAAGCAGCTATTGTTTTTACCGCAGCTTCTCTTCTTCTACCACGGGAAGCAACTCTATCTCTAACTCTTTCTTCAGACCGACGGCGTCTTTCTTCTTGGCGGCGATACTTGTCGATAACAGCGTTAACATCTCTGCCTTCTACCAAAGCCCTGTTAATTTCATCGTTGTGTTTTTGTTCTCGCTTATTGGCTTTCTCAACTTCCCGTGTTCTGATGTCCGCGTTTCGTTGATTAACAATATCAGCAAGCCCTGTAGCACCAGCATCCGCTAGATTTTGTGCAGTTAAACCAAGTCCTCCAGCAATACTGGTTACACCGCGCTTAACAACGCCTTTAGCAGCTTTAGCAGCGAGTTCTCTGGCTGCTAGCAGACCTAGATAGGGAAGCATAGAAGAAAATCCTTATAAAACAACGTCAAAGAAGAAAGTTGTCATTATTTAAGGGTTTTGATAAGGGGTTTCCTTTATAATCTGCCAAGTTTAATGCCAAACAAAGGAGAGAATTTATGCTTACAAATCAACAAGTTGTAGATAAATTATTATGGCTTACTTCTAAGTATCTGTATGAGAAAGAGTTTTTCATACCGGAATTTGAAAGAAGAGCCAATGAAGACCAAGATAAATTCCATTTAGCCTGTCTTACTGATGCTCCTTTAATGCGTCTTCTAAACGCTATGTGTAATTCCTATCCGCATACACTGTATAACTTATCAGGGCTAATGCTTGATGTTGTAACCGAGGAAAACATTTTGGCTTACCCCGTAGCCCGTTTGAGAGAAGTCTGGCTTGAAACATGGCGTGATGTTTTCAATGATTTCTTCAATGAAACCAATGACATAACAGATTTTGAAGGCATTATTCCTGAAATCGCACCGTGGGATAAAGCCTTGAATTTAATGAAATTTATTCTAAAACATGATTTCAAAGACGTTGTAAGTTATGAATATGGCGGTTCGTTCTTCCATGTTCAGGATTACTACAACACCATACAAGAGAACATCAATGGCTACGTCAAATCCAGAAGAAACAAGATTATCAAACTTCTGGATGAAATGAATGAACGAAAAGTTAAAGAAGAACTTGCTAAACAGATTCCAGTCATTGAAAGACCTGATAGTCATTATCACAAGAACCAAATCACATACCGCCCTTTACCTTATACCAAGAACCAAAACTTCATTGATTTCTTCAAGACATTCCCTTATGATGCTGATGAAGTAACAACTCATCTGATTAAGTATGGAACATTGCGCTATCTTGGCGTACCAAATGAACTAGAAGATTTCTGTAGAGTAAAGTATGGCTTCAACACCAGAAATGGTAAGAAGTTTGCGCTCTTGCCAAAAGGCTTTGAACCAAAATTTATTCCTGACTTAAAAGCCCATAATAAAGAACTCAACGAGCTTGTTCAATATGGCTCTTACAGGAGAGAAAACTTTGATGAATGGGCTGATGAAGGCGGTAACACGATTGAATAACTCAAGAAACAGGAGCATTAACAAGTGAATAACGAACAGCAAGAAGACGAAAAGAAACTGAAGAAAGTAGCTTTACAAGCGGATGATGAAATCCATGTTTTAGCAGGATTTCTGCATAATGATGACTTCATCAAAGAAACTATCCGATACTTCAAACCTGAATTTTTTGAGCTTAATCAAGTAGATAAGGCTTTCAAAATCATCAAGGATTACTTCAACAAGTACCAGAAAAGAATCCCTTTAGAAACACTTTCAAGGGAAATGCACAATGGTAATATCTCAAATCTCAATGATGAAGTCATTGATTTGGTAACTGCTTTAGATTTTAAGCCCGATGAAGAGTGGCTTAAAGAAAAAGCAGAAACCTTTTGTCGCCTTAAGATGCAAAGAGTAGCTGTTCATAAATTAGTGAATTACATGGCAGATGGCTTTCCCAAGAATGAAAGCGTTGAAAGTGTTACTAGAGAACTGGAAGCCGCTAACACCTTCAAGTTCCAAAAGCAAGAAATCCTTTCGCTTTACCGCAACAAAGAACAAAACTTTGAAATGCTTACTGACACGGAGCTTAAAGTTCCAACTGGTTATCATTTCATGGATAGTATTACATCAGGTGGTGTTGCGCCAGGTTCACTTTGCGGCTTCGCGGCGGCATCAGGCGGTGGTAAAACACTAGCCATGTGTTCATTGGCAATGAATTACGCCAAAATGGGTAAGAATGTTCTTATGTGGTCATTGGAACTTCAGCCTTCACTAGTCATGAACCGCTTGCACTCAAACATTCTTAGAACGCCAGTTTCCCAGTTTGAAAACATTTCAAAAGATGCTTATATGGAAGCGATTAAGACAATGGAACAAAAAGGCTATGGGGAAATTTCAGTTGTTTCCGAAAACCTGTCAAAGTGTAACATTGTGGATTTGAGAACATTGGTTGAAACTTATCAGGTACAGAATAACTTCACGCCGGATGTAATTATCGTTGATTACATGGGACTAATGAAACCAGTTGTTCCGCACCAGAAAGCCTATGAAGCAATGAAAGCCATTTCAGAAGACCTTAAAAACTTCGCTAGAGATTTGAACGTTGTTGTTTGGACTGGTGTACAAATGAATAGAAGTGCTTCTAGTGATGGTGATAGCGCTGATGTTTCTGATGTTGCTACTTCAATAGACATGGTAAACACCTTTGATTTCCTCATGTTCTTTTACGCTGATGAAGATGACCCGAAACAGCGCAAGTTCAAGCTGTTCAAAAACCGATTTGGCGAGAAAGAAAACATACTGGGTAAGTTTGGCATTAACATGGAATATCAAGAAATCTTTGATTTACAGCCAGATAAAGAAGCTGGTGTTGGGCTTACTACAAAGCTGGAACAAAAGACATTCTCGGCTATTAAGAAAGAAACTTCGGAGAAAACAAAAGCCTTCCTAGAAAAGAAAGCCGAAAAATTGGATGAGGATAAGTCTAAAGAAGAGCAAACTGGCGTTATTGCCATCAAGCCTAAGCGTGGCGATGACGATAAGCCGAAGAACAAGGTTGGCTTATCGTAATAGTAAAGCCTGAAACTAACCCATATAATTGCCCTCATTGACAAACAACCAATGAGGGCATTTTCATGAGTAAAATTCACTACGACCTTTTCTATAACGAAGTGCCAGAAACATGCTTCAATAAGTTTTATGAAGTCTGTAAAACTTTAGATTGGTCAAAGGGTAAAGACTTTAATGTTCAGGGCAGGATTCCAAACCGTGAACTTGGCGCTTTGATTTTTGACTATGTTTATAAGAATCACAAGAGGATAAAGTACTTCACTATTGACTGTATGCCTTATGGCGACAGTTTTTGGCTAAACTCTGTTGCTGTTAAGATGCAAGAGCATTCAATGGCGAAAATCGTTGATACTAATATTGGTAACGTTGAGTTTCCTTTTGAATACCACGTAGAACATGCAAAAGTTAGCGACCATTCTGGAATTATCAAAGCTATTCATGAGAGCATTGTTAATAAGGTTTTTAATGAACTCTGGAAAGAGCAACAATCATTAGCAAAGACACAACTTGTTATCATCAAACAAGAATACAATAAGTTCCAAGAATCAGGGCTTATCGAAAATGGCTTTACTCTTGCTATTCAGTATAGCGTAAATGATGGAATCACAGTAGCCATTCAAAACCCATACATTGACTTTAGAATACCACTCGCTCTATCTAAAGAAGAATACCCCGCTTTTTGTGCCAAGGAGACACTTTATGAGTTGCAATTTGATTGAGTTCCAGCAGGATTTAATCCTGCAAGACTGGCGCTGGAAGTATATTCCATCCATTAACGACAAGCCAGCTATGGTTTACAGAACGGATGAATACTCAGCTTCCTACATTGTCTTCAACGAAGAAAAGCCAGATTGCCCAACACTCAAATGGTTTGCAGAAGCACAAAACTTCATAATTACCAGAAATGCTTTTGATAAAGACAAAGATAAAGCACTTTCTGTATGGCTTAATGAGTTCTGGAAAACCCTGAATACGGATGTTTTGGATGGCTTACTTTTACTGGGCTATGAAATCGTAACAGTAGGCAAGTATTTCAAAACGGACGCTGATGATGTTTGCATCCCCTTCCAACTCAAATTTAATAAGGAGCAATATGGCTTATGAAAATTGCCATCTTAAATGATACACATTTTGGTTGTAGAAAAGACAGCCATTTCTTTCAGAAGAAGCAATTAGAATGGCTAGATAATCAATTCATTCCAGCCCTGAAAGAACACAATGTTGAGAGAATCATTCACTTGGGCGATGTCTTTGATAATCGTGTGTCTATAAACATTCACACGTTATCAATTTTCAAGGAAGCCTTCTTCGATGCCATTCTGGATAAGCTCAATATTCCAGTCGACATTATTCTGGGCAATCATGATTGTTTCTTCAAGAACATGACCAATTGCTCAATTCCTGAAGTGCTGCAATCTTCTTACAATAACTTGAATGTCTATTCAGACAAATGGATGGTTGATATTCACCTAGAGAACATTGGCGGTATGCCTTTTATCTTCATTCCGTGGATTTCTAATCAAGAACAATGGCTTATGATTGAAGCTGCACTTGATAGAATCCCACTTGAAGAAGCCCAACAAACAACTGTTCTAGGGCATTTCCAATTTGTAGGATGTTCAATGGGCAAGTTTGGGGTTTGTGAACATGGCACGCCTCTTCAGCCTTTCCGTAAGTTCAAGAAAGTAATATCTGGGCATTTTCATAATCCATCAGAAAATGGCAATGTTTGGTATCCGGGCAATCCCTTCTTCACTTCATGGAATGATTATGGCGATGAAAAGGGCTTCTTGATTCTGGATACTGCCACACAAGAATACCAGAAAATCGTAACAACTGATAAGGTTTTTAATGTTATTGAATACAAACAAAACACCAGTAATGATTACAGCCAGCAAATCCTGAAGGTTTATGTCAATCAGAAAGAAACTGCTTCTGATACTGCTAAACAGGAATTTGCCAACTATATTGATTCACTTTATTCAAAGGGCAACATTGTTGAGATTGAATACCAAAATCAAGAAGAAAATGAAGCTGTGAATTTTCTGGCAGATTATAAACACCAGAAGGAAGTCTCTTCATTGGAATTTGTCAAAGAAGTAATTGATGAATCTTCCCTACAGCATAAGTCAGAAGTCTTTGACTACATGACAGAACTAGCCAAGCAAACAGGAGAGCAATCATGAAACTAGCTAAAACAGACCGCTATCGCCCCTTTATCATTGATTTCTTTGGGCTGCCCATCACAGTAAATGATTCATTCAAATCATGGGCTAATCATATCGCTGCATCAAAACCAGACCCAGAAACAGGAGTATCTGATGTTTGGATTTATGAGATTTACCCAGAAGCAACACCTACAGGATGGCAGCATATTCATGGCAACTACGCCATGATTGGTGAAGTTGATTTAGAAGGCTTTCCGTGGCATGAAGCCATTTTACCAGTTAAAGAAATGGGCGAATCTGGCGAGATGGGTATAGCCGGATTGGAATTAACAGTTTAACAGAATGAGAAAAGCCGCCAAATTAAAGGCGGCTTTCTTCTTTATGAGGCTTTGCTGATTATACAGCAGCACGACTGTTACTACGACCAACACCATTACCCAGACGCTGGAAGTTAGTGCCATTATTAACAGGCATAAAGTAGTTCACAGCGAAAGTAACAGGGAAACGGGCAATCTGGTTGTTGTTTTCATAAGAAAGTGCAATTTCACCAACACTTGAAGGGAAGATTTGGCGCATTTCATAAGTACGGAGCAGGTTGCCTTCGCGGTCAAAACATTCAACCATACCGTTCAGGTAATAAGTAAGAGGCTTACGGTAGTTGTTCAGCGCCAAGTTGGTTTCAAAGCCAAGAATGTTGTCATGCCAGTTTTCAAGGAAGGTACGAATACCAGCAACGCCATTGCTACCAGAACCACCATCGCCGTCATCATAAACTTCAATCGTCCAGTCATCAAAGGTTTTATCACCAGCGAATTTGACTTCACGACCAAAGTAGAAAGTAGAAGCAATACCGATAGTAGATTGCGGAAGCTGCGCAGAAACAGCTAGGAATTGGAACTGTTCTTTTGCGCGAGCAGAAAGTGAGGGGTCGATGCCTTCCAAATCGCCAGTAAGTGTAACACGGTAACGGTTAGGACGATAACCGCCATTCGCCATGTGCGCAATGTAGGCTTGAGCATCAGCGGGATGTACTGCCATTTTATGTTTTCTCCAATAAATTAGCTAATAAATTGAGTTTGGGTTTATTTTAATTATTTGAAAAATAACAACAATTTAGAGCGCCCATTTGGCGTACCCATCTAATTTTGAGAGAGAAAACAATGAGTTATTCATATCTTATTGAAAACGCGCCAGATACTCGCATTACAGAAAGTCTGGAAGATAAACAAGAAAAAGCCTATTACATTGAAGGCATATTCGCCCAAGCTGATGTTCTAAATGGCAACCGCAGAATTTACCCTAGACAAGTTCTGGTGGAAGCTATCAAGCCCTTGAATGAAATGATTGCTCATTCAAGACTTCTGGGCGAACTGGAACATCCAAAAGTAAACGCATCTGACATAAACCCAGATAGAAGCTGTATTAAGATTCTGCACTTGCATGAAGACGCTAATAGCATCATGGGTAAAGCAAAAGTCATGAAGTCATTGCCATGTGGTGCTATTGTTCATGGGCTTTTATCAGAAGGTGTAACCGTTGGTGTTTCCACAAGAGGCTTTGGCGAAACCGAACTTAGAGAAGGCAAAACTTACGTAAAAGACTTAGTCCTTAAGACCGTTGATGTTGTCATGAATCCTTCAGCACCAGATGCCTTTATGAATGCCATCATGGAAAGTAAAGAATGGGTTTTTGAGAACGGTGTTCTTGTTGAGAAAGAAAAAGAAATGAAGAAAATGATTAACGAAGAAGCTGCGAAAAAGTCAAAATCAGACTATACAAGAATCTTCAAACAAATCATTGAGATGGCTACTAAAGCTAAATAAAGCTAAGATATCTTAATAATTGACCGGACAATCAAACAATGGCAAGCTCAACCGCTTCTAATTATCTGAATACAAAACAAATGGACTTTCTTTTGAAAGGCACGGCTTGGACTGCGCCCACTACCATTTATGTTGCACTCTTTACAACTGTTCCAAACCTTGACGGCACTGGTGGTGTTGAAGTAAGTTCGACTGGTACTGCGTACAAGAGAATTGGTATTGCGCAAGGTACTGGTTGGACAAATGCTGTTGGCGCTAACCTCACTTATTCCAACGTTGATATTCTTTCCTTTGAAACGCCTACTGCTAACTGGGGAACTATCCGGGGCATTGGTTTGTTTGATGCCGAAACGGATGGCAACTTGTTATATACGGGGTACTTGGTTACACCGAAAACAGTTTCTGGCACAGATAACGCCCCGCGTATTCTTGCTAACCAGTTGCGTATTAGCCGCGCTACCTGTTAATAATCACTTTACAGAAATGAAGAAAGCCGCCATATTAAAGGCGGCTTTTCTTATGAGGGCTTTCTTTAGTTGTGTTTAACAAGTGAGGTGGCGATAATCCAACTCTTCACTTTAGCTGAACGAACAATGTCATCCACACCAAAATCATGAACAGAGAAGGCTTCTAAATTAGAGGCGACAGAAACCAAATGATTAAAGCCAGAGCCTTCTTTCCCCACGCCATTATCCATTTGTAAAGCATCGCCAACAAAGATAACCTGAGTGTTCTCACCTGTTCTGGTGTAAATGGTGTCAATTTCATGGAAAGTGTAGTTTTGACATTCATCAACAATTACAATGGCATTATCAAAAGTTAGCCCCCGCAAATACGAAGAAGAAAGAAACTCAATCATTCCTTTCTTCTTCAATACCTCATAGCCATCACCACGTTGCAGTAAATCATTTACGATGTTTATGTATGGTGTTTCAAATATCGCCATTTTCTCATCTTCAGTACCGGGCAGGAAACCAACATCACGGGTAGCTACTGCGGAGCGAATAATAATGACTTTTTCAATTTCCCTTTGCTTCAGTTTCCTCAATGCGTAGCCCAGTGAAATGAATGTTTTAGCACTTCCTGCATAGCCGTAACAAACTGCATCGTAACCTTCAATCAATGACCTGTAGAAGGATTTGTGGTTGTCAGTTTTAAGGGGCAAGTGTTCGTCGAAGTGATGAAAGATTGAATCAGAAGAACCAGAAGATGAATGACGCTTCGCCATTGTAAATTTGCCTTTACTAAATGTTAATGAAATTGTACAGCCTCTCAAATAGGCTCTACATCAATATTTCAATCAAAAGGCAAATGAAAAGCCGCCTTGATATGGGCGGCTGTTTCAAAAAAGGGCTTTATTTCTTACATATCAACTTCATCTCTAAAGCCAATGAAAGAAGGGAAACGGGGCTTTTCTTTAACACCAACTTTCTGATAACGGTATTTGATTGTTTTACCAATGAGCGTATCTTGATTATCCCAGAAGTATTGGCGTTGTTCATCAGTAAAACCAGTACCAACCTCAAACTCAACGCCTTCGGTATTCTTGACAAGAATCGCGCCCATCGTACCAGCAGCTACCATGCCTTCTTTCTTGAGGCTTCGCGCTGTAGCCCCAAGTTCATTAGTAAAGGCTTCGTTTTCATTCTTCATTTTCTCGGTAATAGCAAGAATGACAGCCTCATCATCTGTAAAGCGTTTGAATTTCAAAAGCCCGCCTTCTTTCAGTGTTGACCGCCCAAATTTATAAGGCTTTTCAACTTTCCGCAGCATAATGCCTTCATATTTCTCTTTTTCAACAGCAATTATTTCAAAAGCAAGAACATCATCAACATTATTAGCGTTAAATGATTCTACCACATGAATGTTACTAGGCAAATTAGCATTGATAATGTGGCGGTAACGTTCTTCATAGTCGTCATCTCCTTGGTCGTAAAGGTCAAAAATGTAATAATGAACATCAGGCTCGCCATCATGGCTCATGACGCCGCTAACAGTACGGTTATAAACATCATGGGCATTAGGTGCGCCAATAATCAGTTCGCCATCAAAGCCATTAAACTCTTCCTTACCAAACAACTCTTGAACGTGTTTGTTGGGAATGAGTTTCAATGAGCGGGAATAGACTTTACCATCAATAATCAAGGCTCTTACACCATCAAGTTTACGCGAACAAAGATAAGGGAAGTCTTTTAATTCGCCCAAATGTTTGACAGTACCCGCTAACATGGGTTTGATGGAAGGTTTTGCTACTTTAGCCATTTTATAGTTGCTCCTGTGTTTGTGAAAAGATGGGCGCAATAATAAAATATTTGCGAGATGGCTGTGGTTAAAACTTCGTAAGCTCATCACGAAAGGGCTAAACTAATAGTGTTTACTTTGAATTATTTGCAAAAGAAATGGCTACACTCAATTATTCTTTCTACTGTGCCGAATATGTAAATTTTACAGAAATGGATACAGCGCCTAATCAAAACATTGAAGATATTGTTTTTAAGAGAATTTACGGAACTGTGTTTGATGCTAGAGGAAACGGTTTAGATGGCATTAGAATCGAACTTACCACAGATTCAACTGAAGATAGAAACCTTAAACATTGTTTTACAAATGATACAGGTTCCTATGAGTTCATTCTCTTTAACGAGTACACCGATTATGCTGTAAGGGCTGGTGATGAGTTGCATCGCTGGAATAAGCAAGTCAAATACTACACGAAACCCGAAATTGTGAAGAATAGAGAGTTTCTAAAAGTAAAGAAAGAAAATGATGGCACATATACATTTGTTAGAACGGAGCAACAATGACTAAACCATACACACGTTCAAGAGGGCAGTTCTTTTCTAGCCTTCTGAAAACTTCAACTGACCTTACTACTTACAAGTTTGATACTACTGATACCGCCTCTTTAATGACTACCGAAAAGGTTATTAAAGAATGGGTCTGTGGTAATGGTAAACAAGTAAGCATTATCGAAAACATTACAACTGATTTAGCCAAACAGGAAATTAAGATTACTTATTCTGGAAATTCTGATGTGCTTACACAGGGCTGTATCTTACTTCAGGGTGTTTATGATGAAGACTTGAAGCTCAGAGTTTGGAAGAAGAATGGCAATAATCTGATTTGTAAAACATGGGATTTGGATTTTGTTCTTGAAGCCAAACATGACATTCAGAATCAGAAGAAAGGTTCTTTTGTAAGAGCCGGTCTAGGTTGGGAATTGTTAACACCTGTTAATGAAAAGATTGATGGTGTTGATGATGGTTTTGCAATACGTCCCAATAATTCATACAAGAATGGCGTCCATACTTTGGTTTTCCGTGTCATTAGCAGAAATTTGCCTAATACTGATTTTGAAAACATCATTTGGATGAAGGATAAGATTCCTACGGCGCTTTATGGAAAACTAGACTTCGCTTATGACCGTGATGTTAATAATTACACAAGCTATGCAAATGTCGGTCATACATTAGACCAGTTAAAGAACAGAAATCAAAGTGTTCTTGTTTGCTATGTGCTTTGGAACTATGACAAAACTAAGAGTTTGCAGCAGAACATTGATGATTTTGAAATTGTACCAAAAGAACCTTGGCAATACGATTCACCTCAGTTAATCCGCGTTAAAGGGTTTTTACGCAGACTTGTTCCTAATACTGTTATCGGTGTTGATGGTGGAAAGACGTTACAAGTTTGGCATTGGCATTTATTTGGCGACGACCAATACTTCCAGTTAGCAATGCCGTGTAATTATAGATGGGCATATACCTATGGTACGCAGTTTATGAGTTGTGGTTATATGAAAGATTGTAATACACAAAGAATGCGTTTCTTTCTACAAGCGCCTTATTACACACAAAATGGTGTTATCTGCTTAAACATGGATTATCAGATACCCGCAAATTACTTTGCGATTGGACACAACGGTTCGGCGATGATTGAAAGCTATACCGATAATAAGATTATGAACTACACGCATGGCTTTAATGTTAATAAAGCAAGTATTGGTTACTTTGTTCGTAGTATCGGTGTTGATTCATATGTACAAAACGCTTATGCCAAGAATTTTCTGATGCAATCTTCTATCAATAATTTATGGATTTTCGTTACACCAGATTTTTACATACCCCTTTATACTGGTACGGAACAACAAACGTTGAATGGTACTGAAACCTGTAAAGTTGTTAGTATCAATACAAAAAACTACATTTTTCTAAACATTCTCTTTGGTTGGAACGGTGATGAGAATGTTAACTACACACCGCCTCATCATTACATGCCAACGGATGAAATTTTCCGTGATTACCAGACTTGTCCTAAGAGAAAAGAGGATTAAAGAACAAGTGTAGATAGAAAGCCCTCAATTTAATGAGGGCTTTTTAATAGGCATTTTGCTCAGCAATCATGCACCTTCTTCAAGTTCATGGAACAACCATTCATATTCCTGAGCGAACTCATAAACATAGTTAGGGTCAAGAACCCAAATATGATTACGTTTCTCATTAAGGGCATTTTCATAATCCCTACGAAAAACAGGATTAATGTATTCAGGAAGAATCTTTCCAGCTTGTAACATTTTCAAATACTTGCTGTGGTCAACATCATCGACAATCCTTTTCTTCCTTGTATCCATAAACCAAAGAAGCTGATTGTCAGTTTCCTTAATTTCCAAACTCAAGCGCCCACTATCCTTAATCCATTGGGTAAAGGGATTGTTAATGTCATTGATGACAACAAGAACCCACCACAGTTTAGGGTCATCGTAAAGCTGATAGGCAACACTTTCAGGCGTGTCTGCATCAAAGACAACATAAGGCTTGAACAGGTACTTATTCCTAAGGTTCTTATCTTCAATGAATACAGAGCAAATGATGTTTTTCAAAGTCTTTACATTCTTTTCTGTAAAGGGATAATCAATATTGGGTAGGGTAGAAAGCATGGTAACAATTACTTAAGAAGAATATGATTTTCTTTTATATTTCATAATAAATTATCAAAATAAATTATAATAGCTTCATTATTCAGCAAAAATAATCCAATATGTTATTAACAGAAATCACAGTTATCAAACCATCTAACAGGCTTTTATATAAATCCTGCGATGAACTGTGTTTCCTGTCTAAGAATTTATATAACTCGATTCTTTATATTCATAGGCGGCGCTATCAAGACGGCAAATCTTATATTGGTCACTTTGATATGATTAGTCTTTTAAGAGAACAAGAGAATTTTGATTATTATGCTCTACCAAAGACAATGCCGGGTGATTATGTTGCTAAACAGGTTCATGAGGACTATAAAATTCTTTTCATCGTTACAGTCAAAGAAAGAAGGTAAACACAACAAGCAAGTCCACCCGCCTTATTACAAAGACAAAGTTAAAGGTAGGAACATAACTACTTTCTATAAAACAGGTCTATCTAAATTAACATACAAGAAGGAAGGTTTAATTCATATTTCACAAACGAATATTAAATTCAAGAGCAAGATTCCACTTGCGCAGATACAACAAGTTAAAGTAGTTCCTAAAAATGGCTACTATGAACTACATGTTGACTATAACATAGAAGAAGTCAAACCAGTTGTTTCCGAAAATTATGCCGCTATTGACTTAGGCTTGAATAACCTAGCAACAGTAGTAACTACAAATTCTGCGCCGTTTATTGTCAATGGCAGACCTCTTAAATCCATTAACCATGATTGGAATAAGAGAAAAGCTAAACGTCAAAGTAAATTAAAGAAAGGAGTAAAAACATCTAAGAAAATCAGAAGCGAAACTAACAAACGTAACAGAAAGGTCAACAATTACCTTCATCAAACCACTAGCGCTATAGTAAAGAAATTCATTCTTTTAGGAATTTCTAAAGTCGTTATTGGTTATAACAACGGTTGGAAAGAGAACATAAATCTTGGTAAACGAAACAATCAGAACTTTGTTCAAATTCCGCATAGCAGATTTATTAAAATGCTGTCTTATAAGTGTACGCGCGCAGGCATTACAGCCATTACAGGAGAAGAAAGTTACACATCAAAGTGTTCTTTCTTAGATAATGAATCTGTTGAGAAGCATGATGTTTACATTGGCAAAAGAGTTAAAAGAGGACTGTTTGTGTCTTCCAATGGTACTCTTATCAATGCCGATGCAAACGGCGCATATAACATTATGAAAAAGCATCTGGGAATACGTTTTAGTGATTTAGACCCAGTACAGGTGTGTAGTACACCTAAAGTTTTGAAGGTTGATTGTGGAATGAACCACAAAAATCCTTCTCATGAACTTTAAAACAGATTTATATTAAATTTGTAACTAAGAAATACTTGCTGATTATTCTTTCCAAAAGGCTTTCTAACAATGAGAACGATTCCTACCAGAGATGACTTCATTGAGTACATCATGAAGACATTAGGACATCCAATGATTACCGTGAACCTCACCGAAGACCAAGTGAACTATAGAATTGATGACGCCCTCTACAAGTTCTTTGAGTTTCATTCAGACGGCTCATGGCACGCTTACCTTCTTCATAAGCTAGACCAAGAAGAAGAAACATCAGGAAGAATCAAACTGCCAGAAACTGTGCTTTCTGTAATGAAAGTTTATCCTTCTGATGGCATGTTCCAAGACCTGAGGCAAAATGGCAATAACCTTGTCTTGTCTTCATTCTTGCAAAACATGGGCAGTTCGCTTTTCACCAACATTGGTGGAGTTGGCAACTATGCACATGGCGGCTACTTCCCATCAAACTCATCTGGAAGTTCTGGTGTAATGGGCTTTGGTGCTTTGCCAAATTACATGTACACTACCAATTACCTGAACACCATTCAGGGCATGGTAACTGGCGAACATGACTTCCAGTACATTAAACATGGCAACATTCTGGTGATAAGTGATAAAAGTGTAGGCGTTAAAGCTGATGGCTACATTCTCATTGAATGCTTTCTTGAAGTAGATGAACAGAATCACCCGGTTTGGGATAGCATTTGGCTTAGGAATTACGCTGTAGCTTTATGTAAGAAGCAATGGGGCATGAACCTGATTAAATTTGGCAATACACAACTGGCAAATGGCACTACTATTAACGGCGAAGTGATACTTGCTGAAGGTAATAAAGAAATTGAACAGCTAGAAGAAGAGCTTAAAACGCTGTGGAGCCCACCACTTGGGATAATGGTTGGCTAGTTTTCATTATTAGGATGCAAAAGACGCGTGAGAAGCCCTCTAAATGGCTTTCTAAGGCGTCAAAATGCGTACCCGCTATGTTACCCTTCGGATTTTACTCAAAATTAACAAATTCAATAAAATTAATAATTTAGCTATATTAGTAAATTCTAATATAAGCCCTCAAAAACGCGATTTAGAGGGCATTGAAAAGCCCTCATATTAGAGGGCTTTATCGTATGAGATGGAACAGTTGTTAATTCTTCAAAATGGCTCAAAATCAGGCGAATAAGTCTAGGGCAAAAGTCATAAGAATGGCTCAACCACGGGCTTTGACATTTTGAGACGGAACAGCAACTAGTATTCAGTTCCGCCCAATGAAGCGTTTAAGATTCTTTTCGACACCGTTCATTTCTTCAATGAGGCGAGGGCGAACCTTCCATTTCAGTTGCATACTGAAGGCTTCTTGGTAATAACCATCACACTTAAGAAGAAAGCTTTGCGGCACTTCATAGGCTTCAGCTAATACAGAATTGCAGTTAGCCATATCATCAATCAAATTTTGTTCTTGTAACTGGTCTTTGAATGAAGTCATTTCTGGCAGTTCTGATGGCTGTGAACTGATGGGCTTTTCATTAGATGCAACACAAAAGAGTACCGCGAAAGCCCCGATTACAGCAGCGCCAATGCTAATAGCAGCCTTTTTGTTCTCTTTAACCTTAGTAATAATGGCATTTTTGGCTTCAAGGATGAGTTCTTTGTTCATAATGGCAACCTCTCTTTTGTTTATCAGATGGCGCTATTCTAAACTTCGCCCAGAACTTTGCCATTACGGCTAGGTAATATTACCAATAAAGCGAAAGCCCCGCAAACGTAGGCAAGGAGCAATCCTACATCAAACGGGGCTTTCTGTGGGCTGTGAAGAAAGGAGTTGAAAACTTCACAACACCTTGTTATTTAGAAAAATTTCATTGAGTTGTTCTTCACTCCAAGAAGAAATGTCTTCATGAATGCGATAAGTGCAGTCTTCACGGTTCACTTCAACAATGCTGGGAACCATTGTGCAGCCAAGCACTTTAGCCAGCCTTTTGTTCTCTTCATCACAAGTATCCAACTTCAGGATTTCCAAAGGAAAACTGTTGGTAATGAAAGAATCCATAACTGGTGAGAACTTATCGCAATAAGGGCAGCCATGAGAACGGGTGAAATAAATGAGGTTTGGCAATGACATGTTAAAAATCCTTCCTTTTAAGTTAGTTAGCGCTTAGAATTGAGTTTGAACTTCTCGATGCCTCCGAGTTTAGAAACACCAGAAGAAGCGCGGTATAAGGGTTCGCCTTTACGCAGCTTCGCCTTCCGGTACTCTTCTTCATCCCCGAAGATTTCCTTAGCTATTCTAGCCCATCCCTTTTCTTTATCCCATTGTACATGGTTAATGCCATAAGGGCGTGGATTGTTATCATAGCCAATAATCTCAAACCAGCCTGTTTTGCCATCAGCGCCGTAAGCCATCATTTTGATTTCTGAAGTGAGAGGATTTACCATTTTCAAGACGTCATGGGAAACCCGATAGAAGTCCCAGCCCTTACGTTGCCAACGTTTAATTTCAACAGCAATTTTAGGCGGGATTTGGTCTTCTAACTGATACTTGGCGCTGGAAATGTATTCCAAGAAAAGCTCTTTAATCACATTACACCCTAACCTTGTCAATCATCTTATCGACGTAATTTGACAACCCCAAATTAACTTTGCTTGCATCACTTCCTTTTTTATCATTGCGATAAACGCGGTAGCCAATCAAAGTGGCAATTACAGCAAACCAAAGAAGTTTCAAAGTGCCAATCAAGAAGAATTTCATCCAGCGTTTTTGTTTGGCACTGTAAACATCAACAGAGCCATCTTTATCAAAGCCAGAGTAATCAACATAAATGGATTGAATGTCATTACTGCCCTTATTAACCAGCTTAATAATGCCACCAGAATGTTCAGTAATCTTGAAGCCTTCTTTCAAAAAGACAGAAACCAAGTCTTGAACTTTCTGGGGAACATTTGTGTCTTTCAAAACAGTGCTGCCGCTTATAGCTTCAGCGTTCTTTGGAATTGTAATAGATTCTTTCAAATCCGCTTTAGGGGGCTTTTTGCCTTTTATTTCGCCACCAATAATCTTCTTAACAACAGGTGCATTATCTTTAAGCAGCTTATCAACTTCTACTTCTTCAAACAAGTCTTTAATCATTTCTACCGCCTTTAACTCAACAAAGCTACAGCAGCAGCCAAGCCTAAGCCAATAGCCGCTTTCTTGCCAACACCCAAGTCACTAAATGAAGTTCTGTTAGCAATTTCTTTCACTTTATTCATAATTCTGGCGATACTCTGCCCGCCATCATTTTTAAGTTCAAAAGGAAAGTTGTGCTTGTAGTTGTATGGATAGTACATCAAGAGGAAATTGGCGTTGTATGCGAACAAATGCAAATTGCCTTTAATTTCACAACCAAACAAGAACGGTCTGGCAAGTGAAGGTCTATTTCTCAATGTGTTAATGCGCACATCATTGTTATCTGCAACTTGTCTAAGATTAGCAATGAGCTTTTTCAAAGCATCGCCAGCAGGCAAATTGTAGTTGTCAATAAGCTCTTGCCATTTAGGCGAAAGTGCATTCATATAGCGAAAATGAATGTCTTGGGGCTTGTCATGAATGTTGTAGCGAATATCACCATAGCGCTTCAATCCGTATTCGGGATTGTAGGCTTCATAAAAGATTTCTTTAATCAACTTATTTGCCTCCGACTCTGGTCAAGCCTTGACGGCTAACTTGCTGGCGCGCAACTTCTTGGCTATATTGCTTAACAATCGTGTCTTTCTGAATCTTGTTAATGCGGTCAAGACGTTGAGAAAGGGCATTAGCATGAGCTTCTTGTTCGTCTTTATCTGCCTTATCACGTTCTTGTTGCAAGCGCAGGCTTTCATCTCTAAGCATTGCTTCAGCAGCGTCAACTTCTTTGATAATCTTGGAAGACAAATCAAATTTTTGGCTCAGACTATCCAAGTTGTTCATCCACAAGCGTTTTTTCGTTTGCAGCTTAACCGTAATGTCAGAGTAAATGTTAAGCATAGCGTTGTAGGCTTCGGAAATGTAGTCAACAACCAAGAACCACAAACGAATCATATCGTTTTGATAGTTCAAAGCTCGTGCTGGAATCTTATAATCCCTACCCAAGAAGGCGTTACTGTTCATTCTGACACCGTTTACTTGCTGTAAAGTGATGGTGTCAAGAATAGACAAGCCACCATTTTCATCAACTCTTACTTCGCAGCTTTGATGGTCAATAGTCAAGCGGACAATAACATCTCTACCAAAAGGATTTGGCACTTTAATGTAAATGTTCTTCTTGCCATCAGCTTTATAAGACAAATGGAGTTCTCTAGCTGAACACAAATCCTTAACAACGTCTTTGTAAGCGTCATAAACAACGTTTTGGGTTTCGGCGTTAATAGCCTGATTCCAAATCATTTTCCATCCGCCACGATTCTGAATCATGTTGCTACCCCATGCTTGAACAATCATGCCCACAACATAGCCAACAATCCCGCCAACCAAGCCAGCGCCAGTACCAACACCAGCAATAGCAGCCAGACCCGGAACACCGAATTTCTTGATGCCTTTAGCAACAATAATAGCAACTTTGGTGATTACGTTAGAGTTATACGCTTCATTTAATTCAATATTACCCGCGCAAGATTCAAGAACCAAATGATATGTTTTCTTTTCATCTTCATCCAAAGACAGATAAGCCTTTTCAGTATCCTGTACAGCTTCTAAAAGGGCTTTTTCTTCTTCAGTTAAATCCTTTTCAGCAAGCCATTCTTTGTAGCCTTTACCGCCGCTTTCTTCTAAGCGCCATTGCTGCACTTGTCTGCCAATATTGGCTTCGGTTAATTCATCTTTGCCTTTTGCATTGCGCCATTCAGAGAACGAAGTAATGCCTTTAACAACGCTTTCAAGTACAGCGTTATCAAGTTTTTCTACAGCTTCGTTAATCTTGTCTGGCGCTTTGTCTTTATTCAGCCATTCAGAAAATGACTTTTGTTTAAGTTCAGTCATTGAAAGTCCTTTCAATTCAAAAGTTTGATATATCAAACGCTATTTTGAAAATGCTAAAATTACAATATGTAGCAATTTCAAAGACTTCTTAATCATGGCTGGCTATAAAAGAACTGTAAAAGACATGAACCCGGATTGGTTCATTACATTTGATGGCGATACCTTCATCCTGCAACCGCCAATGTTCACTTCAAACATTATCATTGATGAAATGGGCAATACAGCAGGGCTAATGCACGATGAATCCAATGATTTCAAAGGCTACGCAGCAGGAACGCGCAGTCATTGTGAATTAGAACAAACAGACCAGTATTCTTGTCGTTGGGGTTATAACCTGTGTAACCCCGATGCAATCAGAATGGGTGTTTCCAAAGCGCCCTGTTCTTACATCGAAGTTCCTTTACCAGATATTTCAGGCTTTATTAGAAGCGATGAGCTTACACTAATATGGCTCATGAAGAAAGACAGACTGCCAAAGAACCAAGATGTGTTCATTGATAGAGGCGGCGCTTATCAACCTCTAGAAGAAACCATCATCAGAGTAGGCAACCTGTTTGAAATCGGTGGTAGTTATTCTTACAACTATTCAGCAGGCAAAATCCGCTTCTTTTATGATGAACTGGATACGCCATTAGGTGAAGTACCACTAAGTTCTTCAGCTTTAGAATGCCAGCCTGTAGAAACCAGAGGTAGGGCTTCTTTTTGTGTAGTCAGAATGAAAGGCTATCAGTTTGAGTTCTGGGTTGATGGGCATCTTATTCTTGAGAAATCAATGGCGGATTTCCGTGGCTTTGATTCCATTGAACACACCGTAGCCCGTTACGCGCAAAAACCTATTAGGGGAACGTCTTATCCAGAAATGACAACCTTTATTGGCGGGCGTCCTACAAACTGGATTCGGAACTCATCACCGCGTTATCAAGCTATTACACTTTGCGAATTAGACCAGATTTCATTGCACCATAAATGGATAAGTGATGATGAAATCATGGAACTCTACCGCCGCGTATGGCATAGAGACACGATGTTTGCCATTGAAAGCCCCGGATATTATTTGCCTTTTAATACAACTCAACAGAACTTGAGAGGTGCTACTTCAATAGAAGCTAAGATTTCCCGGCAACTATTGAACCCTAAAATTCTTGGCATTTATCAGGAAACCAAATGCGAAGAAGAAGGCATGTTTTATACAGAAAAAGCTATCAGATTCCCTACTGGTGGCTTGAGAATGCCAACTCACAATAATTATAATTCTGCATGGTCTTCTATTGTCAACTGGGAACAAGACTTCACTTGGGAACTTTGTTATAAAGGCTTTGCTTCAAAGAGAATATCTATTTTTGAATCTTTCCAAATTGATGCTGCACAAAAAGTAAGGCTCTTCGCAAACTCTCACGAAAACATGTATAGGCAAGACTGGGTTGAGTTCCAGTTTGGCAATATTACCAAGAGATTCCATAAAGAGCTAACAGATAACAGATGGCACAAGATTGTTATCAGAAGAAAACTCAATAAGCTGGATTTCATCATTGATGAAGAATGGTTGCTGTCCGAAGAGCCCATAAACTTTCACTTTGATGACTTCATCGCTACGTTAATGCTTACTTCCCAAGAGCCAAACACCAGTAATGAAGGTACACTTTCAGAGCTTCTGGTTTATAACCAAGCGCTGACTGACATTGTTCTTAAAGCGCATATGAAGTATGACAAATTATACAGAATCAATGGCACGATTGTTAAAGCAGGTCAGCCCTTTGAAGCTATCATTAGAGCATACTCATGGCGTACTGGCAACTTGCTAAAAGAAGTTAAGAGTAATAAAGATACAGGCAACTTCCTCATTCCTTTAACTTCTAACGAACTTGTTTATCTGGTTTGTGTTGCTGCTGATGATAGAGAAATGACCCGTTTAAGAGCAGTTGGGGCAATCAATCCTGATGTTGATAATGTAAACATTGTTGTTCCGTAATTTTTCATGTGTTATAATCCACATATTCAAAAGAATTTCAATGACTTACACAGAATTTATGGATAATAAAGACCAGAAAAAGCCCCGTTACAAAAGACTGGAAAAGACTGAAAAAGGCAAGAGAGACTACATTGATAAAGATGAGTTCTATCAAGCCCTTGTAAAGCATAAGCAAATAACTGAAGAAAGAGAACAAAAGGGCTTGCCAAGGATTCCTATATCGGATGAAATTGGTATGTTCATCATGAAATTAGTTGACAGAATCTTGAAAAGTGGCAGATTCAATGGCTATACAGACCTTTGGAAAGATGAAATGCGAACAGAAGCGCATTTATCCGCAGTCAAATCCATTGATAAATTTGATACAGAGAAGTTCAAGAATCCTTTTGCTTACTTCACCACAGTCATTTATTACACCTTCTATAACACCATTAAAGAACTGAAGAAAGCCCACAATACAGCCATTGTGTATAACACCGAAGAACACAATGACTACACGCCTATTGGTGCGGATGGCTTTGAATACTACGTTTCGGAAATGATTCATGATTCATTAGCTAATCATGGCATTGGCTACGAGGCTGGTTATGCTTACAAGGAGCCACAGGAATGAGTGATAACTATATCAATTACGCACAGAATCAAACAGGGCGTTTCTCGTACGGACAATTAGTCTGGTTCACAGGCGTTGTTGTGGATATAAATGACCCGTTAATGTCCGGTAGGGTTAAAGTTGAAATCGACGGTTACTACACCGGAATTGACAAGAAAGCGCTTATGTGGGCAATGCCCCAAATGCCAATAACCAACGCTTCTGCTGGTGTTGGTGCTTCTCCTACAGGAATTGATATTGGCACGCGAGTAATGGGCTACTTTGCTGATGGCGAATTAGCGCAGAACCCTGTTTACATGGGTGTTTATTATTCAAAACCGCTTTCAAATGTTCCAAATTCTAAAATTGGCAAGCAGGAATATGACACTCATGGCAACGCCCAAGAAAAAGACAAACTGCCAGCTAAAACTCGTTATAAGGGCAAAAGACCAAAAGGCGGTTCTGATTTTGAAGAACCAAAAACCAGATTCAACGCCAAGTATCCTGATAACCATACGTTAATGACAAAGAACGGGCATTACCGGGAAATTGATGATTCCAAAGGTAATGAACGTTTACGTTATCGCCATCCTTCTAATACTGAATATGAAATTGACAATCAGGGCACTATTGTCATTCATGGTGTAAAAGATTCATGGCATATGGTTGATGGCGACATTTACATCAACACCAATAAAGACATGTGGATAAGCGTTAAAGGCTCACATTACATGCGGGTGCTTGGTAACTCAACCCAAGAAATTGATGGCAATCTTGACCTTCACGTTAAGGGTAATATGGATGTTAAAGTAGATGGCTCATTTACGCAAACTGTTGGTGGTAGTCATACTTCAACAACTGGCGGAACAGAAACCAGAAAAGCTGCTATAATCAACCTGAACTAAGTTCAAAGACATAATGACTCCCGTGATTAAGAAAGAAGCCGCCTTTAATCGGGCGGTTTTCTTTTACTTCAAACATCAATGAGACGATACAGTAGTCAATTCCGCAAAATGGCTCAAAATTAGGTGAATAAGTCCTAGAGTGAATGTCATAAGAAAGGCGCGGTTGAGCCATTCTTCATTTTGAGACGAATCAGTAATTCACCATGCAAATGGCGGCTTTTCAATAACATCAATATTACCAAACCCATTTAAGAACAAGCCTTCACCGTTACTGTAGCCATCTGTGCCGGAAACATGAAGAATACCAAAAGGAATATTGTCATCTGGCATTAGCCCTCTTCTTACGGCGCTATCAGAAACCTGTTTAAGTTCCCTGAAGTAATCCGTTTTTGTAAGCCATGCAAAGTTCACTAAAGTCATGACACAATCATCAGTCTTGCCATTATCAGCCTGATAGCTGGTTTTCTGTTTGGTGAATGAGAACAGCTCTGTAATCGTATCAGCATCATTCAAGATAAAAGAATCGGATTCAATAAGGGCTTTTAGAATAGCGCAGCCTGTGCTTTTTGTACGTGGGGTTTGCCTCAAACCAATGCTGAATTTCGTATAGCCTTCTTTAACATCATCATTCCTGACGTTTGAAGTAAGCATATACTCATAATCCATATCGTAATAAAGGGCATTACAGACAATCCTGCCAATGGAATTGTTCTCAATAATGACGTAAGCATTGTTGTACTTGGTTGCTATGGCGTAAACCACTTCAGCCAAGTTCTCTGGCAGAATGTGATTATCCCTATAAACAGCAACCTGTTCATAAACATCACCGCTTATATCAATGACTGTTGCTACAGAATAATCTTGGGAAAGCCCTTCAGAAACATCAACGCTTACAACATACCTTTTATCTTCTTCAGCTTCTTTGTAAACTGACAGATTATTAACGTTTCTTAATGGTTGTAGCCATGACATACTCTTCAGCTTTTCACCATTAACCAATGTGGCGGAAGAACCCAAGAAATGACACAAGTATTCCTGATTAAATTCTTGGTCGGTCATTGCTTTTTTCTGGGTTTCAAGCCATTCCTCATCTCTATCAGGGCGGGAATACCACGGTGCGAAGAATGGCACAAAACCATTAACACCTTGTTCCGCTTCCGTATAGAGCTTCCAAAAGTAATTCATGCCTTTTGGCGTTGAGGTAATAATCATTTGGGATGTTTTACCTGATGACAAAGTAGGAAATGACCTACCAAAGAACTCAGGGAAGTTGTCAATATGTGCGGCTTCGTCAATGTAAACGCAGTTACAGGATTTACCGATAATGGCATCAACTGTACAAGGCGCAGCAAAGACTTTAGTGCCATTTCCACCAAGTGAAAGCACAACACTTTTCATGTTCCAAACAACAACACCGGGCTTCATATACCAAGGCAATGCCATAAAAGCTACTTTGAATCTATCTAAAACTTCCTTAGCACCAGTTTCCTTATGCGCCAATATTGCGGTTGTGTAGTCTGGTGTAAAGATACTTTTCCAAAGAATAAATGCCATTGAACATGCTGATTTACCCATTTGACGGGGCAACATGGCAATATTAAATCTGTTCTTCTTGAAGTTCATTATTAACTCTTCTTGGAAAGGGAAGAGTTCAAACATTTGTTGTCCTTTATCCAGAGTGTTGATAACAACATAATTCTTCACAAAGTAAAGAAAATCATTCTGGCATTTTCTGATTTCGTTTACTTGTTCTTCGGTAAGGGGCAATTCTACACCAGCAGCCTTTAACGCTGGAATGCTGTTGTAGCAATTATCTTGTTTCATTGCCTCAATTTCGGGCGTGTCTGGTACTGGAAATTTAATCATAAGAAAATCAATAAGTTAATGTATTAATTATATTGTCTTTGTTTCTAAAATAACACCAAACTTTGTTGCAACAAAACAGGACTTTATTAACATGGCTCAAAAACTCAATGTTTCTGAATATATGAAAACTGCCCATTGGCTCAAACAGTATGAAATTGAAGCCAAGAAAGACGGTATTCATAACAAAAAAACAGGCGAACTTCTGGTTTCTTTCCTTTTTGAAATTGACCCAGCTACTGCTGTTCTTCCGAGTGGTGGCGCTGCTCCTTCGCAACCGCCTTCTGGTGGGTCTGAATCTAAACCCAAGAAACCTAAAGCCCCGTCTGGTAGTGAAGGCGGCGCTGGAAGTGAAGAACTACCGGGTTCTCCAGCTAGTGGCGAAGGTACGGAAGCTAGCTCTCCGTAATCCATCCAAACAACCCATATAAATCCAGAAAAGGAAACTGAAAATGACAATTGTTGAAAAAATCAAAAGTCTCGCTACTAACACAAGTACGTTGGCTGCTGCTATTGGTCATGATATGCAGCAAGTGTTAAATGATGTTGTGGAGTTAGAAGAGAAGGTTAAAGCACTGGAAGCGAATCCTTCTGGTAGCGGCGGTGGTCAAAGCGGCACTACAGACAAAGCGCCTGTTCGTTATCGTCTGAAGAAAGATACGAGCTACCTTTATCCCAACCTCTTTGAACACGATGAAGACTGCAACATTGACTTCATCTTCACCAGCAAATACACGGGCTTTATTACTGTTCGTATTAAAGATGGCGGCTACAACGCAACAGAATGCTATGCTTCACTAGACGTTTATGCCACTCAGAAAATGCTGGAAGCTACAACGTTTGGATTATCACCTCTAGTTGTTCCGCTGCACTTTGAAAAAACTGGCAAACCTGCGGGTAAAGTCCATTTTGACCAGTATGGCAATATTGGTATTCAAACAGAAAAATCTGCTGGTGATTATCTGGTTGGCTCTGTTCCGTTCAGTTACAATGAAAAAGGCGGTTACATTTCCTCATTTATGTCAGCAATGGAAAAAGTTGAGATGCACTAATGTTTGTCAAAAAAGAACACTTACAACAAATCATGCCTTTAGCGGGCAAGAGAATTGATGTTTTCTTGCCCTATATCAATGAAGCTATCGTTGCATTCGGTATGAACATTACGGGGTTCCGTATGTTCATCGCGCAACTTGCCGTTGAATCCGGTGAGTTCAAATACACCAAAGAACTGGCTTCTGGTGCAGCGTATGATACTGGACGTTTAGCTAGAGCTTTAGGCAACACGCCAGAAGCAGATGGTGATGGTCAGTTTTATAAAGGGCGCGGCTTAATCCAAATTACCGGGCATGATAACTATGAAGCCTGTGGTAAAGCGCTTGGTCTTGACCTTTTAAGACATCCTGAACTTCTTGAACAGCCTGAATGGGCAGTTAAATCAGCTTTCTGGTACTACGCTTCAAGACATCTTGAAAAGTACACTTATGAGCCAACGCTTGATAACTTCAAAGCCATGACAAAAGCCATCAATGGTGGCTACAATGGGCTTCAAGAACGTATTAAATATTGGGAACGAGCCAAGAAAGTTCAGTTTACTGATGGTGGCGCCGAAGAATAAACCACCACTTAAAAAGAAAAGCCGCCTTTAATAGGGCGGCTTCTTTATTTGCCTTCATTCTCAGCGTTCTCTTTTCATTATCAGCGTTGTTGTAACAGTTTCATCCAACGCGATAATTTCAAAAGTAATATTGATTTCAAGGCTTTGACCTGAATCTTTAACCTTACAATCTACCTTCTCAAGCCTTATTCTTGGCTCATAAATTTGCAGGATTTCAGTAATCTGATTCTGGAAAGCTGAAACATGGATAGCACCCATTGTTTCAAAGAGTTGATTCTCAACGCCGCAGTTTATTTCTGGACGAAAGGGAACACTCCACTTATTCATCAGAACCAAACGCTTTACAGATTGAACAACAGCTTTCCTGCCCTTCACATGTTTAACATCGCCAGTTAAAGGATGAATGCTAAAAGCCATATCCAAATCGCTATAGCGTTCATCAATCTTTAACTCACGGCTAAGACCTTTATCCATTACACCCATTAGCGAAGTCCTTGCGCTTTACGAAAACGCCGTGCTTTATTACGCTTTCTGGCGATTCTCTTGAAGTAAGACCCGCCTTTAGCTTTCTTGGTTCTTACAGCTTTCTTGATAGCCATTCTGCGGCGGTTTCTTTCTGTGCCGCCAATAGGCTGACAGGATTTACCATTCCACTTATAGCCTTTTTGACATTTGTACTTGATAATTCGCTTACCCTTTGAATTTATTCTAATTTTTCGTATTACTTCAACTAGTTCTTTATCATCGGTAAGCAGAGAATCGTCATAACTCATTGATTCATCATGACTTTTCATAATCGTAGCGCCAAGAATAGCTTCTTCAGGCTTCGGATAAAGGTAAATGGCGTAAGTGCCAATAATGCCATCTAATTCATCTTCATCATAAGCTGGTGTTTCTGGGTCTTCAGTGTCGTAGTCTTCTTCATCTTGTGTAATACTGGGCAAATCACCATCAACCAAGAAATCTTCCTCAATGGTTTGAATATCAGGATTCTCGCTAGCATCATTGAGAATCATGTTTCTGATGCTTTTATTGGCTGTAATTAAAGCTACAGCACCATTTTCAGGGTCATAAATGACTTCAACTTCTTCAGGATTGTTGTCTTGGTAGGTGAAATAATGCTCAAGATAATTGATATACGAATCTTCGTCAAGCCTTTTCTGGGGCTTTTTCTTGAGGGGCTTATCAACACCAGCCATTTGGGAAGTAACGTTTACATCATCTTCAATCTTCTGTTTCATAATTATTGTTCCAGTTCAAAAAATTTGTAGGAAAAGTTCACTGTGCAATTTAATACAGTGTTTTGCATAGTGTAAGAAAGCTCAAGGGGCGATACTGACAATGGATAAACTTCTTTATAACGAACTCTATAGCGAACATTGTTTTCGTTATCCAGAATAGAAACCCAAATGTTGGCAATAATGTCATCGTAATAAGAGACAACGTTGCTATCAGAATTGATAGCTAACGCGACCCAATTTTCAAAGAATCTGCGCGCTTCCATATCACCATCACAATAGAACATACACATTAAAGGGTCAAAACTTACCGTATAAGGCGCTTTATAAATGGTTCCCCTTTGCTTTTGTTCATAAGTCATAATGGATTTCTGGGGCATGGAAACGGTGTGGCAAAGTACACCAACTTTCTTGGTATCCATATTGAAATTAGTGCCAGAATTAGCATTGTTATTAGCGTTTCTTTCTGCGTTAGCCAGAGCTTTAGGCTTTTCAAATTCAATGATGTAACGTGAAGGCTTCAGCATTCCTGAATCATTAACAGTATTCAGAAAGAAAAGCTGTGAAGATAAAGATTTGTAAGGGCTATTACCATTACCAGATGACATTTTGCCCCGGATAGCATTCATTTGGTTTCTGGCGCTTTTCTGTTCGTTGGTAGTAGCGCCATCTTTCTCTGCTTCCCTATCTGTAATAACGCTATTGTTCTGCGCAGGAGGCACGTAGCGAGGAATAACGCTGCCAGTTGTTGTATCCCGCCAAACCCCGCCTTCAATAGTGGATTCGCCTCTACGAATTTCATCAAGCCCTTCAACTCTTTCAATGCCTCTAAGAACATTAGAAATTGAGCCATAAGCAGCATCATCGGGCAAGACAATGCCGTTTAGATTTGTACCTTTTCTAGGGTCAATATTGGGCAGTTGATTTTCGGGTGGAATATGATTATCAGGGTTTGCCATGACGGCATCTTTAGGGTTTTCAGTAGCCATATACAACAAAGTAAGCGCTTTAACATTGGAAATTATTTTGAATGAAATATAATGAGTTGCAACTCATTGATTTTACGAATAACTATGGCTTTCCAAGACCTGCAAACGCTTTCACTAAAGCACCTGAAACAACAAGAAGAGCGGGAATACAAGAATAATCCTGCTGTTTACACCGTTAAAGACCCAAGAGATGGTTCATCTGTTTACGCAATAAGAGAAGACCAGCCATCTGAACTATCCGCTTACGCCATTTCCATGATTGAGCGTTATTCTGTACCCAAAGAAGAAATGCAGCTTATTAATGCTTATAGGGATTTGGCTAAGACTTCTGATGTGGATGAAGCTATCAGGGAAATTGTAAATGAATGCTTCTCATCAGATGGCAGAGACATGGCGTTTAAGCCCATGTTCAAGCCCGAAACTCAGCTTTCTCTTAAGACACAAAAGAAAATTGAAGAAACATTTGAATATGTTTATCACTATCTTTTGGACTTTGATAAGAATGGGCAAGCCATCTTCCGGCAATGGTATGTTGATGGGCGTTTGATTTATCACATTGCAGTTGATAAATCCGAGAAGACTATTAAGCACATTCAACTCATTGACCCACGTTACATTAAGAGAATTAAAGAAGTTGTTATTAACAAAGATACTGGGCTACAGGATAAAGAACGTTCAAAGATTTACTACGTTTATTTGCCAGAAAGCTATGTTAATGACGCCACTACTGTTAATAAGTTCTGGAACGAAAACTCCTTTAATTACAATACTTTCAGTTACCAAGAACAACAAACTTATATAAAATTTGAAGATAATTCAATAGCTTACAGCGATTCTGGTCTTATCGACCAAGAAGCAAACGTTATCCTTTCCAACCTGCATAAAGTGCTTATTCCATACAACAACATGAAGATGATGGAAGAAGCCATGATTATCTACAGGATTGTCAGAGCGCCTGAACGCCGCTACATTTACATTGATGTTGGTGGAATGGGCAATGCAGCAGCACAACAGCATTTGAATTACGTTAAGAACACGTTTAACAACAAAACTGTTTTTGATTCTTCTTCAAAGGGCTACATTAACCGTAAGGCAATTCACTCAATGGTAGAGGATTATTACTTAGCCAGAAGAGACGGACAGAAAGGTACGGAAATTCAAACAGCACCGGGCGCAGAGAATTTAGGTGTTACCAAAGACATTGAATACCTGAGAGACAAGTTCTACAGAGCTTTGAATGTGCCCATTGGGCGTTTAGATGCCGAAATGCAGAACTCAACATTGCTTTTGGGCAGGGTTTCTGAAATGCAGAGAGACGAATACCGTTTCCGCCGTTTCATTGACACACTTAGAAGCCAATTCATTCCTGTTGTTGAAAAACTGCTTAAAACCGAACTTCTTTTGAAGAATATAATCACCAATGAAGACTGGGAAAACATTATTCAGAATGATTTGTTCTGGGAATACACAGAAGACAATTCATTTATTGAAATCAAGAAACAAGAAAAACTTAGAACTCAACTGGAACTTATCCAAGTAGCTGACCCTTACATTGGCAAATACTTCACTCATTCTGACATTATGAAAAATGTCATGAACTACACGGATAACGAAGTTAAAGAGTTCTACGATAGGCTGAAGACAGAGAAGAAAGAACATCCTGAGTTCTATCCGCCCGAAGAAATGAACGGCTTTAATAATAGGGACGAAGAAGCAAGCGCTGAATGGAAAGATTCACAGGATTACATTGGCGGCGGAAGTTCATCCAAGAATGATGATAGTGGCGTTGAAACCAGAAGGGAAACTACTTCATTCTCTTTCAAAAGCCAATGAACGCCATTAGAAAGCCATAAGTTATAACTAAATGAAAGCCCCAATTTAAGGGGCTTTTCTTTTACCCGCCAATCATCACATTTCCGCTACCCGTAATAATGGTTTGAGGGCATGAGCATTGGCTACCAACTCTTGCAGCAGGCTTGCCATTTATAAAAACCGTAGTGCTACATCCAGCGTTAATAATCACGCTGCCATGACTACTTGTTAAGGGACAAGCGTGCTCTTTAACCTTATCACCTTCTCTTGCAGCTTCTTTGCCATTGATTTTCACATTGCTACTGCCATTCATGATTGGCGTTGGTGGAAAGCAACTATGACCTGAAGCCAAATCTGTTTTTCTTGCGGCTGGTGCGCCCATAAATCATCCTATAAATAGTTGAAATTTCATCAGATTTATTATAGCGCCATGCCAAGAGCCGTAAATCCAACCGACAAGAACAAGAATAGAGACTTGTTCAAGCCAATGCAGGCATCACATGTTTCCCGTTACTTCGACCATCAGTACAATCAGAACGAACAAAACACCGTGCAAACCTTACAGGATGAAGCGATTGTTATATCGGGCTATACGATTACTTACGTCTTCAAAACAGAGTATGAAATTGATGAAATTCTACAAGAATACGATTACTCAAAATTCTCAGAAGCCTTTGACATTGCCGTTACATTCCCTTCAAACATTATGGATTGGGACAATAATAATGCTTTAATGTCTAAATTCGGTTGGACGGCTACCCCGCAAGGCGAATTTATCATTAGCCAAAAAGCATGGGCGCAGATAATGGCTGAAAGAGAACAAAAAGGGCTTTACACTTTCTTCAAACCAAGAGAAGGCGATTTGATTATTGTTCATGCTGGGCAACGCTATGATGGCAAGAAGCCAAATCCCTACAACGCTGAAGATGGCGAATATAAACAGCAAAGATTCATTTTTCAGATTACTTATACTGATGCTGGCTTGAATAATTTCCAATGGGGCAAAGATTACGTTTACAGAGTCTCTGCTTCATCTTACAAGTATCAGGAAAATGAAGACTTCAGAGAACTTGAAGATGAAAATGGCTTGCCTTTCTTGGATACAGAACAAGATTTCAACTATCCTGAAGACCAATCTGATGCCTTCTCTAATAATGAGAAGAAAATCAGGGACTTTGAAGAAAACAATCCTTTCAATGGCTACTAATGAAAGAAGAAGAATTGAAACGTTTACTCTTGCCCTTTCATTATGGCTACAGAATGAACCATCCACTTGCTGAAGTTATCTATGAGTTCGATGAGGATTTCAAACTCTTCACAACTGTTAAAAGGATGCTTTCCAAGAAGACAAAGAACAATGGGCTTTTAATCAATAACGTTGTATTGCTTCATAACGCATTTGGAAAAGGACTGTTAAAAGCCATTCCTTTTGTTTTTGTAGATGAAAGCCAAAAACTCAAGATGAATGCCATTCTAACCATACTCAATTATTCTGAACAAAACTTACCGTATGATGAAAACTTCTACTATGAATTGACCGGGAGAATGAACTAATGATAATGAACTATCTAAAACTAGCATGGGCTTACAGGAAGATTTGTCTGTATGTTGCAATAGCAGCAGCTTTTCTTTACCTAACCTACCAGCTAAAAGCACAGAAAGCTGATTACTTACAGCAAACCGCGCTATTAAAAGAAACCATTTCGGATATGCGGGAAGCTAATGCTGAAGCCTTCAGACAGCAGCAAGAATACATTGCTACTGTTTATAAACAAACATCAGCCCTTAATAAATCCATTATCCAAAACTTACAGGAGAAAAACAGTGAAATTGAAGACTGGAACAATGACGCCAAAACCCTTATTGATGACCCTGATGCTATTGCTAGCGTTATCGCTTCAAAGCTGCGCCAAGAACTCAAAGGAGACATTTATAACAGCACCGCCAAAGCCCTTAATGATTCCAGAACTTCCATCAGAGATACGTCAAGGCTACTCACCGAGAAGTTTTCAAGAGAGGTTTCTGCAAATCTTTTCCAACTCATTACAGATGCCGAAAAATCCAGAGTAGCATTGAAACAATGTATTGCATGGGCTGATGGTGTTAAAGCCATTGTAGAAAAGGAGCAGAAGAGCCCTATGCCAATGCCTGTTAAGAAGGGGAAAAAGTAAATGTTTAATTGGTTGAAAAATCAAAAAGAATCTCTTAATCCCTTATCCAACACACAACAAGGCTCATTGCCGCCACCTAACTTTGAAGAAGTAGCAAAAGGGCAATGGGTTGTGATGAATGGCAAGACAGCAGCTTCAGACAAAACTACTTCACTCTTTGCTGAACTGGTTACATTGGAAGACCTGAAAGTGTACAAGACAAAATCAGGCTCATGGAATCCCAATAATGGCAATCAGGTAGTGAAGGAAGAAACTTGCCTCATTAAAATTACCAACAACATTCAGCTTAACAAGCTCAGACAGATTGGTGTGAAGTACGGGCAGAATTATCTGGTTTACATTAAACATGGCATTCCAGAATTGACGCCTTGTATCATGGGCAAGAAGTCAACCAAGCTGAAGAAAATTCAGAAGATTACCGAGAACATTACTACATTGAAAAAACACCAATTCTGGGTGTATCTAAAAAACGGGGTAGGCGGCGTGTTAAAGTAGTGCCACATTTCAAAAAGGGCTATCAGAAAATGCCACATAAAACTACTTCTTCTAAAAAGCCAGCTATTCCAAGTTGGCTTTATCATTCCTTGCCTTTAACAGAAGAACAAATCAAAGAGTTTCCTGAACAGTATGAAGCCTTTGTTTATCTAATGACGCATATTCCTACAGGAAAAATGTACATTGGTAAGAAGGGCTTTCATTCCAAGAGAACTGTTAAGGATAAAAAGAGAAAACAAACTGTTGTTTCAAACTGGCTTTCTTACTTCTCTTCATCCGATGACATTAAAGAATTAACCAGAACGGCTGAAGATAAAATGAATTGGAAGAGAGAAATCATTTATCTTTGTAAAGAACAAAAGTACGCCAATTATCTTGAGGTTAAACTTCAGTTTCAAATGGGCTGCTTAGAAGACAGGGTTAAATGGTTTAACTCAAACATTAACGGGCTTTGGTATTCATCATGGCTTAAAGATATAAAAGAAGGAGTTGCTGATTATGATTAACATTGCATATCTTGAAAGAAGAAACCTTCCTAATGAAGTCTTTCCTTTTCATGATATTGAGAAGGCTTATGTTGGGCTCTTGACTGAAATTGGTGGTTCGATGGAATCGCCCATCATGAAAGAAGTTAGCAAGGAAGAAACTGGCTACAAACGAGTAGAAATCCTTTTTAATAACTTCTTCACTTGGAATGAGGATGCTGGCAAATGGATTTCGTCTGAAGTAATTGAATTTCCTAAGCCAAAGAAAGACTGGGGAATGGTTGTAGGACTTGCTTTCTTCGTGAATAATGAAAGTGATGAGTTCTACATCGCGGATATTTTTCAGAATAGACGCTATGTAGCAGCCAATCAACACGCCCCGTATATTAAGAAGAGTTGGTTGAGAATTTTTCAACCAATTAAATGATACAGATAAAAGAAAGCCGCCATATTTCAGGCGGCTTTTCTTATTAGCTATTACTAACTTACCACGGCAAGTTAGTGATAGCGAATTTGCGGTAGAAAATGTTCTTACCTTTTTCCAGCGAAGTGAACGGGTTAGCCGCAATGGCAGCGCGTTGTTGGAAGCCGATTGCATTACGGAAGCGGTCGTTACTTGCATCCAGACCAGAGTGCATGGTAAGCGGTACATACGGAGCGTAAATGATACCAGCGTCAAATTCATTAGTACCTTTGTAGCCAATGACAACACCATCGCCATTCAAGAACGGGTCAACAAACACTTTCAACTGACCAGCCATACCAACATAAGTAGAAGATTGCAGGTTGATGTCAATGCTTTGTGCGTAGTTGGTATCGTTTTTCAGAATACCAGCCAGTTGCAGGGCGTTAGCAACACTCATGGTGGTGATAATGAAAGTTCCAGCGCCACGGCGGTTTTCCATGTAGAGTTTAGCAGCTTCAGAACGAATGTAAGCCCACAGTCCCAGAGCTTTTTCCCCAGCCCAACGACCATCAGTGCCAGTTGCGTAGTCAAAAGTGCCAGCAGTTGCTTGGTTTTGCGCGCCAATGTGTGCAGCGTGCAGAATGGTACGAACGATTTCTTGGTTTTGTTCCAGAACGATTTCTTGAGCCAGAATGTTAGACAGTTCAGCACGAGCGCTCAGGTTATGAACAGCTTGCATGTCTTTTTCAAGTTCAAATGAGTAATCAGCACGCAGTTGACGAGTTTTAGCTTCAAGAGCAATCTTGTCAATGGTGATACCCATGTTTTTCCATGCAGCAAGCTCACCAACAGCAGTATCTTGACCATGACCAGTTTTAGCCATCAGGTCAACGTCAAGGAAAGGATTATCGCTGCGGTCATCAGTACCAGTACCAGAATGCGCGCTATCAACTTCCTTGAAGAGGGCTTCTTTAGAAGTAGCGTTAAATTGCGGAGAAGCAGCATTCGGATAAAGTGCACGAATTGCAAAGCCCAGACCAGTAGGCATATTCATCGGCTGAACACCACAAACATCATAAGCAATCAGTTGCGGGGTCATGCGGCGAACCATACTAATCAGAACCGGGTCATAGCCCTTAATTTGCGTGGTTACGTTTACGTCTTCTTTCAGCGCTTTGGCTTCGTTTTCCAGCAGTTGCAGAGTGGTATTGAATTTGCTAACACTTACGGATTCTTGCAGTTTCTTGATTTCAAGAATATCGCCTTCGCCAGTAGGGTTAGCCCATTTTTCTGCCAATGCGCGCAGATTCTTGGCGCTTTCAGCTTGAGCAGATTCAAAAAGTTGTTGTGCAGTTTGCATTAGATTTTAGTCCTTACGTAAAGAATTGAAATAATTAACGTTATTTAGAAACATTTGAAATTAAAAGAAACTTCCGCGATTGAAAAGCGTTTTAAGGCTTTCATCAACCTTCTTGTCTTCTTTATCGTCAGCTTTGTCTTCAGAATCCTTATCTTCATCGCCTTTATCAGCATCGTCTTTATCGTCATCTTCCTTGACCAGTTTCTTTTCCATGATTACAAGGTCAAGCATTTTCTTGAATTGGTCAGAAGTGTAGGATTCGTCAATCTGTTCCATGATGTCCACAACAGAATCACGTTGAGAATCAGCCATGCCGCGAGTTGCTTCACTTACTAAGAATGCTCTGTAAGCGGTTTTGGTAGCACGTTGGGATTCTTCCAACAATTTGTCTTTTTCAGCAATGCTTTCTTGCAATGATTTAATTTCATCCGCAACAACGCTTTCCAAAAGTTGTGAAGTTTCAATGCCAGCTTCTTTCAAGCCTTCCATTACTTTCATCATGCCTGCGCGAACATTGCGTACATCTTGGGCAACTTTAAGTTGTTCACTAACTTCAGAAAGCTGACGAGCAAGTTCAGATTCGTGATACTCAACAAGCTGTGCAGTAGTTTCCTCAACAGCTTTATCAAGGCTTTCTTTCAGGGTTTTTTCATTCTTCTTCTGGAGGCTTTCCAGCTTCTTAGCCAGTTCAACAGCGTTCTTTTCTTCCAGAGATTTCTTGTAATCAGCTTGGCTCTCAGTTACATAAGAGTTCACAGCCGTAGTAAAGGCTTCTTGCTGGGCTTCATCAGTAATGCCCAGACTTTCAAGCAGTTCTTTAATGGTCATAGGTTTAATTTCCTTTTAGCTAAAAGATTGATTAAATTAAAGTTGTAGCTATTTAGTTGAAAACAAAAATAAAATCAATTTCCAGCTTTCCAAGCCCTTATAAACACCATGAAAAGACTGTACAGATTCGCTGATTTCCTCAAGGACTACTTTCTTACTGGCTTTGTGAACTCCTTTACAAACAACGTAGAGAAAGTATGGCAGCCATTTACTGAATATCCCATTGGTACTACGGTTACTCACACGTATGAAATCAATGGAAAAAGAACCAAGAATAAGTATGTTTCTGTTTTAGGCTCAAAATCAGGCAACCAAGCGCCTATTCATGCAAAACAAGGTCAAATTGAATCTGACGGCGGCATTCGTTGGATGTACTTGGGTGAATCCACTATTGTTGATAATGGCATGTTTGACATGTACTTGACATTGGGCAGACAGGATTCATGGGATGGAACGGATAACCCGGTTACACCTGCAATCAACCAGTACGTAACCAGACAATGTATCCAAGACATCATTTACGCCAAGAAGATTGACAAATCTTCAGTTGCGATGGTTGCCCGTAGAAACACATGGAAAGCTGAAGAGAAGTACGAAGAGTTCAAGAAAGACAAGACTACATACAAACTGCCTTATTACGTAACCAACAAAGAGGGCTGTGTTTACTATTGCTTATCCAATAACAACAATCAGAAATCCACGATTGAACCTATTGGCACTTCGACCCAGCCCATACAATTACCAGATGGATATGTTTGGTACTTTATGGCGAAGATTGATGTACAAAACTCAAAATTCCTGACTGATGACTTCATTCCTTTGAATGGTGATATTACCTTCAATCCTGATATGAAGAATAACCGGGGCGGTATTGCTACTGTTACTTTGGTTAGCCCTCAGAAAGGTCAATTTGCTAATAAAAACAACATTGTAATAGAATTTCAACAAAAAGGTGAAGGCCAAGATGCAAATCTCATTCCTCACTTGAACACTCAAGGCATTCTGGAATACATGGAAGTGAAGAACGCAGGGCATGACTACGCCGAAGAAACCATTATCGTACTGAAAGAACGTTCAGCCGATGCACAAGGTCAAGGCGCTGAACTGAAAGCCATCATGGCTTTAGACACACTCACAGGCAAGACTTATATAAAAGATGTTGAAGTACTAAAAGGTGGCGAAGGCTACAAGCAAGGTTCTGTTTCAATACACATTGAAGGTGATGGTCAAGGAGCAGTCTTAGAAGCCAAAGTTTCAACTGCTAAAGGCATCATTTCATCAGTAGAAGTGAAAGAAAAAGGTGAAGGCTATTCATACGCCACGCTTTATGTAGTATCAGGACAAAATTCAGCAGTTGGTAGAGTTTCATTACTGCCCTACTCAGTTTCCAATCCTAACATTTTAGCAACGATTCAAGATAACGCCATTATGATTAACGTTGACCTGAACCCAAACGAAACCTACTTTGACTACGATTCAGACTACAGAGAAGTGTTACTTGCAGTTAATCTTTATGACATTGATGGCAATCCTGCTAACAAACCTGAGTATATTGGCAAAGCGCATAAGGCATGGGCAGACCCAAAATCCAAACTGCCAAAACTGAATCCTGAAGAAGGATTGATTCTATTCAGACAAACCTCAAACCGTTTAATCAGGGTTGCAGGGCAGTATGAAAAAGTAAAACTGGTGATTTCACTTTGAGGGCGTGAAGAATGGCGACAGCACAATACAACAATCCCGTTTTAAGAGACTTAAATAACTACAACGAAGCCATTGGCAACGTTGCCCAACTTATCATTCCCGACTTTGACAACCTGAACTACTTCATTCAGTCATTCAACTTTCCTGCAATAGATATTCCGGCAGTTGAAACACCATTCAAAGGAAATGATAACAAACAAGTTGGCGACTTTATTAAGTATGGAACACTTTCAGTTGACATTGCAGTTGATGAAGACTTACAGAATTTAACCGCACTTTTTGACTGGATTAAAAAGACAAACTTCAAAGCCAAAGTATCAGAACGTTATGTGGATGTATTCATTAAATGGCGTACTAGAAACTTAAAACACGATATTGAGATTAAATTCCATAACGCCTTTATAACGAATATCGGTGGCTTTCAATTATCAACATTGAATACTGAAGATACCATTATTACTACGAATGTAAGTTTTGAATACCAATATATTACATTAAATGGGCTTGAAATTAGGAATCCAAACATTCATTGGTTGTAAGTAAGAAAGTGTGAAACATTAAAGATGGCTCTCTTTAAGGGAGCTTTCTTTTTGGCTTCTATGTTAGATGATAATGGTTGTTAAGTAGATTTCTATAATGTTCTTACGGATGATTTCTAGCTAGATGTTCGTCTTTTTCGTTCATCTTAGGAAAAAACTATCAAGATGACTTTATCCTATGATGTCTCTCTTTTTTGAAGGGCTTCTTAGTCTTCTAAAAGATGGCTTCTTATGAGTTCTTAAAACTTTTAGAGTTGTTTTTTAAAGTTTTTAATCTTAGAAAAAAAAAGCTAGCACTCATTTTTTTTTTTTCCCTCTTGTTGTCCATATGATGAAAAAACAAAAAAACAACTGTACGAAGTAGAAGAGACTTCTAAGATGAACAAAAAACAGAAAAAA